GTTTCTATTTTGATTCAAGTTTGCGAACGAGCATCGCGAGTTTCGCAATTACCTATGTTATTCTCCTTCGAATATTACTCTTATTGGCTTTATAGTTTTGTCATCTGTTGGTATAAGAAACACTTTGTCAGCTCCAACTTGATCTTTAAATGTTTTGGGAACTTCAACAAATGTAACTCTTTTTGACCTATCACTATCCAGCCATTCTTTGAATTTTTCGAGATTTTCTTTTTCAGAAATTGCAGTACAAGGACTTACTTTGTCTATTAACTCTAAAAATTTTTGTCTTTCTTCTTGTGATAAATCCATAGTTGTCACTCTCCTATTCGCTAACTCTAAATAAATTTGTATCACCAACAGCCAAATCTTTTACTTCTACAAAAGAATTAAAACCATCCTCTATAGTTGTAATAAATATCTCATCAAATAAATCTTCCATCATACAAAAGAATCGTACAGACGGATAAAAACCTGGATATTCTTTTGAACGGTATTTATTAACATCACCTCTTAGTACAGGAAGTCCATGTCTTCTACGCTTGTTGTTATTCCAATGGATAGGATTGTCATAAAATGTTTTCTTCTTTCGCCTGTACTCTTCTAATTCTTCTCTTGCAAGTTTGTCAATCTCTCTTTCTCGTTCCGTTTTCAGAGGTTTGCCATGAATAATATTGTCAAATTGTTTTCTAACATTATCGTTTACTTCTGCTTTTTCTGAATCACTCATTTTATCAAAGTTTTGAGCTACATCTAATAGTGTATTTTTCAAATTATTATTCTCCTGTTTCTACTCGATCTTCATTTAACAAACCAAATTTTCGTAAATAATACTGTTTGGTTTTATCATCGACTCTACAATAAAAATTATGTCTTCCTGATTTCTGTAGAGATAATGTGTTTATATTAAGTTCTGCATTCATAATAATCAGTAATTCGTTTAATGTAATATCATAGCAATGAAACGTTTCACCTATTAAAAGCTTATAATATTTCTTCTCTAATTCTGTTATTTTCTCACCTACTTTCATGACCAAAAGAAACGTGGTTTTCCTTGATTTTTTAACCTCTGAAAGCCTTAATTTTAGGGCATTTCAGATTGTGTTCTAAAACGATAACATAGATTACTTGCAAATCCTTCTATCTCGTTATGAATATTTGCTGTATCATCTTCCATATACTCAACGTACAGATAAGACAATGTATCTTCTTTATCCAGTAAGAACTCTTCAAAGTCATCTGATATAATATTCTCTGAAAAATAATTAATAATCTCTTCTTTGATACAATATTCATATGAGTATCGTTTTAATAGTTTCTCGCTTGATAAATCGGAATTGGTGACTAAATCACCAATCCAACTATTCATCTCTTCGTTTAATCTTTGTATTAATTTATCCATTTTAATTTACTTTCACCTGTATAACCCTTCTCAAACTCGTACCACGCATAAGCAACTGCACTACCACCACCTGCTCTCATTTCATCAAAAAGAGCATTCTTCGCACATAAGATACGACTGCTTGAAACATAAACACATTTTGGTGGGTACTTTTTAAATAATTCCTTACGAGCTTTTCCTTCAAGAAACTGAACTTTAAGGAACATAAATACTCTGCAACCATCAGGAATTAATGTCATTGCATGTTCAATAAATTCTTTTGCATATTTGTATGGGGGATTTGTTAAGATATCGCCATTCCAAGGCTGATTATATGTAAGAAAATCAATTCCACCTTCACCATAACCTCTGTCGATCAGGTCAGTGGATCGAACTTCATAACCGAAGCTCTTTAATCTTTCAGATAAATGTCCTTCGCCACAAGAACATTCCCAGATAGGTTTGTTAAAAGTAACACCACCATCTTTTAATAAGACATCAATTGCAATAGGATCTGTCGCATAATAATCCTCATTCTGTCTCTCCTTGTCGGTGTGATTACTTGCACCCAAAGTCTTAAAAATACTATTCTTATTACCTGTCCAATCTTTTTCTGTATTATTTTTCAAATTTGTTCACCAATAGTAGCTGCGCAGCTTTACTCACATGTGAACGTTTTCCTTTCTTATAAAATTATATCTACATTGTTACTTAGTTTCGTGACAAGCCAAGAAACCAAAATTTCTTGCTACTTTTTACTATATGTAAATAACTTCTCGATTCTAATATTCTTATCATCGCTTTTTTCTTTATTACTATCCAAAAGTGTTTTAATCTCTTTTTGCCATATGCATTCAAACTCATCAGGCATATTATATTCACTGATTAGAACAGTGTTGTTTATACTTGCTTTTTTAACCCATTCATAAAATTCCTCATAAGGGAAACCACCAGTTGAATACTTTGTTGTATCACGATACGGAATGTCACAATAAATCACATAATTTATAATTTTGTCTAAGGGAATATCTATAAACGAAATGTTCTTGAATTTTACATTTTGAATATTAGGGATTTGTTTTTTTAGATTTTTAATTGCTCCAGAAGACCATTTTTCCACTATTATCATCTTTTGAATCTCGTGCATATCCACCAAAATATTTTGCTCCAAAACTTGCACAAAATCCAACAAGATCTAAATACCAATCAGGATAGTTTTCTTTATTGTTTTTTACGATTTTATATTCATCTTCTAATATTCTTTCAGGTAACTTATCTCCATTTATTTGTGCATATTTTAAAAGTGCAATTAGTTGTTTATGAATATCGCATCCAATACGAACTGGGCATTTAATTTTGTCTATCATATTAGCACCACCTACAAACGGTTCTAAATATCCAGTTGTACTTTCTGTGATATACGATTGTATAATAGGTGCCAAATCTTTACTAAGTTTATTTTTACTTCCTACATATCTCATAAATTACTTGGAGTAAGGAATTCCTTCTTGTGTACACGAACCTCGTCTCCTTTCATTTTATTTGAACTCTATCTTGTTTCTTTTTAATACCTTAACTACCTTATCATAATCGACTTCAGCTACTTTGATATTTTTCATCTTAGTCGGTTTTGGCTTAATCCAATAACGACATTCTGTAATATCTTCGTCATACCACATCAAACCGCCTTCACAGAATTTATGCCATTGACATTCATTGTTACCACATTTACTCATTTATATATTCTCCACTAATGACTGAATCCAACAGATTATTTAATACCTCACCAATTTCTTTTCCTGGCTTATATCCAATTTTAATCAAATCATTGCCATTAACAGCCAAATCTTTCAGTGAGAAACATTCGTCTTTCTGTAAAACTTCCTCTAAGATATATTCGATATTGTCAATTTTCTGAAGCCTACTCTCTTGTTCTGTATAAGCCTGCGCTTTAATATCTGCTCTACGAACATTCAGCAATCTTCTAAATTGTTCTTCCCCAATCTTATTGAGCCATCTCTTGATATACTTTTCACCCACTTCAAAAGTTGCATCATGATAATAAACAAGCTGCACCACTTTTTCTCTTGTATCATTATCAAAACGAAGTCTTTTCATAATTGTATCAGTCATATCAGCACTGACTTTTCCATGTCCTTTGAAATGTCTGATACCATCCTCACCGTCTTGATAACAATGTGGCTTTCCAATATCGTGGAAGAACACTGCTAACGTTGTAATTAAATCTATGTGATTTAAGCCTTCTTCACAATCACAAGAATATGCTTCTATTGCATGAATTGTATGCCCCCACACATCATAAATGTGATATGGATTATTCTGTGGAAAATCAAACATATCTTTGATTTCAGGAATAAATAACGATAATACATCGCTATATAAAACCATCTGTACACAGAAATCACTTGATGCAGCAATTTTACAGAACTCACTATTTATCCTCTCAACTGATATATTCTCCAAATTCTGATAAATCTTGTGCAAAACATAATCTGTATTTGGTTCAAGAACAAAATCCAATTGAGAAGCAAATCTGATAGCACGTAAAATTCTTAAAGCATCTTCAGCGAATCTATCCTCTGCTCTACCAACACATCTGATTTTATAATGCTCAATATCTTCCATGCCATTAAACGGATCTACAAGACCAACTTCATCATTGTATGCCATTGCATTGATTGTAAAATCTCTACGCTTTAAATCTTCTTTAAGACTTCGTGTAAAAGTTACTTTATCAGGTCTGCGATTGTCAGAATAATTACCATCAATTCTGTAAGTTGTTACCTCGTATGGTTCGCCATCAATGACAATTGTTATTGTTCCATGCTGTAAGCCAGTTTCAATAATTCTTTTGCCCTTGAATATTTCAAGCATCTCATCAGGTGTGGCAGATGTTGTAATATCATAATCGTGAATTGTTCTTTTCAGAATGCTATCACGAACACAGCCACCAACTAAATATGCTTCGTATCCTTTATCTTGGAGTGTATGAATAATCTCATTTGCACCAGATGGGATTTTAATTTTTAATCTTTTCATCCAAACTCACCTCAATTTTGGTATATTTATAAAATATCACTTATTCGTTATCATATCCAAAAACAACAACTCATCTTTCTTCAATGTGATATCATAATCTTTCCACTTTTCCATCAACTCTCTTGTATCAAATCTACGCGGAACAATGATTGCATAGCCATGTGGAGTCTTATGCAATTCGTGATTATCCAATTCTGAATAAAAATAAATATCGTCAATAAAATCTTCTACTTTTTCTTCATTGTCCACATCAAAGTCAAACAACCATTTACTCTCGTCACGATTTTGTACTTGCTGTGCAACTGAAGCTAATGTACGATTAAGCTGTGTCATACTTGGCTTGTCTCTCAGCAGACGAATAATAAATTCTTCCCTAATTTTCTCTTCGTTCCTAGAATTAACTGATCTATATAATCTTGTCTGTTCACCAGGAACTCCTTTAGTTGCAAAATTTTTAAATTCTTCAATTATTTTGTCTTCATTCTCTTTATATTCAAGAATTGTCTTATCTCGTTGCTTAAAATTTGGAATATCCTTATTATCCTTGTTACGAGAACGCATTAGATATACATATAAATTTGACATTAACTCACCTCATTATCCTATAATTGTTCCATTGAGCTTATCCCATTGAATTTTATCAACATCATCACCCATAAAAACAAAAGTATTTTTATTGTTCAGTAATGCTTTTGAATAATATATCTCTTCTCCAGTTGTATCAATTATCATAAAAGGCACTTTTCTTTCCTTAAAATCATCCATACAAAACGGAGAATTGCCGTGATAATTATAATCATCACATGGTTCTAATATTGATGTTTTATATGTAAATGCAACTTCTAAGTATTTTTCAATACCAAATAAAGGAGTTGTACATGCGTTATGTTCATATGGAGCATCATTCCAATCATCGCCACTCCAATCCTTTAAATGATTATCACCCAACGCAAATTTAACTACATTACCTTTTCTTTCCCAACCAATTATCTTCATATTTTTACCTCCAAAATTCCGCAAGAAATGTGCGTTTCTTTCTAATGTAATTTATACACCATATATAGTATATATTGTATTTCGCAATCACTACATATGGTGCATTGATAGAGTCAGTAGGCTATGGCACCTACCAACTCTTGAATTATTTATTCTTCTTACGTTTTCCTACAATAAAACCTGTTCCAAAGCATACAGCGAGACAGATTAAGAAAACTCCAATGTTTAATACAATCATTACTTATTACCTCTCTGTCTCTTCATATCATCGAGGATCTGACGAGCGTTGCGCTCTCTTTCAGAATTAGCAAGTCTTCTCTCATTAGCCTGTGCGCTAGAATCATATGCAATTCTACTTCCTTCTGCACGTTCTCTTGTCTTTCTTGCTCCTTCACGAACCCTTTCAAGCATTCTATCGCTCTCATTATTCGTATTAAGGCTATCCATACTCTGATGAAGTTCAATAATCTGACTATCAGCTTCCATCTGGAAAAGAACCTGTTCCTTTTCCTCTTTAAGTTTCTGCAATTCTTCGGCTGCCTGATCACGAATGTCTTTCTGGTGAGCCTGTGCTTCTTTCATCTCTTCGATTGTATCTTTTAGTACATTAATCTTATTCTCCAAAGTAGACTTCTTCATTGCATACTGCATTGCCTCATCCTCTTTATTTTCATCAAGACAAGCGTTAATCTGCTGTGTAACACGCATAATATCTTTATTCGCCTGATACAAGTCTTTTTCTGCTGTATCACGCTTTCCTGAAATTTCAGCATATGTAGCAGATGCCTTGTTATAAAAATCTTCCTTTTCTCTAATGGCTGCGTTGTAATAATCTCTAGCACCTTCTGGTGTCTGAGCATCCTGACGCATTACTTCATCCGTTCTTCCTTTAAACTTTACTCGAAGCTGTTTACCAAAAGGAGTAAAGAAAAGAATCAGTGCAATTAATATAATCGCCACAATTATAATAAACATAAAATTTGTCATACAATCCTCCTACTCTGTATCAATTCCATACTGATTACATAGAGCCTTTAATCCACCATTATAGCCACTTCCTACAGCCTTAAACTTCCATTCACCATTATGTTTATAAATTTCAGCTACGACTAACGCAGTCTCGGTAGAGAAGTCTTCACTTAAATCAAAACGAATAAGTTCCTCGCCTGTCTCTTCGTCTACTACACGCACATATGCATTCCCAACCATACCGAAGTTCTGAAGTCTACTCTCAGCATCATAAATTGTGACCGTCACAGCAAGAGTCTCATAATCTGATGGGATTTTATCAAGTTTAATCTTAATAACCTCATCATCTCCATCTCCCTCACCTGTACGGTTATCTCCCATATGCTTTACACTCTTTGAACTATGTTCAAGATTACCATAGAAAATGAAATCCTCATCCTTGCCAACCTTGCCATTCTCTTTTGTCATAAACACAGAGGCATCGAGATCAAAATCTGCTTCTCCGTCATAATGATTAATATCCCATCCAAGTCCAACAAGAATGTTTTTTAATGACGGTCTACCCTTTGTTAAATCTACTCTCTGTCCTTTACTTAATGAAACTGACATAATTAAATCCTCCTACTTGTATCTTCTTGTTAATTCGCTAACACTTGAATCATTTGTTCCCTGACCGATAGCGTTAAATTTCCACTCTCCGTCTTTCTTATAAACCTCTGCAAATACCATTGCTGTTTTGCCAGCATAATCATCTGAAAGATTGTATTTACAAATTTCCTTACCAGTTGACTCATCAACAAGTCTAATGTACGCATTCTTGATAAGTCCAAAATCCTGCTTTCTTGAAATACAATCATAGATATTTACTACAAATACAATCTTCTCAACCTTATTTGTAATATTCGCAAGGTCAACTGTAATCTGCTCATCATCACCGTCTCCATCTCCTGTGAGGTTGTCGCCATGATGATACACACATCTGTCTTCTGCTGATCTGTCACCATAATAAACACATGTACGATACTTATCATCTTTTCCTAAAATAATTGCTGAAGCATCGCAATCAATGTTTGGCTTAGAACCAAATAATCCTTTCTTAGCAGCATCCCATCCAAGTCCTACCATAATCTTTGTAAGACCACCTGCTACTTCCTTAGATAAATTAATTTTCTGTCCTTTTACTAAATTTACTGACATATATATTCTCCTTCCATTTTATAAATCAAGACCAAAATTTCTACCAATAGCAGCTAAACCACCATTGTAACCTGAACCAACTGCATTAAACTTCCATTCACCGTTCTTACGATACAACTCACCTGCAATAACACCTGTCTCTAATGAGAAATCCTCATTAAGTTCATATTTGAAAAGTTCCTCATTTGTATCAGCGTTGTATGCTCTAATGTACGAATTATCAACCATTCCAAAATTCTGTAAACGATTTTCTGCATCATAAATTGTCGCTGAGAAGCTAATCTTTGTAATATTAGATGGAATCTTATTTAACTCAACAATCATTGTCTCGTCATCGCCATCACCTACACCTGTTCTATTATCGCCAGAATAAATCAATGCTCCGCTTGGATGCTGTGGCTGACCATAAAATACAAAATCCTGTTCGCCTGTTACCTTTCCTGAATCATCAGTAAAAAATGCTGATACATCCAAATCGAAATCTGCATTGCCATCGTATCTATTTGTGTCCCATCCAAGACCAAATACGACTTTGTTTAAACCTGCATTGCCTTTTGTAAGGTCAATCTTCTGACCTTTAACTAAACTAATTGACATATTGTTTATCCTCCTTATTCTTGGGAAGGCTGTCAACCTTCCCTTTTAATAATTTAAAAGAAATTGGGAATGTGAGTAACGTTAGAAAAATAAATGGAATAAAGCGTGTAATACATGCTACAACAACACTAATTGAAAAACATATAAGAGCAATAATCTCTACTTTTTTATAACTTTTATCTCTCCTTATCATGTTCTCATCTCCTCAATTACTTATTCTCTCTTTTCTTCTCAATAATCTTTCTAATAAGATCAATTGGAATAACCATAAACGCTAGAATTACAACTACTACCCAATGTTTGAAATCTAAGGCTGTAACCTTAATAAGATTTTCTGCAAAGTTGCAAAGAGCAAAAGTCATTACAAAAATTCCGATTGCAATGGCTGAGAACAGTTTGTTCTTCCCAATACCATTGAATAAATTAATGTGTTCTGTACGAATATTAAATCCATTAAATACTGCCATAAAACATAACAATGCGAATCTCGCTGTCATAGCTTCTGTTTCAGATGCAAACATATTTGCAATAGGACTGAATGTAATAATTCCATAAAGTGCAATAAATGCTACTGTACTGATTGAAATGCGTTTCTTTGCACCTCTGATGAATAAACCAGAACCTTTCTTAATAGGTTTCTCAGTCATATATTCATCCTTTGGAGGTTCGCCACCAAATGATAATGAATTAAGAGAGTCCATAATGATATTTACAATCAGAATCTGAACCGATGCAAGTAATGCACCTGTTGCAATCATTGGATAGATAACACTGAGAATCAGAAGTGAAATATTGATAGGTAACTGAAATTCAAGGAACATCATAATATTGTGCATAAATGTTCTTCCAAGTTCTACTGCCTTTACAACGCTTGCAAAGTTATCATCTGTCAATACAATGTCTGAAGCTTCTTTTGCTACATCTGATCCACCTTGCATACCAAAACCAACATCAGCTCTCTTTAAAGCAGGACTATCATTTACACCATCACCTGTCATTGCAACTGACTTTCCAATCTCTTGTGCTAATGTGACAAGTCTGAGTTTTGTGTTTGGTGAGCATCTTGAAATAACTCTCAATCGAGGAATTATACTCTTTACTTCATCATCTGACATCGCTTCAAATTCATCATTTGTAAGTGCTAAATCTCCATTTTTGTAAATTCCACACTCTGTAGCAACTGCAACTGCTGTCTCAATACAATCGCCTGTAATTTCAATAACTTGAATACCAGCCTTATGTGCTGTTTTTACTGCACTTGGTACTTCATCTCTTACAGGATCTACAACACCAATAATTCCAAGGAATGTCATGTCATTTGGTATTTCATTCTCTACTAAATCACCATCTGCCATTGTAACCGCAATGCATCTCATCGCATTACTTGTCATTACTGTAATTGCATTACTTAATGTGTCATTGTCGTTGTTCTCTACAATTTCACCACTTGAGTCCATTACTTTTGTGCAATGCTCAATCAGTTTCTCAGGTGCGCCCTTATAGTATGTAACTCCATCCTTTGTTGTAAAAGCTGAATACTTATTGCTACTATTAAATACCTGCTTTAACTTAACTGGATATTTTTTCTGAATGTCAGCATATGTTTCAGGATTTACAAGGCTAAGAACTGCTCTATCAATTGAATTACCACCTGTAATATTGTTTTCTGAATCAAATGTTGCACTATTATTTAAAGAAATGTTTGCCTTGATATTATCCCAAAGAACTGAATCCTTATTTACATCATTACCAAAGCCATCAATAATCTTCTTTGGAGTCATAACACCTGTCGTAAGAGTACCTGTCTTATCAGTACAGATAATATCAACATATGCTAACTCTGGAATTTTACCAGGATTCTTAGCAAGAATATTGAATTTCTCCATTGTCTTTACATTCTGTTTTGTTACAAGTTTTACAATAAGAGGCAATCCTTCGGGAACAGCAGCTACAATAATTGTTAATGCTACTGAGAAGTTCTGTGCGATTTTCTGAACAATATTTAGAACGCCACCGCTAAAATATTCTCCAAATCCAACCTGTACAATTCCTGAAATTGTAAGCACCGCAAATGTAATAACGGCTGCAATTGTTCCCCACTTAGAAATGAAGTCACTCAGATTATCAAGTGCAATATCAAGTGCTGTCTTTGGTGCTTCAAGTGTTTGCATTTTAACAAGTGTATCACCATTTACTGTATTCACACCTACATCAGTAACAATCATTTTTCCTTCGCCTGCCATTACTGTTGTGCCAGCAAATAAGCAATTCTGATTCGTATAAGCATCTGTTGAAGTAGTTTTCTTATGAACATATCCTTCAATCGGTGTTTTCTTGCACTCTTTTGTTTCTCCATTAATAGCTGCATTGTTTACAGAAATCTTACCTTCAATGAGATATCCATCTGCAAAAATCTCTTGTCCCATTCCTACACAAGCAAGATCACCAACTACCAATTCATCCTTATTAATTGTTTGAACCTTGCCATCACGAATTACGTCACAATACCTGACTGATGTTTTGGCTCTCAACTCTGCTGCTGATTTTTGAACACCAAGTCCAGTCTTAACAGCAATACATGTTACAATTGCTAATACAACAAGAATCATAATTGGATCTGATAAATCCATTACTCCCATGACTCCAAGGAATAACTGCAATACTGCAATTGCAATAAGAATCATTGTGATTTTCTCACTTAATGCCTCCTTTGCGAAGTCATACCACTTGTCCAACTTTGGTTCAGGAAGCTTATTACTTCCATGAAGCTCTCTACTTTTAAGAACTTCTTTACTACTCAATCCATTCATCTGTTTTACTCTCCTTTTCTATAATTTTTATATATATGAATGTTAATTGGTTACATACCTATATTCTCTTTTTAATTTGGGAATTTTATTGAGCTGAATCGCTCAGAAATTTTTACAATGAAACGAAGTTTTCTTGTGCTTCAATTTATATTTATTAAGGCTATCACATCTGCTACAGATATTCCTTTTTCTTTTGCTTTTGTAATAATTCTGTCATTATCTGGTTTAAAGTCTTCATGGTTATTACATCCCCACTCACACCCTTCATATTCGTCATAGTACGAACAGAAATCGCATTTTCTAAATTCATTACTCATAAAAACAACCTCCAAATTATCTCTTATATTCTATCCATTTATCTGAACCCTTGAATTTCACTTTTACTTTCGTAGGGCATCCATCTGGGATAGATTTTAATGATTTATAGTTGCCTATAATTGTTGCTGTTTCCAAAACTTTGTGATTCTTCTCACATTCCATTGCTTTTTCTTTATCTGCATAATCAGTATTGCAGAACTGACAAGTATATAATGTCTTTGTAATCATATAAATCTCCTTTTAATTTACCAAATTCCATTTACTGTCTTATCAATAGCTTCTCTCATTACACCACCTGTCATTTTATTCATTGTATCTGCAACAAGACCTTTGAATTCTGCTCTTATTCGCCTATTATGATGAGTACATGGCGTTGAACAATAATTATTTCTTCTACATTTTTCACAGTTGCCATTCAATTTCCACTGTTTATTTTCTTGAATCTGTTCCATAACTTAGCCTCCTCTTCTATCTAAAATCTTCTGAATAGTTTTCTTATCTTTATCAGACAAACTATCCCAATCCAACTTAAAACTTCTACAATTTTTATGGCAATTCCAACCATCATTACAATCATAAGAATAACGGTATGTACAATAATCACATGTCGTTTATATTTACCTCTCTTCCATATGAAATCGAATTTTACTTCGATATTTCTATTTTAATCTCTGTTCCTTCATAGTTACCTGTTATATGCCTTTGGACTACAGATATTCCCTCTTGATATTCATTAATAACATTCTCTAAAGATTCCATAATGTCATAAAAGTCTTTAAGTAGCCAAGGATGTGTATAAGATATATGAATTCCATCACATAAAAATCTCCAAAGAAAATCTTTTGCTTCGCTTTTACAACGCCACTCCTCTTTATATTTAAATTCCATAGAACCAACATAATCATAATATTCAAAATCATCAACTACTACGTCTCTATTAGTACAGCCAAAATCTTCGGCATTCCTTAAACTGTAATCACCGTCTGTATATAATGTATAACTAATATTTATTTGCATATTTCCACCTCACAATCCAAAGAAAAGAATTTTCCTTTTATATAGAACAGGAACCATACTCACAAAGAATATAAGAATTACCAGACTCGGCTATGTATTTGATTGAATAATCGGACGTTTTCTGATTTCTGTTGCTAACAAGTTTTTATACAGCCATTTTCTTTACAAAATTATCAAAACTGTTTTTCATATATGTAAAGTTTGTTTTCTGTGAAGGACTAAAATTTGTCTGATTCTTATACTTCTGAATCCACTTTTCAAATTCTTCGTCCTGCTCTTTCGTACAAGCATAAGCCATAATAGCAATTACAGCTCTTTCACATTGCTGATATACAGGCTCGTCCACCCTTACGCAATCCTCAATCATATCTCTGTAAAAATCAATATCCTCTTCTGTAGCATCAGGATTTGCATTTTCCTGAACAAAAGAAAGAGTTGTTTCTTTTGGATTTACTGTTAAATTTTCTTGATCAATATGCAAATAATCCATCATCAAAGCAGTATATGTATCAATTTTAGCTTGAATAATCTTTTTATCAGATGTGCCAGGTTCTTTGTCAAGCATATCGTAGCTCCATTCACCAACTACTTTTTCATGCAATTCATTTACAAGAGCGTTCACGAACTCTGCGAATTTGTTATCTTCAACGCCAAGTTTTGTAAAATTGTGGAATGCAGCAATCCAACAAAGGATATCTTTGAATACGAATACATTCTGAAATTTGTTTCCACAAACTTTTGCAATACGATTTCCATATTCGTTTACCTTTTCAAATTCATCAAATGAAGAGTTCTCTTCAAGATATTCATTCCTATCATTCGGTGTCTTTTTCCAATCATTAAGATGGAATGTAGCCATTACAGAATTTGCAACAGTTTGTTCATATGTTCCGTTTTTACGCATTGACTTTGAATAAGCAACACAATTTTTATAAAACTCATTATTTGCGATATTTTTAATTTTTCTTGCATATGTAGGAATCCATGTAAGAGCTTTTTGGTTAGAACCCATGCTCTTATTGCGGTTATAACGCCTCACAAGTTTACTTATTTCCTGCATAGTGCAATTCTGATGAATTACAATTCGAATCTGATAATCATCGAATTTCTTCTTTAATTCATCTGGTAACTGTTCAAATGTCTTATTCTTAATATCAAATTCACGATTTTCCCAAAGAATGCTGCCATCTTCATCCTTGATAAGATGCCCTTCACTGTCCCTCATTTTTGCTTGATACTGAATAACACTATTTTCAAATGATTTTGTTGTTTTCCAGTTCATATGACGGAACTTGTTTAAAGCTGTAGTTCTTTGAATACCATCAACGATATATTGCTGTGTTAAATCTCCACCTAATTCCTCCTCTCCAAGAATAATAGGAGGAATGTAATCTTCTGTAAGTACGGTAACAATAAGTTCATTCATTGCAGGATTGTCCCAACAAAACATTCTCTGTACATCCTGATTTTCTGAAATATCCTCGCTATTTACACTTGCCAAATATGAAGATAATGATACTGTTTGTTCTCTAACTTTCTTTGCCATAATAAATTCCTCCTAAATATATTTTTACTTTTAATTATTTGATGGATCATCAGAGACTTGAACTCTGAACCGTCCGGTTATGAGCCGGATGCGCTAACCATTGCGCCAATGATCCGTAACAGAGCTAGTTGGATTCGAACCAACAAATACAACAGTCAAAGTGTTGTGCCTTAACCTTTTGGCGATAGCCCTATAAGTGTGAAATTAATCACACTATATAATTCTCTTTTTTTACATTAATTCTCTTACATTTTCATATGCTTGAATTGCAGCCAAATTTTGTGAATATTCTTTTTCGCTCATATGTAATAATTCTCTGATTTCTTTTGCTTTATATCCATCAGATAACAGCGAAACGATTTTGCGTTGTATATATGATAACTTATCCAAATATCTTTGGATCTTAGTACCTTCAAACAAATATTCACAAGCAGTTTCATATGTATCAAACTTTGACGGAATGGTTTCTCCAAGTTCCAACCCATCTTCTGTAACAAGATTACTTGTACTCTCAAGTTTCTTAGCAGGAATACGTTTTTCACGATTACGATCACGAATCTCCGTTTTAAACTTTCGCTTAATGTTACTGGCTAAGAATGAATCAAAATCTATCTCTTTTTCTGAATCAAATCTTAATGCAGTGTCTGATAACACACTTAAAGCAATGCTGTAAAAGTCGTCATAATCTTTGTCCGATATACCTCCAATCTTTATCAACATTGGGTAGCATATCTTTTTGAGCCGATACATTTCATTATCACAGTACCATTCCAATATTTGTTGTATTTTCATTATGTAATTACTTTCCCTTCTTGATTTCTCTATGTAATATTTCTCCAAAACTCAACTCGTTATCATTGATTTTTATATGCCGTGTCTCTGAACAACGCTTCGGACAACGACAGAATTTCTCATGCTTATCCTTTGAAAACGACATAACAACAACCATAGACGTATAACACCTTTTACAAATCACCATATGTATATCCTTTCTTTACAAATCAAACAGCTCGTTCATTACTCGTGGTTCATATGTACGCTTATCCATTTTCGACATGGATTCCAAAATCTCATTTGTAACTGTATCAGAAATCTTTTTATCAAGAATAATGTTAAGAATTTGTATCTCATTTTTGATACTTCTTCTTTTTATCCTCCGTTCCTTTATCATCTTATATGCTTTCCATCCTTGTGCTGCATTAAGATTGCAAAATTCTATATAATGATTGATATCGGATAATTCCCTGTCTACAAAGCTAAGTTCTTCACACAATTCTTCTTTTCTATGTAATGCATCTGTTGCTAATCCATTAAGATCAGTTATTTTGTCAATCCATTTCTGGATATTTTCAGCAACCATAACTTTTTCGGTATTATTTTCCACTTCTGATTGTGTAATCTGCTTTACATTATCGGGTGGGGTATCAATTTTCTGGATATGAAATACTGATTTCAAGGCTTTGGGTAGCGAGTTATTATATAGATTATTGGCTGCTTTATTTGAAAATGTATCAGCCAATGCCTCGCAAGATGTTGGAACATATTTACCATTACGATTTCTCATAATCCAACGAGAACCGTCTGTAATTACATATTGTGCCAACGTAATCATCTCCTCTCTTTGTTTGATTTAGCAATGGATCATCAGAGACTTGAACTCTGAGCCTTTCGGTTATGAGCCGAATGCACTAACCAATTGTGCTAATGATCCAAGTCGCTGACACTATCGCAAGTTTATCAGGAAGTTCTATAGTATCAGCTTGTAATCCGTTAGTGGATCAGGCTATGGTAGAACTATAGCAACTACACATTTTGCTCTTACAATGATTAATTCTTGCGTTCTGCGATAGAACCCGGTCTGGAAGTATCGCATAGCAGGGCATATCAGATTCGAACTGACAAATTTCGCAGTCAAAGTGCGATGCCTTACCGCTTGGCGAATGCCCTATAATATTATTTCCATATTTAATTGTGCAACTTAGGAATTTTAATTGCAGAAAACGCTTGAAGCTTGACTTTCTTTCGAAATATATGTAAAATAAATTCAAGCGATATTTCGCTTCTGCAATGGCTTAATGCTGTTGTATGTATTTGGTTTGATAGAGTCAAGTAGAAAGCTGTTGGCGCAGCGTTTGAATCGCTTGGCTCTATCTTTTTTATTATTTACGAAAATTATAATACTCCAAACATTTGTTCTTGTCAACGCATTTCCAGAACATTCGTTCGAGATTTGTTCGTTTAATATTTTTATTATATAATACTTCAAGTCCTATAATCAGGACACTATTTGGGGAAACTTAATATTATGCACAATAAATTCCTGCACTCCATCCAGCGAAAGCAACCCAAAAAAGTCATTATCTTGATAATTAATTGTGTTTGCCCTATTTATTATTCGCTTTCCTTCATCAACAGTTATCTGTCTTGGTCTTGTATGGATAAAAGTCATACCGTTGAAGGAATCAACCCATATTTTACCAGGTGTTTCATCAATCATTTTTTTTGCTATTTCTTTATCTACATACATTATGCCATTACCTCCTCAAGCTTGTAGTCTGTTCCAAAAAATAAAGAATTAAAGCATACTTTATCTACCATTCTTTTATTTTTATCATCAGTAATAGTTCCAATTTTTGAGATCACTTCATCTTTTGAGATTGTTGTGATCTGCTCACCTAACGCCATAGAATATAATGTTAATCCATTATTTTCGTTTGCTTGAATACATCCATGACAAGGCATGTTTGTCTTTTTAATCTTACTTGTCAAAGGCATCACTGTTATAATCGGAGCATATTTCGTACCCAATGGATTACTTACTATTACATAAGGTCTTTCATTCGCCTGTACTGAATTTCCTTCATAATTAATTTTTGCCTTTATTATGTCGTATCTCTGTAAATCCATATGTACTCCTCCTCTCTTTTGTGTTTATGTACTTGTGGATTACCTTTGATACTTCGCATTATAGCAAGTTGTCATCAACTTGTCAATGGGTTTATGTCAGTTTTTTAAAATAATTGACATATAGTTTGCAACAACTTATAATCAACTTATATTAATAAAGGAGATATTTACTATGCCACAAGGAAAAATCAAGGATGAAAACACAAGGGTTATGGTGCTTCTTTCTAAAGATATAAAAGAAAAGGCGGCCAGAATTGCAACAGCGGATGGACGCTCGTTATCTGGTTGGATTCGTAACCTCGTAACAAATGAAGTTAATAAGTTTGACGACACTAAGAAATAGTGTCGTTTACATATTACACAAACTCTACAAGATCAAATGGTTTAACTTCCATCGCATTTGCTACAAGTTCTAATACTGCCAGATCTGGAACTGCACTTCCGTTTTCCCATTTGCTGATCGTGCTTGGTGCAACAACTGCTAATTCTGCAAGTCCTCTTACTGTTATTTTCTTTTCGTTTCTAATCTTCTTTCCAATATATTTAACCATTTACATATTCTCCAATATTTTTTTCATTCCGACTGATCCATTTGCATAATTATTAATCGTTGTATTTACACTACTATGCCCCAACTGCTGCTGAACAAATGCAAGATTTCCATTTCTGTTCATTACACTAGCATAATAATGTCTCATCATATGTGGAGTAATACCATTTCCATAATTCTCAAATATCTGTTTGATATTTCTCTCTGTTGTACGTGTACCATTTTTATTTACGAACACAGCTTCTTTGTCTACAATATTATTCAATGTATTTCTGTACTCTAGCCATTCTCTTAATGCTTTCAGAGCAGATCCAGTAAGATATACAGGTCTTTTTTCAGTTTCTCTTTGATATCCTTTTGGTAAAACCATAATATGTGACATATCATTAAGATCAATACATTCACCATTTTCATCTAAATGCAAATCTGATAAATCCAAGCCAGCAAGTTCAGACTCTCTTATTCCAGTTCCTCTTAAAACACGAAAAATAGCAATATTTCTATTCCTTACACATTCATCCTTTTTCCACATTATTTTTTCTTCCATATCATTAAGCTGATTTTCTGTTGGAAGTTTTTGTGTTAAGTTGTTTTTAGAAGATATCCCTTTATATTTTATTTGTTTACTAAAATCCTCCATACTGTTATAGAGTTCTCTCAATAAACATTCTCTATATGAATATACATTTTTTATAAAACTTTTTATAATATTCTTTCTTGTTTCCGTTGTGGTTGGCGACATTCCATTTGTTTCCTTATATCTAAGGTATGAACTAATATTTTGTGGTCGCAAGTCGCTAAAATCAGAAACTTCTATTTCAGAAATTGATTTCTTCTTGATAATATTACTTTCAATCAACCACTGTAAAAAATCTTTAATTGCCACTAAATAATTTAACGCTCCACTTTTGCTTTCCAATTCATTCAAGTAATCTCTTAAAAACTGTGGTGCATTCAACTCATCTAACTTCCTATTAAGCTTTTCAGCATTTTTATTTTGTACTTCTATCTTATAACACATAATTATCACTCCATTGTGTAATCTGCTATCGCTTTTGCAATAGCTTTAGCTGCTCTTTTACTTTTTAATGATTTCTGAATAGATTCTGTATTCCAAGAGATATCACTAAACTCAGCTAACTCACCACCGCAATTCCAGTTCGGAATACTAAAGAATCCTCCATTTACATATTCTCCGAAAATCACACTATAATAATTTCCATCATACTCAACACCTATATGGTGAATATTTTCAACATAAGCATCACCATTATAACTGATTTTATAATTTTCCATGTTATGTTCCACCTTTCTACATATTATTCTCTACTTTATCCGCATAATAACGTGATCTAATTCTTTGAGCATAATCCAACATTTCCAAATAATCATCACACCAACGAATTTCTATATTCTTTGTAATTTCTCCGTTGCAACCTTTGTTAAAACATGTTAAATCTTTGATATGTTTTTTCTTACGTTGGTTTCCACCTCTTTGAATCCCACTTCCTAACTGGTTAATTTTCATACAATGAAGACATAAAAATCTTGATGCTCTTTTTGGATTTCCCATATTCATTATTATCACTCCTTTTCTGTAATAAAAAAGCAACCAGACCTTAATCTAGTTGCTTTGCTTACTATAATATTAAATTTATATTTCAATTACCAATTTACTTCCGAAACCAATCCAGCAGAAAACATCTCAGATGCATCTGACCATTTTTCTCCATCTTCAATATCACACTCTAAAATACTAAGAAAAACCCCATTTAAAAATTCAGTTTCTCCTACAATACACATATACTGTTTCGTGAAAGTTTCCATCAATTTTTTCTTAAATGGTTCTATTTTATTTCCATCAAGTGCTTTCATCATCCATGTTTCTCTACCTTTGTAGATTCTGTCTGGCAAATTACTATTTCTTAAAATATAATCTACCCATGCGCCACAAATAAATCCCCATTCTTCGATGTTGTTTACATGGAATTCTTTCTTTTCTGCGCCTTCTTTTACTCTTTTAAGAAGATCTTTCTTTTCATCGTAATTCATATTCTGAACCCTCCTGTTATAATTGTTTCCGTAAAACGGCACATCTCATGTTATAGTTTATAATTGTTTTTATTTTACCATATTTCTATGGAAAATAAAAGAAGCAGGAAATCCCTACTTCTATTTTACTTATTCCAAATATTTATATTTTCCGGTTTCAACCAACTTATTCATAAGTGTTTCAAGAAAATTAACACAGGATTCATATGTTGTTCCTTCGAAAATTACTTCATCAATGGCAGTATTTTTTATATACCATTCTATCTTATTATCTGTGGAGATGGCTGCCATTATCCAATAGCTAAATTTTCGTTCTTCTTCTCCGTACATTTGAATTTTATCCCAAACAATCTCTTTTACACATATCTTATTTTTCAACCAATTCAAATTAATCATTACTACTCCTCGGTTTCACCTCTAAATTCATGTTTATATTTCAATTTATCACAAATATTATATAACACATCTGTCTCCACTTGAAAGCAATTTTTCTTTGGGTTATATTTTTTCTCTTAATTTATTACAAAAATCAGAGGAATCAAGTAATGAGCCGTCAAATATTTTTTTACCTTCTGATTCATATATTTTCAATGAACCATCGAATCCTATAACAGCATATTCTCCGTTATATTTATTCATATCTGAAAGTTTCCATTTAACAACTTTATACTGTGTACTGTCATCCATAAAATCACAATATCCATCATGTTCTAAAAGAGCAATTCCAAACATATAAACTATATTATCCATTATCTATTCACCTCCAAATTTTCAAAAGAAATCGTCATTTCATTACCTAATACTGTTTGCTTCCATCTGTCATATAATAGCAATCGACAACAGAAGTAAAATTCATCCCAAACTTATCCATAGCTGATTCAAGTGATTCAATTTTGTCTTTGCTAAAATTACTTAAATCTGCGTCATGTAAATAGTCTAAAGCAAATTCAATTATTTCTTTTTCTGATTTTGTAAATTCCATTTATATCACCTCTTCTAATCTTCCAAGTAAATCATTCTTTACTTCAATTAAAACTTGAATTCTATTTTGCATACTTATAACACCTATATCTCCATTACTCTTATAATATTTTTGCAATTCATTTTCACACCTATCAATTTCTGTATCAAGCTCATTAACATATTCTCTTATCTTTTCTCTCATATCTGGTTGATTTTCATACTGATATAGCTTTTGTAGTGGTTCTTGCATTTTTTGATTAGAATCTAAATCAGCTTCAGCATACACAAACATACACTGATTTTTTATAAATGGCATATCCCAATTTAATTTCTGTATTAATTTACTAATTGTCTTTCACCTCAATTCCCATAATCTCACAAAATTCTTTATCCTTAATGACATCTACAATTTTGAAAAATCTATGTGCAATCTCATTAAACATATCAGCCTGACAAACCGCTTCGGCTGCCTTTGGATGTTCACTTTCCACAAAAGTCTTATATTCTGTTACAAGTTCTAAAAATAATTCCTTTTCTTCTTTCCTTTTACAAATGACACGTTTATAACTTTCATAGCATTCCTTCAATCTATCATTTGAAATACCTATAAATAAGTTTCTTCTCAGCATTTTATCACCATCCTATCTTCCAATGAAAGTTAATTTACTTGGCTTATTCTGATTCAATATCAACTGGATTTTCCAATTTTAATATCTCATCTCTATGCTCTACCAGCGCAGCACTTGCAATAGCATTTATTTTGTTCTGACAGAATGACTCAATTTCACCTTTCGCTTCCATAACAGTTTTGTCCATCTGTTCATTGAACTGGTCTGCAATAAAATCCAAGCTACATCCAAGATCCATGCTTAATTTTCTAAGTTTAGATATTACAGCCTCTTTATCTGCCTTTGTTAGTGCTTTCTTCTGTGAAAACAAATCAGTTACATCCTGAATTAACTGCTGTGACTCATTCATTGCATCTTTTGTTTTACCTTTGAATTCATCAGTAAACTGTTCTCTTTTACTAACAAAATCACATTCGGGAATTCTGCCATCTTTTTCGGTATAGCGTATAGTACATGGTACACCAGAACCACATCCAAAAGATGTAATCGCTTCAGCAAACTGTGAATAACTCATCTCTATTTCTGCAATAGGAGCTTTACCATAAACCCAATCTCTATTTAATCCACGTTCTATCTCTGCATGTCTTAACTCCATTGTTATCACATTATTATGCTTGATACTACTGCCGAATAAAGGTGTTACACGGCTATTCGATCTATTAAACATAATAGTTCCATATGACGGATGGGAAGTTCTAGTCCCAAAATCTGTTTCTTCTACTTTATATTCGTTTTCCATATATTCCATTCTCCTTTCAAACTAACAGTAAACTTAGATTTCTTTATTTACATTCAACATTAACCTATCTTTTTAGTTTATTTTTTCTATACATTCTGAATCAAACCAGTACCAACCAAATTTACTATTTTTATTATATTTATTATCTACAATAACTCCAACCCTATTGCCAGAAATACTAGCAATTTTCCCTTCTAATTAATTCAGGATATTCACTTTCAAAAGATAATTGTCTTTTCGGTAAAGAGATGATTTTTATTTTTCCAGAATATATAAACTGTTCTATATTTCTCATATTATATATTACCTCCACAAGAAAACTTGGTTTCATTGACTTATTTTATATAGAAACTTGGTTCACTCTTTATTAATAAACTAACTAAATTCCCAAATTTTTCATGAGCTGCATTAAGAATAAGTTCTTCCAAATCTCTTAATTCCCAATACTGTAGATTTTCTGCTAGATGATTTAATGTACAATCTGGTTTAAGTTTCCCGTATTTATATTTCCATTCATTTATATCATTGCACAAATTTAATAAACCATTTGCGTCCATATGATCTATATAATATTTCACTTCATCTTTACTCATAATCAACCTCCAATCTTCCAATGAATCTATTATTTACTTAGAATATGTATTCTATATTATACAAATCAATCATCGTGCGTTTTTCAGTTGTACCTCTAAAGAAATTAAATTCCGTAGAATTCATTAATGGAGCGGTTTTTGCGAACTGTTCCAAAATTTTATTACTACATTCTTCTAATCCATTATTACCATAACATTCTGCCTTCAATTCACACCATGTAATTCCAACATTTTGAGGAACTGAAATGTATTCTTTAAAAATTTTAGGAATAATAACTCTTTTTATTTCTGATGGTTCAACTCTTTTTGTAATATATTCTATATAATCATCTACATGTGTATCTGTTTTACCAATTTTATTTTCCTTTGCTTCACATTGAATCTCCAACAATGCTGCACCATAATTAGGGAATGAGTTCTGTTTACCAATCGGGCTAAATAAATATACCACCGATGTATCATTTTCTGCTCGTTTTCCTTCGTCCCAATTATTATTTCCACACTCATCCATGCTCAGAATTCCATTCTCAATTATGGACTTCAAATCACAAATATCTACGTTTTTGTATAATAGCATTATTATTTCTCCGTTTTAAATCCATTATTTTAATTAATAATATCTTTTAGTAAATTCTTTATTATACTTCAACAATGCATCTCTTTCTATCTCATCAATTTGATTTCATTCTTATCACTCCAATCTATTTATTCTCTAAAACAATGTTAATACAAGGAATTCTATATGAGTAGTCTCTGTTTCCACCAAAATCGTGATCTGACATTCTAATCACAATTGTTTTATTCTTGTAATCATTTTCTTCATATTCAGAGTACGTTTCTGTAATATTAATCCCTCTAATTGTTTCTCCGATATTAAGAAATTTACCGATATTATCCTCTGTAACAGGAATATTAATATTCAGATATACAGACAAACTACTTCTGGAAAACTCAACAGCGTAATCAACATCATCTGGAAAATTCTTAATAATGTTTGAATATCCTTCAGACAATTTTTCAATTTTATCTATTTTCCTTTTATATGGCTCATATGTATCTTCCATATCTATGTCAATCACTTCGCAAATAAAACTATAATGATTTTGATATGTATTATAATCCATTAGATAATCTGAATTTACATCATCTCTAATTTCCTTAAAGTCATTCTCATCCACTTCATCCAAAAAAGTTTTCAAATTAGACTTAAAAATATTACTCCAATATTCTTTTGTTTCTATGTCTTTATTTTTGCAAATCGCATTTTCAAAAAATTCTGCTGTTAATTTGTCTTTTTTCATTTTAATCACCTCATTGACATATTTAATATTTAATGCTATTATATTTTTTGTGTTGGAAGATTAGGTTTAGTACCTTTTCGAATTACGTGACTAATTAAACAGAGAAGGTAATCCCTTCTCTGTTTTTATTTTACGCAATTCCTTCCCCATAGGTCGTTTAATACTTTCTGATCGCTTGGTAGATTCGAATAACTAATTCCAATAGTCTGTAACTTGTAGTATTCTTCTTTTGTAATGTCGATTCCATAATCGCCTTTAACAGTTTCTCTATAGCCGAATTTATCCTGGCATTCAGGTCTGAAGTACCATTTCTTATAAATTGGTTTATCTCCATGTTCCCATGCAAAAAGACAAGTAATTGTTCTACCAGTAGCAATCTCCGTTGTAACCGATCTTCCAAAATAAGGATTGTACTGCATATAAGCTAATTTGCCTCTTTCAATTGCATCTTGCTTTTCACGTTCACTCATTTCGAATAACTGCTGTGTACCCCTCCCATAAGAAGTGTCATACACTTTACTACTGTTTACACCAACAGTTGAATACAATTTAACTCCGTTTCTATCAGTAGTTTCAACCCTCTTTACTCGCTCTCCATTGATGTAATCATTGCACAATCTGTCCATATAATGCACGTTCCCATTTTCATCAACTCTACGAGTAGTTTTCTTCATATCATAATTATCTTTAGATGCCTTTGCAGCACTTCCTGCATAAATTCCTAAGAATGCTAATAGTCCTCCGAACATATTCATCAACCTCTTTTCTCTTCTATATTATTTTCGCCATTTATCCATTTCATCTACCGACTTCTTGTTGAGATTATTATACATATCTTGTCTCTTACGAGATTCTTCCTTTTGATTCGCTTTCCAAGGAAGATAAATACAGAAGTATCCTGCAATCAAACATCCAATTAACTGTGCCATAAATATTACCTCCGTTTGCAAAATAAGAGATTGGATATCCAACCTCTTATATATTCTCTCTTATTTTACAGTACATACATAATATAATATGTTTTTCCGTTATCTTCTACAATTCCCCAATCTCTTGCTGGGATTTTATCTGTAATCATTTTTCTATATTCTTCAATATCATCTTCTTCGATGCTCCATTCTTTCATATAGTCATCAAAAAACTTTTCAAAATCATCACCTTCAAATACAGTGCTTCCATTTTTCAGATGCTTTTCTGCCTCAGATTTTGTACATCTATCTAACATTAAAATTTCAATTTCTCTTTCTCTTGTCATAGTAAATACCTCCGTTTTCTTTTAATTATATCACGCTCTTTATCTTTTCACAAGAACAGGAAATTTTCGATTCATTGGGTTTTTAATTTCCCATTTACATTACGCTCTCAGCATAGCCAAGTTAATAATTGTTGGGTGTGAACCTGCACCCTCTATTCCATTGCTAAATGCATCAGGAATTACCTTCTTTAATATTTGATATGCTCCATTTACATCTGCATTTATCTTCTTTCCGCAATCTGCAATGAATAATCCTCTATGAACTCTGCGTTCCTTATTGTAATTCTCTTTTACAGGATCTTCATTATCAAGAAATGATGTTCCAGAAGTATATGCTTCCTCATTTTCTATAAATCTAATTCCATTATTCTCACATTTATATGCAAGCATCTGGATAAATAGTTCATAAGGAATATAAGTAAAATTCTGCATACCTTGTTTCTTTTGTTTCCATTCATCGTTGTGTCCTACAATCAATGTGTCAACTCCATATAAGACACACCAATCAACTACATACTTACTTATACAATGCATCTGATATTTAATCATTTCATATCTCTTGTCTGTAAGTTTCTGTAACTTCTTCGACCAATCTTTTCCGTTGACTTTCTTTAATTCTGACTGAATATTTGCTTTCTGTTTATTGTAAAACTGATTGATTGACTTAATAACTCCACCTTTAACAGCTATTGGATTTTCACCAATGTTGTTTACCATAGTTATGAAATTATCAACTCCAATATCAATAGCAGCTACTCTATCAGAAGTTTCTGAAACGTCTGGTACTTCGATTTCATAGACGATTTCCATTACATAATACAAACCTTTTGGTACAAATCTACATTGTATTAGTTTTCCGTTTGCATGTGTCCTCACTGTATATCCTTTAAATGGTTTGAAAGAAATTCTAAACAATCCATCATTTAATGAGCACTGAATATTTTTCAATGAAAATATTTGTCTTCCATCTTTCTTCAAATACTTTGGAATTTTAGGTTTACCTAAATATTTAGTAGGATTTTTATGATAGTCTTTTATTGACACAAGAAAGGATTTCCACATTTTATCTAACATTTGAATTGTCTTTTGTGCTGCTTGTGAACCGCATTCTTTATAACAATCCATATTCTGCATGAGTTTTTGAATATCATAAGCATTCAAAACATGTTTGTTTTTAACAAATTCCTGTCGCATAAGATAATTCGCTTCGTTGTATACATTTTTAGAATAGAAGCAATATTTATCAACGATTTCAAATAGCGGATGTCCCCTCTTTATGAATTGTTGCTCTGTTCTTTTTACCTTTATTACATATCATCTCCTTCCATTTAATATTATTTGATAGCGTTTTATATATCTTTTATCCATATATTTGCCGACACACTATCAGGAGCATTCCAGCCCGCTCACCGCAACTGTTTCGGTTGTCAACCTTTTATTCTGTTATCAAGGTACTTGTTAAAGTGGATTTTTTGATTGACTTAATCTAAAATGAAATGATATAATAGAAATGTCAATCGTGTGGTTCAACCATGCGTTGCGTTGAATGGTGGTTTCTAGTTTTCCAGGCTGTGAACCGCCATTCTTTATTTCTGTTTATTTTTTTCTCTTTCAACCAGAATCATTCTAACTAAATTTGAAAAATTCGTACCTTTTTCGGCAGCTTCTTTTTCCAATGCTTCCTCTAGTTCTTTTGAGATATAAACAGATTTTCTAACTCCGTTTTGCTTTGGTTTTGCCATCTGTTATCCTCCTTACATCAACTATATTACCACTTTAACAGGTACTTGTCAACATCTTTTTGAGTTAAATAAACCAAAGAAACTCTTGTTTCATACTTTGCATTCTCTATATTCTTTTTCAGTTAATAGTCCTTCATCGCACATATTTTCAAGCGTTCTATATACAGCATTAGCTCTCCAACTTGCATATGAAAAACCATCAAACTCTCCGATAAGTGCATCTCTGTTTTCTTCACTTTGTTTTTGTAATTTTTCTGCTAATATGGAGTTACGAAAGAAATATGCTTTATACATAGCTGCTTTAATTCTAAGATTCTCAACTTCATATTCTTGAGAAACTAATTTCTCTTGAGCTTCTAATAACTGTAACCCAATATTCCCTAATGGGCTTCTTTCAATTCTGTTTCCAAAATAAGTATAATTCATATCTCATCACTCCACTTTTATATTAATTCATCAACTTCAACTACATCAGGATTATCACTAAACCATGAATCATTCTCTGCAATTTCCTTTAACTCAATAAAATCTCTTTCAGAATCAAAGCAATCGTTGTGTTTCAAATAAGCTACTTTCACCTTTTCTCTTGCATCTTCATATGACTCTGCCTTTACAATTCCAACAGCCAATTCTTCAATTCTGTATGCATATAAGTTTGTAATATCTAACATATTAAGCACTCCTTTCCGCACTACAGAAGAAATCATCTTCTGTGAAACTATATCCATCATAGTGTTCATAAATAAATTCATCACTAACATATTCATCAATACTTGCAATCATTTCATATGACGGCTCATTGATATTAACTCCCATCACTTCTGCAAAAGTACCTTCATTTACAAGTTCTGAATAATATGCCTGTTTCAGTTCGTGTAACTGATCTCTATTTAATTCTTTTACTGTCATAATTTGTCACTCCATCCTTCCTAAATAACAAACCTAATAATTCCGTTTCCATTAGGTAAATTCATAAATTCACCTATACCTCCATGATATAATTTCCGTGCTTCTGTTCTTGTATAACCACATCCATCACACCAATCTGAACAAAAATCTTCCCAATCTGAATACCATGCACATATTTCTGCTCTGATATTGTATCTATTTGCATGGGATTCTATCTTCTGTTTGATTTTATTAGTAAGTTTTATATACTGACTTAAATATTCTTCACTCTTCTTGTCCATAAAATCACTCCAATCTTAAAATGAAATTGCTATTCTTACCACTTAATTTCTTTTACCATAGCTGTGTAGTATGGTTCAACAATGCTCACAAAAACCAATGTCGCATGTTCTAACGGTTCATATAATACACACTCAACTACTACTTCTATTTCTTTCCATTCAGATGCCTTCATAGAAATCCTATCATCTTTCCGTGGTGTAAAATCAAGAATTCCTAAATTGCATTTTGTTGTTTTATCAATCACAAAAATATTATTCATTTCTATCGCTCCAATCTATGCTTCATAATCAAATTCGCTTAATCCACCACTTGCAAATACATATTCTGCTACATCTGGAACAAATATCATAAGATTATCAGGATATTTTCTTTCATCCTTAATTGCAAAATATCCTATTTCTTTTACATCATCATTTTCAAAGTAATAACCCAAAATCATTTCTATTAAATTTTTCATTGATGTTTTTGACTCGTATTCCTGTTCTCTGATCCATGCAGCTATATAATCGTAATCGCACCATTTTTCTTTTGGATATGTGCTATAATCTTTTTCCTCTGTCCATTCACCTGTCCACTGATCTACCATACTTATACCTCTTTGTAATCTTCCAATAGCTCATTTAAGTTACCTTTTCTCCACCGATGAAGTTTTCCATCGCCAGTGTAATTCCTAACAACTCCAACCTTACGACCTGCAACTTTCTGATCGTGCTGTATATACTGACGAACAGAATTGTGATGATGTCCGTCACTATGTACCTCAATGTATTTCTGCTTGTTTCGTTTATTTTGATATGTTTTTACTCTCATTTTAATATCCCTCCAATCGTTTCCACTCACCATCAATCCGTTTCCATGCAGTAGGATTTAAGCTATATAATTCTCTTTGAAATAACTCATCATATCTTTTATCCATCTGCTCTTTAGTATCGAACAGTTCCTCATGGTCTAAGTTTCCTTTATCTAAACCAGACAGTTTATATATTCGCAACTTATACATATTAATCACTCTCCTTAACTATTTTTAAATCTCCATAACATTTTCCGCACATTGAGTAATTTCTATCACACGACATACAAGAGTCCCAATATCTATTATCTTTTTTGTATTCTTTTGGAAAAATAACTTCTCCTATTCCATTTAATTTTGGTATTTCTCTTTTACATTCATTCCCGTCATAATGACAAAAATAAGTTAATCTCATACCAATCACTCTCCCTTCAGATTAGGACACAAACCAAGACCACCATCAATTTCAGGTACTCTTCTGTATGCGTCTCTATGAATACAATCTGCCTTATCACATTCGCTGCAACAACATTTCTTGTATTCCTCATAACTCATTTTGTAATTTGTCTCTTTAAATCTCTCTTCTGTCATCATAATTACTGCACCTCCAATGCTTTCTGTACTTTCTCGTTAAACTCACCATATAAAGATTTCCATTTCTCAATCATTTCTTTTGTAGGTTCACCAATAAGATTGTATCTTTCTTGCCTATATTCTTCGGGATCTTCACAACATTCTGTTACAAACACAGCAGTTCCAAATTTATCTGAATCACATCCAAAACCACCAGTTGCAAGTACAATTTGATATTTTGCGTCTTTAAACTCTGGTTTGAAAAAATCTGGTTTAATTACTACTAACTTGCCTTCAATATTGTCACTTAATGGTTTACATTCGCTTCTATCAATTATTGTTTTCATTATCGTTTACCTCCTTCGCCCAATCTGGTTCAATTCCTCTTGCTCCCCATTCTATTGCAGAAACTTTGTAGCCTTCGCTTTCTGGAAATTTTTCTTTTAATAATTTGTAAACCCGTTTTGCTTCCCAATCGTATGTAAGCTGTCCTTGTTCTGTTGCGAATAAATATTTGCCATCTTTTGACACATTTATTCTTGTATAATCAACCATTTTACTTGCCTCACTTTCTAAATAAACAGTTCTTTCCTTTGGTTTACGCAACCTCTTTTATTTCCTTTATTGTTTCTTTCCAACAGCTACCAATCAATCCATAAACTTCATCAATGTCATATCCATGCATTTTACATCCCTCGACACAAAAGATTGCGTATTTAATAGGTAGTTTTACATCTTTATCCAACTCTATTTCTAATACAGAACCACCGCCAGACCAAGGATCATATAATCCGCACATAGTTTCCTTTCCAAGAACCATGTAAGATTTTGAATTTTCATTCTTTCGTGGATCATATTTTCCCTTTTCGTCATACTCTTTGTTCTGTAGTTCGATTAAGTCAAATAAATCAAATAACGGCATTTTTACAAGAAACGTTACAGTTGCCATATGTGACGGAAGATTTTCAAATTCCTGTATGCAGCTTTCGATAAATTTGTCTTTATTCTTATCTCTATCTACATAATATCCGTCATCCCTATGTACTTGTTTGCAAGCCTTTCTTAACGCAGTTGCTTTACCTTGTGTTTTTGCTAACCACAGCATAGATGACTCTTTATCAATACTTCCATCTCCTGAATTTCCATACCAATTCAGAACATTATCGCAAACGCAATCGTAATTCCAATTACCACAATCCACCATGATATTTACTTTGACTTCATTATTGAAATCCTCTGCGTTGTAATAAAAATATGTATTTTCTTTTACATATTCCCATATCTCATCAAAATTATCTGTAAAATACTCTTCCTCTTCATCTGTCAGTTCTTTACGAATATCCTTTTCAAGTTCATCTTCTCCATACTCCATCGCATAATCCATAGCCCAATCAGCTAATTCATCATTAAAAGCCTCCCTTGGATTGTCATGCTCAAATATCTCTTTTAAAAATCTATCAGAAAGTTCTCTTTCTCTGTAGTCAGTATAAATTTCGATGCCACCATCTTCATTTACACCCCACATTTTCTTTAATATTTCATCTATTCTGGTTTTTAATATTTCCATTGTCATATCAATCAACCTCGCTTTCATAAGCACTAATGTCAATTCTACCTAACTTAAAATTTAAGTTTTTACTCCAATTTAAACTACCTGACTTTACAGGTGAATCTTCATAATCGCCATAGATATTTGCCTTATATACATTCCATCTTGCACCATCTACATGTAATACTGAATAAATCAATTTGTCGTTTTTATAGAAGTCATAGCAGCTACAATCAATATCAAGATAATATTTATATCCGTTTTCATCCTCTGTATTGATTGCAAAGTCTTCTCTATTCATCCGTGATATTCTTGATTTGCCTATCAGTTCTGCTTTGATCTCGTCTGGAATATCTTCAATCTTGTCTAACATGCTTGAATCAATGAACACAGACTTTTTTTCTTTTCGTTCATACAAATTCGGGAACTTCTTTCTAAACCGTGCTGCCGTTCCGCAAATATATTCATATCCGTTCATTTCGTTCTCCTTCCTAATAAATAAGACAGACACATTTGTTTGCGTCTGCCTTATTATTCTCTGTATTACTCTTCTACTTCACCAAATTCTGCAATATAATCTTCTGCACCTGCATAACGTTCCATCCATTCTTTTGCTTCATTTTCACTTAATGGAACAAACTCACTACCGCCACTACTTCCATTACTTCCACACGATCTTGCGTATTTACTCAACGCTCCACCCATTCCGTACAGGAAATATTCACCTGTTTTCTTTTTGTAAAGTGTTTCTTCGCAATAATTAAAATCACCAAAATTATATGAATTACTCCATGTTACGACCTCTTTTGCTGTTTCTGTATTATACATTTTCCCATTAATAATTTTCTTCATAGTTATCACCTTTTATCTTTTTAAAATTTCACTGTAAATTACAATTTCCTTTGACTTTAGAATACAAATACTGCTGTTGTTCTTGACGTAATTGCATATAATTTCCCAGTTTTGTTTCCTTTTAACAGCATTCCATTGCATCCATATACACCACTCGAATATCCAACTTGCGTGTAATATCCCTCTGTTTCTTCAATCTGCCTTCTCGTATCATTATTTCCATATGTAATATCTTCTGCAAGTCCATGTTTTACCATCTCTTTTAGTTGTCTCTGTGTATATTTTGTCATATCTTATTCCTCCGTTTCTGTTTCGTGCCACTGTAATCCTCTTGCCTTATATAATGGAATCCAATGACTTTCATAAAAATCATAACCAGCTCCATCAATTCCAAAGAAGTAACCAAACTCTTCGCTTTCATAGATTCTAAATCCGCATTGTGACATCAGCTCAATTCCGTTTTTTTCTTCTAACCACCAATCATCACAACCATCTCCAAAGCTCCACATTGTTCCCCACATTGGAAGGTAATCATCATGGCTAATTTCAAAGTCTCCATTTTCGCATCTGACTTCTTCTCCATTGTCAAGAGAGATAATGTATTCTTCCGTTTCCTCATCAATATCTGTAATCTCTCCATAGTCTCCGTTGTCAAATACATATACTCTGTCATATTTACTTGGCTTTGTAACTTCTGTCCAATCGTCAGGATGATCCTGGAATAACCGTAAAATCATTCCCTGTGGAATTGCATTCATTTCATGCACCCATGCTTCAGTTGCTTCTTTAATTGTTTTAAATCTACTCATAATCGTTTTCTCACTTTCTTGTAATAAAATTAGGCAGCTAGGTATTTATTCTCCTAACTGCCTTTGTGTTTACTATAAATTTGTTGCATTTCCATCTTCGTCATATTCAATCGGTGCAATATGAACTGCATACCCGATTTCTTTTTCTTTGTCGTAAATCTCCATTGTGCCACCTGCACAAAATTCAAATGAGAACCGCTTATCATTCGATTCAAGTAATTTAATCAAATGATCCGTGAGTTCGTTTAAGTTCCGTGCATCTTCTTTTGACTTTTCAATACTTGTCATTTCTGCTCACTCCTTTTCATAAATTTCTAACTTGTGTAACAAATCAAACATTGCTGCATATCTACCCTGATTCCGTTCTTTGAGTTTATCATTGTCGTTCTGCATTGCATCATCATAATCTTTATTTACTTTTCCAAATTCCTCTGCAATAATTTCAAGAATTTCATCCTTTGTCTTGCTACATGTATATTTTGCCATTTCTCTTCACTCCTTCCTAAGAAATCTTAGTTTCATTACTAATACCACCATGTAATAAACATAATGTTTCCATAAATTCTACTGGTACATATCCATAAATGTATGGCGATACTTCATAACATGTTTCTTTCAATTCTTTCACTTCAATCCCATGTGTATATACTTCAACACAATAATAATCTCCATCTTCTAATTTCGCTTTTGGTTCACACATATGGAACTCCGATGCTTGTACAGATAGTTCTGTTCCATCCATCAATTTTAATTCTGGAAGAAGGTTTCTAAAATTATTACTTCTATTATTTGATGCATTTTTCAACCATTCTTTAAATGTCATAATAGATCCTCCAATCTTCTAAAGAAATGCGAATTTCTTAGTTGTGTAATTTTTCTTTTACATAATTAAACGGTCTACTTTTATATGCTGCTTTCCATTTCTGTATTTCCGCTTCAATTCTATCAATTTTATTTTGAATAATATAAGCTTCTCCCATTATAAGATAGCCATTATCCACTTTCTCGTAATAAATAATTCCTTTATCACATCCCTCCAATGGCTCAATTATCATTACGAAATTTCCATCAGGATTACTTTCACTTTTATAACATTTATCCCAATCAACTTCAGAAATAAACAGACCTGACTTATTTAATTTATTTACTTTTATCGTACCTTTCATTTTCCCTACCTTCCTTTCAAAAGAAACACGCATTTGTTATGCTTCTTTAAACTCCTCTTTTGGATCAACAAACTCTATCTTCTGAACCCAAATCGTACACTGATATTCTTCTTTCAGATGTTTGTACGCAAGTTTTGCACTCTCTTTATTATCTACAGCACGAAGACACTCTAAACTTCCATCTGTGTTATAACAACCTAATCTGTACTTCATGATTCTATCCTCCTTCTTGTGAAATATCCATTTACTCTGCGTTTTCTTCTACAAATCCAACTTCATAAAACGAATCAATGACAGAATCAAAAGCATCTTCATGAATTTGCACCACATGACCACATTTACATTTATATCTCCAACCTGTGAATGAATATGAATCTTCGCATTCACAAGAATCTGTTTTCATAGATTCTACAAGTTCTATTTCTCTTTTACATTTTGGACACTGACCAAAAAGATGAAAACTCAAAACTTTATTTTTGGTTGAAACTTCTTTTGTTTCATCCTGCAAATTTATTCCAATACTACCAATTCTTACCATTGTTCATTTTCCTTCCACCTTGAAATATCTGTTTACTCTGCTATTACATTTATCGAGATAATAAAATCCTTATCTTCCTGCTCATTATCTTTTAGGGACAATTAAATTTCCTGTTAATGTAACTTCGATTCCGTTTTCATACTTTCTAAGACTTCCCTTTTCAACCTCAAAATCATTATATTTAAGAAAAATACTATCTCTTCCATTGTATTCAGCTACAATTTTTCCATCCAACCATACATAGACATTTTCATTTTCGCTTATATATGATAATAAATCATCTAATCGCATAAATTATACCCTTCGCTTTCTTCTGCCTCTTTCAAGCTCTCTTCATCTACAATGCAGTAACAACCAAGTGCATCTCCAACTCTTTCATTATCAACTCCAAGCGATGTAACAATTTCGTTGAATGTGCCTTCGCTATAATCATCTCTGTAGATTTCAAGGTATTTCTGTCCTTTAGTTACATAGTGTTCTTCAGTTCTTCTTCTGAAACAATCTAAAGCATTTTGCAAGCAATCGGCTTTTCTCTTTGCATCATTCCAATAAGTAAAATATGTTCCATGTGCCCACTGCTGATCTTCTGGTTGCATTGGATCGTAACCGCTAACAACCGCATACTGTGTATCAGTTTCGCTTTGCAATAAGGCATAATTATCTTTCCGTAATAACTCTGTCCATTTCATGTTCTTACACCTCCTATTCAATCACTTCTACTTCTTCGCTTGATCCTATGAGCATTAAATCTTTCATTGGACAATTTTTATTCAAACAATCTGCCTTAAATATGAATCCATCATTTGATGTACAGATCCATTCTTCTTTCATGTGCTTAAATTTTGTTCCAACTTTAATATTTCTTGTCTGCATAGTTTTATACCTCCACCAAATTGTTCTCTTTTATAAGTCTTTCACGAACCATTCTGTTTAAATCCTTATTGACTGCTATAATTTTATGAGAAGTTCGATTCATGTAAATAAAATGACTTCCCCTACACCGTGTAAATCTATAACCATTCCGTAACAGAATCGTCTCGAATTCTCTTAATTGTTTTGTCTTTCTATATGCCATAATTCATCTATCCTTTCCTTATTATAATGTGTTTGCCCGTATAGCCTGATAGCGCAGCTTAGTTTCATTTTTACCGATGTTTCATATTGATCACTCGCTTTCTAATTGTTTATTCTCTTAAATTGCCTTTACCCTTGAAGATTTCTTAGTAGTCTTTGCAGTTCTCTTCTTCTCTGTAAACGGACTTTCCATTTCGTAGCGAACAATTTCGGACAGATAATCAAAAATCTGTGCCTGTGTTTTATCCATAATATTCTCTACAAAATATTCAGTTCCCTTACAATGTTCAAGTAAAGCAGCTTCCATTTCGTCTGTTCTTCCGTCTGTGTAAGCATATAATGCTTTTAAAGCACGAATAATTTTCGCTGTATATGCTTTCCCATTATACGAATCTGCATATCCATTCCATTCGAGATTTCCAAGCAGTTTCAGCATAGAATCAAGAAGATTTACGTTTGTCTGCACAAGATGAATACCGTCTGAAATTGATGTAAGAGTTCCAACGGTATTTGTTGTATCATCATCTCCTTTTACTGCAACATTATTCTTATGACAAATTTCCTGTAATTTTACATAATCTCCCTTACCACCTGCAATAGCAGCCTTGTAAATATCCATAGGTTGCATTTTTACTCTATCCTGTGACTGGTTAATAAACAAATCAATCGCTTCCTCAAGAGAACATTCCATAATTTCAACAACTACAGAATCCATTTTCGCTTTGAATGCTCCATAAATTCTGTGCTGACCATCAATAACCCATAATCTTCCTTTGTAAAATAATACCTTCGGAACATCCCATTTGTACTTGTTATATGCATTACCGATTGTGTATGCTCTTGCAAGTTTTAATCTTCTCTGCCATTCAGGAATGTGGATATACATTGGATCTACTACAAGCTGAAGCTTATCTCCAACCATACTGTTTCGTTTTGCGTCCTTAATCATCCGTGAAATATAATCCGTTTCCATTTTGCCGGTAAATCCTTCTGCGTTTCGTGCTTCCTGCATTTCCATTTCTGCTTCTTTTGCTGTTAAATAAACTCTCTTACACATAATTGCGTCCTCCTAGTAGTTTTTTTTGCATTAAAATAGCGACTACTTATTTCGCAGTCGCTTTGATTTCTCTTGCCTTTACCATTGCATTATTCATTTCAATACAAATTCCATGACAAGTTCTCCTGTCTCCACATCGCTTACATAGTGAAACGAACAATGTTTCTTTAATTTCCTTTGCCATTTAGATCTCTTCTCTCTCTAAAAGTGTTTCGTAATATTGGCTTTCGCTTTCAAAAAGCTGGTATTTTCCATTGATCCAACCCATATAACCATCCGGTACTTCATATCCTTTCATCTATTTTTTCGCCTCTCTTTCTGCTCTTCTTGCTAAATTATTTTCGCTATCTGGGCAAATTCCCATAGCTAAAAGTGATTCTTTTGCTGTTTTGCCTTTTGTAATTGCTATTAATAAGGCATAGTAGTTATTTTTCAATGTTTCGTTCATAGTATTATTCTCCTTTTTAAAGTAATCCACATGCAGATAATAACTTCTTTGCAAATGGATGTTTATTTGCTTCGAGTTTGCGTTTTAAATCACGGTTATATCGATCTTCGTAATAATCACGTTCTTCCTGTGCGATTTCTGCTTCTGGACGATTATCAATAACATCATAACCATCCTTAATGATAATTATCATTTGCATTTCCTCCTTGTATCTGTACTAAAAAAGCGATGCTAACGTCTGTGCTAACATCGCTTTGCTCATATTATGGGTTTTGATTCCATGGTTTCGTTTTACTTCTGTCCGGACACTGTAAATCCGTGATGGTTTGCTTGCTTTTGCTACTTCATAATCACAATAGGTTGCGTGAATTTGTTTTGCTTTCTCTGACATTGTTTTTACTTCCTTTCTTATTATTTACCACTCTGCACCGCTGTATCTGACCTGTAAGATAATATCATCAGTTACCTTTTCTGTTCCATTACTATCCATGAGCATAGATACTACATCTCCTTTGGAATAATCTTCACAGCCACGGAATTTCCAAACATTTCCGTTGTAGTCCTGCGCAGTGACAACATTTTTCTTCCTGTTTACCTTGACTACTTTTGCGGTTAATGGATAGGTTTCGTTTTCTTCCAGATCTTTGAAGTGCGGAAGTTTTTCACAGATTTTTGAATATGAATATCCGTCTACCTTGTTGAACTGCTTTGTTGTATCGCCAAGCTCAAAGCAGAGATATCCATATTTGTCATAGAAATAACCAGCAATGTCACAGATTGGGATTGCATTTGTGACGCTGATCTGCTTTGGAGTTGAGGCATTGACTGTTTGCGTTGGCTGCATTGTGCCTACTGTATAGGATGTAAGGATTGTTGCTGTTGCAAGAATAAGTGATAATAATTTCTTTTTCATATTTGTTCTCCTTTTCTGTTTGTCTTTTAGTATAAAAATAGCACCCGGAAATTGGGTGCTTTTGGTTTGCGTTTATATTTGAAGCATTGTTACATTTGTTTTAGTTTTGCTTGAAGTTCTGCTATTTGCTGTTGAACCTCTTGTTTTGCCTGTTGTTTCTCTATATAATCGCTATCAGGGATAAATTCCATTATTTCATCAGGCATACATTGAAAATAATCACAGATACGACAAATGATTTCTGTTGTTATATTTCCGTTATGAAGTAGTTTTTGCATAGTTGCTCCACTAATTCCAGCATTATCTCTAAAATCTTTTTGCGTAATTTTATTTTCCTTCAACTTATTGAAAAGCCTGTTGTATTCTATTCTCATGTTTTTATATGCCTCCAATGTCATTCATCTCCTTTCATTCTAGCATATAATTTTGCTTTTGTAAAAGGGCAAAGTTATCCCTTACCCTTTAATTTCCGCAGACTGTTTTACGTTTCCCAACCTTTAAGCGTTTGCTTTTCCAACGTGCAACACATATAACAGAAAATAGCATTCTGATACAGTTCGTCATCTTCTGCAATACGTTTCCAATTTGCATGAGTATCATCTGCGTTTGCCTTTAGTCCTCCGCCATATTCCTGCCATATAGTATAGCGTGAGCCTACGTTCATTTCGGACAGCATTTTATCCATCTGACGCAAAGACTCTATTCTACGGTTTACAGACCATTCATTAATTTTTAGCATGGTAATCCTCCTATTTTGCCTTTATAATTTTACCATACTATCAAACCTCCATTCTAGTGCTAATATGCACTATGAAAAGGCAGACTTTTAGTGCGTTCTGCCTTTCGGTACTGCATATTATTATCTAATATTTGATGCAACAACACTTGCGTTTCCGTGACCATACCAGTGTGCAGTTTCCGTTACTTCATTCCAACGCAACGGGTTATTGATCTGATATGTGTTAATTCGTGAACCTGTTCCCTTTTTATGCAAAGCATAGCTTTTCATCATGTTTTGGCAATCATCAAAGGACAGATTTTCCCTTTGAATTTTAGGAATATAACCCAACTTTTCGCAGACAGATTTTACCCACTTATAGCATGGATGATCTGCATTTACTAGGCACAAAGTCCAACATGTTCCATTGAAAATATTTACAGGTAACTTTCCGTTAGTGAGCCTGTAGTCATTACATACCCAAAATATGCGTTTACCTTGTTTATCCGTGAAACGTCCGTAGATTGAGCCTGGATAGATTGTGAAATTATCTGGAAATTGTGTGACCGTTCCCTTACAAAGTCGAATATAAAATTTTGGTTCGTGTTTGATTTTTGGCATGGTTATACCTCCTAAATTTAGACAGACTTTGAGCCTGGATTTTTCACTTTAAAAGTTAAAAGGATGAGCAGGGAATCGAACCCTGCACCCCTACTGTTTGCGCAGTATCATCCTATTTTGTTTCGCTTTTCTCTTCTGTAGTTTCTGGCTTAATAACCTCATGTTTTGACGCATTATCTAATACTACTGCACAAAGAGTTGTAAAAGCTGAAATCTGTACTTTTTTATTGCCTGACTTGTCTGTGTAGTTAAAGTCTGAGAATTTTACAACTTCTACTCCATCTTTCTTAGATTTAGACTGTTCACGTTTAGCAGAACCGCCAAAAGTTGCAAGGAAGTTGCGCAGATCCTTATCTGTAAAATCGGATTTTTTGGTCTTAATGCCGTAGAAGTGATCGCCTTCAGAGCCGATTAACTTATTAAATATAGGACGTAAAGCATCTTTTAAATCTTTCATAGAACCCTTGTTATAGTAAACCTGTACTGCCTTAGAAATATCAACACCGCCTTTTTCAGTGTCGAAAATATCAGCATCCAGCTGTACATTTTTATAGATAGCATGAGCCATTAAAATAATATGTACACGGTCAGTTGGACAAAGTGCGGTCACGTTGTCAATCGGTAAAAGTGTAGCAATTTCATCTTTTAAAGCAATAATCTCTTCACGGTCTTTGATGAATTGACCTGCATCGTTACCTAAAGTCTGATTGATAATACTAGCGTCACAAGTCATAACGTCAATATCAGCGTGTGCATCCTCTAATGCTTTTTTACCATCCTTGAATGATTTTTTATCCTGCATCCGTGATAATTCAGTGTTACGAACTAAAGTTCTAACGTGTCCTGCAAAGTCGAAAGTTGTGTCCTTTAAAGAATTAGTTTTTGAGTAGAATTTTTCAGATTTTAACATAATGTCTCCTTCTCTCATTTAACGCATGAGTGCAATATAATTATTTTTTTGGTAAAGTCGCAAGTGGAATCGAACCACTTCTCAAATGTGCTTAATTCACAACCGCTTAAAAAAGCGTAGACTGAGCCTGCTCAATGCGACTGGATAATTCAACATTTTTCATGTTTACTTGGTGGCTTATTATTGTAATGTGCGGAATGTGCTTATTGTAATAATTTACAATTACACTGTATAGCTTGCGTACCCTGCTATACTTATGTCATATTGCCATACTTTTAACGCTTGACATATAAAGCGGTACTGTACTATTTAATCTTGTTAGGTTGAAACAACCTCTTTGAATGTGGTATAATAAACCTGTTATGTAATTTAATGTTTTTACCACAAAACAAGTGATACACTTGTAAAGATTATTTAATACGTTTATGAGTTGCTGTCTTGCCGGTTACACATCGCCGGAATGGTAATTAGTAGCCACTTGACTACTAATGAGGTTTCTATCGTTCCTACTATTCACGTGCCTGCTATAGTGTGGCTTTACTGAATTGTTTCATTAAGGTATCAATTCAACCTCTTAATAACTGCTATCAAGTGCCCTGTACGTTGCTATATATGATAGCTTTTTTAATCCGCTTTGGAATGGCTGTACAAGTAGCCGTGAGGTTTTACATCATTCTTGGATGGGTTCTATCTTGACTAATGATGTCAAGTGAGGTTCGGTGTCCTCTTTACAGATGTGCTAACAATGGGACTTGTTTTATGTCCTATCCCTTCGGACAACTGTATAATAGTCCTTTTTTGTGAGATATTCAAGTCTTTTTCATAAGATTTTATAGTTTTGTGAAATATGTGTAGTTTTAGTGTGGTTATGGTGTGTGTTATTGTGAAATTTTAACAATAGAATTATAGGTTGGTTTTGTGTGGTGGTGAACTGTCCCATTTTTAGACAGGTTTTATGGTATAAAGTGGAGAATGTGAACCTAAAAATGATTGATTTTGATATAAAAGTGGTGAATGGAAACGATATTAAGATTATATTGGATTATAACAATATTAAACTATATATCATAGAATCAATAACTACTACACATAGTTTTTAATACTATTTGTTGTAAAAATCGGATCAGGAAAAGAATGTATAATATATATCTATTATACACTGTTTTTGCCTAACCGGGGGTAGTTAAAACTAAAATAATAGTCACATTTTGGCAGCATCCGCATAGCTGGTTATTCCACAGACTTTCTTCAAAATTTTACCTTGTCGATATCTTCAAAAATCCACCAAAATCAAGCAAAATTCTATTTTTATTCAAATAAATATGTTATCGCATACCATATCGTCAAACCCCTTATAAATCAGGCATTATTTCGATTTATATCCCATTTTTCAATTTTCTAAATTTCAAAAAATTTAATTCGAAATTAAAAACCCCATAAAATTCAACACTTTTCACGATATCGTTTTTTCAATAAAAAATCCAATCAAAAAAGAGAATAAATAAATGTAACAAAATCAATTTTCATTTAAGGAGGATTTATATGATAAAATATTTAGACACATCTACATTAATTAAATACACATCAGGAAATAATAAAGGGCACTTCAACTGGAAAGAAAATATTGGGAAAGAATTAGCGTTCCAATATGATGATTTAACTGGAACAATCAAAATAATTGATTATAAATCTGTTAATCGTAATAATCTCGTAACTATTCAATATCAAGACAACATCATGGCAACATCTACGTCTAATCTTTTACAACTTAAAATTCCAAGTTTTCTAAATAAAAACAAAAATAACAGCAATTATACATATAAAATTGGAGATATTATTGATAAAGATTTTCAGAAATCAAAAGTGATAGAACAAACCAGAATTTCTGTTAAAGCAACTAAAAACTATGAAACAACAAGAGGATATAAGCTTAAATGTTTATATTGTGGATATAAATATCAAACTCGTGAAGATAGAATTTCTTCATGTCCTGTCTGTGGTATTCGCAGCTCATGGACAGAGAGATTTATATTTTCAATATTCATACAAGCAAAAATAGATTTTGAAGTACAAAAGGAATTTGAATGGTTACAAAATAGGTGGTATGATATTTATCTTCCAAAATATAATGCAATTATAGAAATAAATGGAATACAACATTATGAACCAACTAAAAATTCAAATCGAGAACAAAAATCAGCAGAACAACAATACCTTGAATGTATATCATCGGATAAATTAAAATATGATACAGCAATAAAAAACGGATTATCATATTATGTTATAGATGCAAGAGATCAAAACAATCTATACAATATAGCAAAATTTGCACTAACTTTTATTGATTTTTCAAATATATCAGCATTTGAATGTGGGAAATTCGCTACAAATAATATGGTTAAAAAATATTGTAATTTATGGAATAAAGGATATTCTGTAGATGAGATTTCTCAAAAATTAAATTGTTCTATCGGAACAGTTCAAAGAAGACTTAGAGAAGGAACTCAGTATCATTTATGCAATTATAGCAAAGAACGAAATATGAAAAGTCATAAGATAATCAATCCAAATAAGAAATAAATTATAATTGATGACAGGTGAAAACATCTGTCATTTTTTATTAAAATTACATTTTTATCTTCTCTCATCTCCAATATAGTTGGCTACCATAAAACTACATATAAAATTATCAAGACAGTAATTGCACTGTCTTATTTTATGTCCAAATATACCACTACACTCTCTGACACTCATATTAGCCCAAATAAGCCATTTTAACTCTTATCCTAGCAACTCTTCACTAATACAATAAAAATCGTTTTTAGAGGTATTTTACAACGTCAAATAAAAGAGAATTAAATCATACATTTGTACAATATCACCAATTCCACAACTATATCAATTTGCAATTCTATACATATTTACCAACTATCAATTAGAATATCACACAAATATCTTATGCGACAGTATAAAAATAGTCCCTTGATAGGGACGGTATTTCTGACGTTATGAAGAAATAATTTTAGGCAGACTTACCTAAATTCAACCAATAAAAAGGACTATAGCTAATAAAGCTATAGTCCTATAATTCAATTATTTATAGATTATATAGTATTCACATTTTGAAATATTGTTTCTTTCAATGAAAGTAGCTGCTTTTTCATCAGATATTTTTATTTTTTCATTTGCTGGAACAATAATACAAGTTCTGATCCATTCGTTATATACCACATTTCCATTTGAATCATAATACATTGCATATAAATCAAATGATTGGGTTTTATGATTTGAATTGTTTATAAATGCAATATCTTTTATTATATATCTATCAGAATCTCCAATATATTCATCTGATATATTCATATCTACATCTGTAGGATAATCGCATTTTATCGCACTTTCAATTGTTATATCCATTTGTTGACTATAAATTTTAGAACTAGAACCTTGATTTTCAATATATGCATATAATGGATATGAAATATCGCTATGTGAATTTATTTTAAATGATCTTATTATTTTCGATAGATAATATCCATTATTATCATGGAACTGAGCATTAAATCTAAGTTGAACGGGAAAATCATTATTATTGTGAAAAATCAGCCTACAAGCTTTACCATTACAAACATTTTCATATTTCTCAACTTCATAAATTATATTATCTTTACCATCTAAATTCTTCACTGTAACAATACACTTTTTATTTATATTTTTATATTTGGCATGAATTTCAGTTTTTCCAGAACTAATACCAGTCACTTTACCGTTTTTATCTACTTTTGCAATATTAGGATTATAAGAATTCCATCTAATGCCCTTTTTAAGACCACTTACTTTCAATTTAAAAGTATCACCAACATAAATTGTTTTTTTAGTGTAGTTCAATTTGATTTTCGCTGCTTGTACATTTGAAGGCGAAATAATCGTCAACATCATCACAAATGATAATACAACAGCAAGTGATTTAATAATTTTCTTCATAAACAATTTCTCCTTTAAAATTAGATATATTCATTTTACTACCAAAAGAACAATAGTGCAATAATTACATTTTTATAAAGAGAGAATAATACATCAAAGGAGGAATTAAATATGATACAAGAAAATGAAATACCAAAATATCTCAAGTCAACAGAAAGTGATGTCTCAAAAAGTAACCGCAAATCAAAGCACAAACATCATTATGAAGAATGTTTGATTCAATATAAATGGAATTTTAAAAGTAACGCATTTACTCAAGAAGAAAAAGAACGTATTCATACATCATTATGCAGTTACTGTACTATCTGTGGAAAAATTGGAGGAATAATTAAAAATAGTAAATATCAGGAAGAGATCGAAACATTGCAGAAACAAAGACAAATAGGTAGTAATTTTTGGATAAGTATATCAGGTGAAGAAATTTATAAAATGTATCATGATGAGCTACCAGTATTTTTTATAGATAATATCTTCACAGAGAAGTACGTTAATTTGAAACAGAATTATAATCCAAATGGAGAATAAAATTAATAGGTATATCATATATGTACCCAAATGAAGCCATCAATCCAAAATACCATGTACCTAAATCAACCAATAACAATCAAACAAAAAATTATGGAGCTTGTATGAAGCGTAGCGAAATACAAGCGTAATATTCTTCTCTTGATAATATGAGTCTATATAGATATAGACTGCACAAAATTGATAGCTGGGATGTACCCAAATGAAGCAAATTTTCACTTTTAGGTACATGCTGTATGTACCTAAATGAATTTTTAACAATTTCATGCAAGTGCAATTTTTAATATTTTTGCGAATTCAAATGGCGAATATATTATTGAACTACTCACCACACTCACATCTCACAAATTGTAACTGTAAATTTGGTTTTAGAAGAAAGGAAAGAAATGTTATCAGAAGGAAAAATTAAAATATCTGAATTAAAACCACATCCTCAAAATAATTTTTACTTTGATGATATGGAAGGTGATGCATGGGACTCATTACTGCAATCAATAAGTACATCTAATGTAACCAATGCAATTACCATAACTCAAAATAAAGTAATCATATCAGGTCATCAGCGAATACGAGCTTGTAAGGTATTAGGAATCGAAGAAGTTTCATATAAGATGATTGAATATGAAAATGAAAATCAAGAAATTAAGGATCTTATTGAGTCCAATCTACGTCAGAGAGTTCTTGGAAATACGAATCCTGTTAAATTAGGAAGGTGTTTTTCATTTTTAAATGAATATTATGGATTTCATCAAGGAAATGGTTCAAATCAACATGAGCAAAAGGAAAAACTTTTTACTTTTGCTAACTCAGATATTCCATCAAATCAAACAGAACTTGCTGAGTCATATGGAATCACAAAACAAACCATGAACAATTACATGCGTATGGCAAGTATGATACCAGAATTAGAGGATTTGGTTGATACAGGAATTGTCACAAAGGATACAGCTCTTGCAATTATTCGTAATTTATCATCCGATGAACAGCGTGATCTCATATCTTCTTTGGATATAACCAAGAAAATAACAAAAAAAGAAGCAAAAGAATATATAAAGACAATAAAAGAGTTAAAGGCAGAGAATAAAGAGTTGAAAGATACTTCACCTGATTCACTCACCATCTCTACTTTAAAAATTGAAAAAGAACAACTTGAAAAAGAGAATAAGATATTGGAATCTCAAAAGAGAATATCTGACGATTTAGCTGCTGAATATAAATCTCAATCTGAAGAGTATATGAAAGTAAAAGAAAAGCTTGCACATATGGGCACTAAACCTAATGGTGACTACAATACTTTCAATGCTGCTGTAAAAATCACTGAGCTAAACAGCTCTCTTATGGATTTACTTCAAAATCAACTCGCACCACTTAAATACCAACAATACATTTATGCAATAAAAGAGAATAAGATACTGAGAACAAATTTAATTTCAACTTTGCATATGTTGAACGATTGGTATGAAACCATGCTCTCCTATTTAGGAGAAGAAACAAACGATGAAAATATTATTGATATTGAAATGGAGGAAAACTAAATATGAAATTTGGAAGAAATTATGACACTGAAATTATGGAATTAAATCAGAAAACAACTGGATTAAGAACCGACACTGATAATAATAAATCAGACATTATTTCTATTGGGAATGAATTTGGCAAATATAAATTAGAGATGAATAATATTGTAAAGTCTTTATTAGAAGAACATCATAATCTCCTAAAAGAATATAATGATTTAAGAATTGTGATAATGAATCTTAAAGAAGATGCTAAAAAAGAAATAGAAATAAAAGACACAACAGATATGATGACATGCGCTGACATTTGCGACCAGCTTACAGATGTAAAATATCTTAATCCAACAAGTTTAAAATATTATCTTTATGAATTAGGATTATTAACATTAAGTATCAATAAACGTCTTAATACATATAAGGCTGTTTCTAATTATAAAGATATTAGTACAGATATTAGTCAGTATATGCATGTTAAAGGTCGTGTTATTACTTTTGATAAAGATGCAATTGAATATTTTAAAAAGCATTTGAATGATTTAAGAGAGTCTGCAAATAAATATACAAGAAAGTTAGAACAATTTTCTAAATCAAAAGACAATATTGATACACTTCAAGTTAAGAATTACGAGGATGAAATTAAAAGTATTTGCGGTATTGGAAATAATTTTGACAAATCTAAATGGTCTAAAATTTATAATATTTACAAAAAAAATCATCCAAATTTTTGGAATGAACATAAAAAATATGCAGATACTTATATGTTGGAACATCCTAATGAGAAAAGACCTACTGTTATTGCATATTTAGTTCAGCAATGTGGTGATGGTGATGTATTGCTTAGAATTGCTTGTGAGTTATTTGTAGCATAGTGAGGTGAAATGTCTTGCCAAACTATGTAAAAATTCCACGAGAAATCATTTATGACAAGGATCTCTCATCTAAACGTGTGATAATCTTCTCATATCTTTGTGCAAGGCGTTCACTTGATGACACAGTGGCATTTTCTACAACAGAACTTTGCCACTGGTCTAAATTGAAACCCAATTATAGAGATGGAAAGATAAATCAGAAATATTATGAAGTTCTATTACTTCTCTCTCATTATGGATACTTTGAATCGTGTCCAGATTTTGAAAAATGTCTAAAAGAAAAGACCAATTCGGTCAAATACCAGCAAGTAAAACTTAATATAGAAAAATTTGATGTACCTGACAAGTTTGGAATTATTTATTTTGATGAGTTGGATGCAATATTAAATTTCAAAGAAGAATTGAAGGATAAAGAGATTGATACTACAAGAATATCATCAGCCTATATTCTACTTGTGCTCTCTTATATTCGTGTCAATTTGAATCGAATGGATAGCAAACCACTATGTTGCTATAGATATTTTAAGACTATTTCAGAAGATGTTGGACTTTCTGAAAGATATGTTAGTCGTATAGTTGACATTTTAGAAGAACTCAAAATTGTAAAATGTCAGCCTATGAAGAGAGAAAAATATATTAAGGATGGCAAAGAAAAATACGCTACTACTCCAAAGGTATTTGCTGATTATAGACGTTTTATTCATGATCAACATGGACAAAGGATTGATGATAAATATGATCCATGTGAGGAAATAAAAAAACAGATAGAACTTTTGGAGAATAATAAAATATAGAAACCATAAACGCAGCACTCAAAGGAGCTGATTGCAATGAACAAATTTTTAAACAGTAAAGGAGAACTAATTAATGAATAGAACCATATCAATTACATCAAAGAACCATAAACATGCAAATACATATGGGGGGAATATTTATATATCAGATTTTTGTACTGATTATGAAGGCAGTCGAAATATTGCTGATAGAATCATTTCGGATTGGAAAGACGATCTTTCACGTCATAAACAAATGGAAAACAATATCAGAAATTATAGAGAAAGGAAGATGAATAATGGCAGATATAAATATGAGCGTATCAATTGAGGAGCAGGAAATTTGTATTAATGCAATGCGTGATGAGAAATTTGCAACAATTTATGTTTCAGATTCTACATATATTACGAAATTAGACAGGTTATGTAAGGAAAGTCCTGATATGTACTCTCTCATTCAAGATACTGGTAGAGGTAAGAAATATTTATTAAAGGATAAATCATTAATCAGCTTTAGAGCAAAGAAACGTGAACTTACAGATAAACAGAAGAAACAGGCGGCTGAACGTATGAGAAAATATCAAGCTAGTAAATCTAACTGAGATACCCTTTCTAGCCAGAATTTTTAATGTACACCATTGTACAGAAAATTCTAACCTTATTCATGGAGAAATACTCGTCTAAGAATTACATTTTTCAAATTACTATATACTACAATAAATAGAAAGAAGGATTACATTATGCCAAGAAATTATTATCAAGGAACAATGATTACAGTTGAATTACCAAAGAATCAATATAAAGGTTATGTTATTGATTGCGTATACAGATATGTCAAAGATATGAACAAGTATGCACTGAGTATGTGGCTTCGTAATACTGAAGTTGACGACAGAATGCAGATTTGCTCACAGGAAATTAATACTCAATACATTACAAGCACAAGAGAGAATATAAAGAAGGATGTGTGTGCAATTGTTGAGCAAGCTGCCAATAGTTCATACTTCGACAAGTCGATTGAGACTTATGAGTATACACAGAAATGTTTTGAGCGTGGCAATGCTGAGTTTGAGAATGAAGAGAACAGATCATGAGTTGTCCATATTGTAGAGGAATAGGTGAACATGATTATAGATGTCCTCTTTGGCAGCCAAGTAAAAAAGCAAGAGTTAAGTGCGGTTATTGTGATGAGTATATTCTTGAAGGTGACGATTACGTTGAGATTAATGGATGGACTTATCACAAAGACTGCTTAACTGTTAATAGGCTACTTGATTTAATGGGAGTTATTACAAAGGAGATGTCGTATGAATTGGATTAAGGAAAAGATAAAATGGATTATTTGTAAGCTTGATAGACTTGTACCTAAGATGCATGACTTGCCTGACGTTGTGTATATTAAATGGATTGGCAAGGAGTTCATAATTAAGAAGTAAATAGAAATTTCATTAGGAGAATATATAAGTGTAAAGAAAATTTTATTAAAGGAGGATTTATATGGTCAATTATGAACCAGAGTTAATGTACGCATTGGATTCTAAAAGTGAATATGCCGATTGGAAGAATGTTTACAATGTAAGTGGCAGTGACGTACTTTATTGTCCTATTTGTTTAGGAAGAGTCAAACTTTGGAATGGACAAGATCCAAATAAAGCATACAAAAAGCAAAGATGTTTTCATCATATTGATGGAATGTGTTCACAAGAAAGTAGAATCCATTTTGCTTATAAAACATGGTTACTTGAGCAAGGAAGTAAATTTAAAGTTGGAGAAATTATATATGAAGTTGTTAACTCAGAAATTGAAAAGACGTTTCATACTAAATTTGGTGACTACCGCCCTGATATTACTGTAGAAACCACAGAAGGGAAAAGTTTTTATATTGAAATAGCAGATACAAACAAGAAAACTGATGACTATATTGAAAAATGGGACGAACTTGGATGCGATGTTTTGGAATTAGACGTAAATGACCAGCTAATAAAAGCAACAACAGCAGAGATTCCAGAATTTGATATCATTTACTCCTCTTCTACTGGTGAATGTTATATTAAACATTATACGAGGCAAGATTATGATGATTTAATTACAGAAAGAAAGATTTATTGGAAGCGAAATGATCTTATTAGATATAAAATTCAATGGGAACGATTGGACTGGTTTTGGAGAAAACTTCAAGATTTTTATTCTGGAAATTCTAAAATTGATGTTTTAATTGAAGCATTTAAGCAGATGGATTCAGAAGACCAACGTTTCGTATGTAAAAGAATGAGAGGTAAACATACTTCATTAAGATATGAATTAGAGAATAATTATACTGATAATGAAGATAAAGAGAAAGCAAATATTAATCATATTAGTAAAACGATTAGAGAAATTAATAAAGAATTTTATTTATCAACAACTAATGGTTATCCATATTTATGTAGAGATCATCATTCTGTAGAATTTAGGAAAAGTTTGTATGTAGCCTATATATACGAGATAAACAAATCAACAACTCCTGCGGATGTATATAATTATTTTTATGAATATATAAAAAGCTATTTAGAAGAAGAAAAAGAACGAAAGCTGAAACAAGAAAAATTAAAATTGGATATTCAAAACCAATATGAACCAATTTTGTCGTTTTACAATGAGAAAGTTAATAACTGTAAATATAAAACTTGGAAAATGAGATATTGGATGGATAATCGTTTTAATTATTCATGTGAAATTGTTTTATTTGATTATTCTTACGCATCCAGTTTTACATTACAAACGAATTTATCAAAAGATAAAAACGATCTATATGAAGAAATAAGAGAAAGTATCTTAGAAAGAATGGTGTATTTAAAGATTAAAGCCAAAGATGCAATAAACAAAGAAATTAGAATTATGGAGGAATATTAGAATGACAAATAATACAGGAGTTTACATACCATCTATTGATGCAAAGGATATTTATTTATCAGCACATTACATTGAGGAAAATCCAGAAGGATATAATTTAAAACTCAAAGATGGACAGTATAATTTACGAAAATTTATCAATACACTTGATTACAGTTTGGATCTTATAGAATTAAAAGATATTTACTATAAAAAATTTAGAAAACATGATTTTTCATTTAGAATTAAAAAACACGACTACTCTGTGAATGTAATTAATCTCACATTCAAGTATTCTGTTAAAGCATGGAATCAGATGAATAAAAACACTTTTGTTAGACTTGGATATGACTATAGAGAATTATTATTCGAAGATGGTATTGCCAAAAATAGCAAAGGTGAAATCGTTGGGATTAAGACGAATGAAAAAATCGAAAATCCGATTGATGTACCAAAACCATTTGTTAAAAAGCAGGTAAATATTTATGATAAAAAGGATAAATCTATTATTAAAGAGATTCAAACTCAGTACCACAAAAAGGGTGAACCTAAGACTATAAAGACAAATGCAGAACTTAGAACTGAGTTGTATAAAGATGGATTTATATGTAATGGTATTAAATATTGTCGTATGAAACGTTCTACTGGTTCAGCAAGAGTTGGTAAATGTCTTTTTATCAGAGAAGATTTATATGAATCAATTTTAAAGTTCAGTTCAGGTGGTCTTAAATACAATCAAGGTGATCCAATTGATTTAGCAGCATATGAGGGATATATTGCTCTCCCATCAAGCAGCATTATTGATACCATTCAAATTAAACCAGAAAATATTCTTTTAATTGATGATTATGATAGTGTGTTTAACGAGGATGTAATCGAGACTCATGATGAAGACGGATGGCTTAAAACCACTGAAAAGAATTGTAAAATCACAAATACAATTTGGGATGGTCAGTCTCTTATGGATATATCTCTATTTGGTGATTATTCAGAATATGGTATGCTTCTACTTAGAAATCTAATGTTCAAGTCTTGTTGTTTCAACTGCAATATCCAACAATGGTTCAAAGATAATAATATAACAGATGTATCTCAGCTCAACGGTAAAACAAGAGCTACGTGCATTGAAGATGTAAAGTTAATTACTACACCTAACAGTATTAAATATTTGAAATTTAGTACATGGGATGAATGGCTTGACCATTTATATCCTGATTTTGGCGTTGTAAAGCATGATAAAAAAACTCACTTCTTTGGTGGTCGTTTAGTACAGACTCATTATCAATTACTCAATACTCTTCAGATGTCAAAAGATGAAGTAAGGGAATTTTTGCAGGAATCGCTCGACTTTGCACAAATGCTTAGAGATAGACCAGAAGTTGTACGCTATTACATTAAATATCCTGATATTGATGAAATGTCACCTATGGATAAGCCTATGAGTAGTAAGAATGATGTAGTTTATAACTTAATGTGTGTGAATGATAATTTCACCAAGACAAAATATTATCAAGACTTTTTACACGATTTATTGGCATCATATTATAAGAATCTTAAAAATGGACATATTTATGTAAATGGCAATTACTCTACTCTTCTTGGTAATCCAATAGAGATGTTGCAGCAATCAATTGGTAAGTTTGAAGGAAAAAGTCAGATTGGAATTGGTAATATACATAGTACACGCTTTGAATATAATAAAACTCTTCTTGCTAGTCGTTCACCTCATGTTACAATCGGAAACATTTGGCTTCCATATAATACGGAGAATAAATTGATAGATTGTTATCTTAATCTTACAAATGAGATTGTGTGTATTAATTCTATCGGAGAAAATGTATTACAGAGACTATCGGGTGCTGACTTTGATAGTGATACAGTAATGTTGACAGATAATGAAAAACTCATTCGTGCAGCTGAAAGAAATTACCACTTATTCAAAACTCCAACATCGTTTGTAAGCTCAACAAAAGTTAAAAGATATTATACGCCTGAACAACAAGCAGATCTTGATATTAAAACATCTGTAAATAAAATTGGTGAAATTGTCAATCTGTCGCAAGAGTTAAATTCTTTGCTTTGGGACAAGATGTACCATGGAGCAACTTACAACGACATAAAAGAATTGTATTATGATATATGTCAATTAGATGTAATGTCTGGAATCGAAATTGATAAGGCAAAAAAAGAATTTATCATCAATAATGGTAAAGAGCTAGATAAGTTACGTGAAAAGTATGATGAGTTTGTGCGTGAATATGAAGAGAATGAAGAAGGCGAATTAGTAAGAGGCAAAAAGCGTATGCCACACTTCTTCTCTCATATTTCTAAACAAAAGGGATATTACAATCCTGATAAGAAACATTATTGTAAATGTCATACTTCAATGGATTATTTGCAGACAATTATTAATGGATTTAAAATCAAGAATCCTTATAAAAAAGATTGGCTTCCTTTTGTATCTATATTAGACAACTCTTTATTTAGGACATCTAGCATAAATCAAAAACAGATAAATCGAATTTATAGTATTTTAAAGAAATACATAAATGAAAGGAAAAATATATTCGCCATTGATTCTGACTCAAAAGAAGAACGAAATGATAAAGCAAATAAGCTTAAAGTTGATTTAATTGCAGATATTGAATCAGAAACAATTGGTTTTTCAACATTATATCGTTTACTTTCTTCTCTTGAAGATAAAGAAAATTCTCAAATCAAAAATCTTTTATTAGAAGTTTTGTATCTTTGTGGTAATGATAGTTTTAATAAAGCTATTATCCAATCTAAAAATGAAATTCTCCAATTAGAAGATAATGGATCTGACATTAAATTATTTAATATTGGGTTTAAAATTACAAAAAAACAAGTAAATTCGGAAATCGAGTAAGTCTCAGATAACGAATTTCGTGACCAAATTTATTTTACATAGGAGAGGGTAGTTTTCTACTTATTATTTTTTTATGATTACTACCCTACTTCATTGTATTTCAAAGGAGTGATTTACAATACAACAAGAAAAAAAATATTACAATCAACGATTTATAATAAATCAAATTCAAAACGATACAGGCTGCTCTGCAAGAGATATTGGAAGAATATTATCGTCTTTGCGAGATTTGGTAAAGGATAAACTTAGTGATAGTGAAGATAGCGAATTAAAAATATTCCCTGGACTAAAAGTAACTTCAAGATATATACCAACTGAGCAGTCTAATCTTAATTTCTGTAATAATGGAACAATCAATTCAGATTTTCTATTATATCTTAATGGTGAATTCAGCCATAGATTCAAAGAAGAAATAAAACAATTACATAAAGCAAAACAATGAAATCAGCTTTTCTTGGCTGATAAAACAGAGAATATATAATTGTCGGAAGACATTAGAACAACGTCCTATACGGACGCAATATAACACAAATTAAATTCAGAACAGTGATTTAGATCTCGTATCATACTGAGGCAATAAAGTCCATAGAGACAATGTATGTGGTGCAAGCAGCCATAACTGCTAACTTTAATGTTAGGTTGGTAAACCTACGGATAATCAGCTTATTTGGTGAACTGATAAAATCTAAGAGATTCCATCGCTACTAATTCATTGGCGATTCTGAACAATTCTAAAGATCATTTCTAAGATTGGTACATATTCATATTGTACTCCTCTTCTTATATGTATCGGTGACTGTGCTACAATTCTTGCAGTATGGTTGCCGATTATTCTTTTAATCTCTTATAGCTCAGTTGGTAGAGCATCGCACTGTTAATGCGAAAGTCGTAAGTTCGAGTCTTACTGGGAGAGCTTTTCTACTTTTGTAGGACTGGTTGGTTTCGGATCAGGAGATGTTAAATCTCAAAAATAAGCATGGCGACATGTATAAAGTGGTTCTTATCGTATTATAAGGCTGCGACTGTGAAATACAGTTTAACGGAAAACACATAAAATCTACGCCCAACCTTCTATTCAAGAACAACTGTTGGCGAATATGGTTGATTGGTGGGTGTCTTGAAATAGGCACTGTAGTAACACAGAAATGTGGGTGTCTTGAAATAGGCACTGTAGTAACACAGAAATGTGGGTATGATTTGTGTACTATTGGTGGGAATACCGCAAGTATAACCGCTGGTAGGATTTTGGTAATATCTCTTAAGTTGAAAAACAGGGATGGAATCAAAAAGCAAGGAGATCGCAATTCGAGCAGGATGGTGATGATTGGGCTGTACTCAAAAGGTACGGATGATCAAATGTACACCTCATCGTCCATAATAAGTACATGCTTTTGAAAGAAATCAAATTATTTTAGGTAAATAATATTTAAAAGAAAATTACAAAACAGCAAAAGTGTGTGCGACCGCAAAGAGAAAAACAACTTATTCACCTGTAATATGGTGACATATAGCACTCGCAAGGTGTTATATGAGAAAGTACAAGTACGTGCAATTCTAATAGGCTGCAACCTATGAATCTCGCAAGGAAGAATGTGCCGAAAGAAAATCTATAATACTTTGTGGTAAGAGTTTGCCGGTTATGTCAAAACTGGTGTTGTTGCTAACTACAAGTTAATCGCTTGTGTGATAAACTGTGTCCAACCACAGTAGATGTTAGTGTATTGAGTCAAATATCTCAGCTCATATTAAGTAATGATCTCATACTTCGGTATGGGATTTTTTATTTAGAGTGTGTAGCTCAGTTTGGCAGAGCACTCGACTTTTAATCGAGTTGTCGATGGGTTCAAATCCCTCCACGCTCACTCTCTTCTGCTATTCGGCAGGAAATAAATCAAGAAAGAAGTGAAAATTATTTTATTAATTAACAAAACAGAAGCCTTTGCAATGAGGAAACTTGTTGGAAATGAGAATGTAAAAAAAACTTATAGTGGTCATTCTAAATACTATCTGGTTGAGTCTTATCAGAATTTAAAGGCTTTAAGTAATTATAGAAAAAGTAAAATCGTTGGATAGAGACGAAATCTAAAATGAAAGGTGGTCGGAAACCATCGGTACAATGAAATTTTATGATACTAATGCTATTTTAAAACTACAGGACAAAATTTTTGAGGAAGATTTTATCATAAGTTCTGTAACATTACAAGAATTAGAGCATATTAAAGTATCTCGAAACAAAGATGATCATGTAAAGTATGAAGCACGAAAAGTTTTGCACCTACTTGATGATAATTCGGATAAATATGAAGTTGTTGTATATGACAACGCAATTGAAAATTACATACTTGAGAAAAATATGGAAATAACACCTGATACTAAAATAGTTGGTAGTTGTGCATTTGTAAATACAATGAAGGATGTTATTTTTATTACAGATGATATTGCTTGTAAAATGATTGCAAGTAAGATATTTAATCTTACTGTAAAAGGTGTAAATGATGAGCCAGTAGATGATTATAGTGGATTTATTGAGAAGACACTTTCAGAGTCAGAAATGGCTTATTTTTATGAACATTTGCAGGAAAATACCTATGGATTACTTGAAAATGAGTATCTTATCTTAAAAGATTCTAATAGTCATGCCGTTGATACTCTCGTTTGGCGAGAAGGAATGTACCAAAATATTAAATTCCCTAATATTAAATCAGATTATTTTGGCGTAGTTAAACCTCTTAATGGAGATATTTATCAGCAAATGGCTTTAAATAGTTTCTCTAATAATCAAATTACTATGATTAAAGGTTCTGCTGGTACAGGAAAATCATATCTTGCGGTTGGATATATGATGTGGTTACTCGAAAAACACAAGATTGATAAAATTGTGATTTTTGCCAACCCAACTCCTACTATGAATTCGGCTAAGATTGGATTTCTGCCAGGAACACAGCTAGATAAGCTCGTTGATTCAAGTATTGGTAATATGCTTGCTGGAAAACTTGGAGACAAGTTTATGATTGAACAGCTTGTGTCAAGAAACAAGCTTTCTATATTACCGATGTGTGATATTCGAGGATTTGATACAAGTGGTTTAAATTGTGCGGTCTATATTACAGAGGCGCAGAATTTAGATATATCACTCATGAAACTTGCATTACAGAGAATTGGAGAAGATTCAATCTGTATTATAGATGGCGACTATAACACTCAGGTCGATCTCAATCAATATGCAGGCAATAATAATGGTATGAGAAGAATGTCTGAGGTATTCAGAGGACATGATTTCTATGGAGAAATTGAATTACAGAACATCTACAGAAGTAAGATTGCTGCTGTAGCTGATGACATGTAAAATATTATGAAATTGGAGGCTAAATGCCTATGAATAAAGATTATTTACAGTTAGAGTTTGATAGTTTAGGAAATGAAGCAAATTATAAACTTGCAGATCCGACTCTTGTTGATTATTATAAGCGATTAAATAATCGTGAAATTCTCATCAATCAAGATATTGATGACGGAATTGTAGAATGGACTCAGGAAATAGTTGAATGGAATAGAGAAGACAAGGATATAGCAATTGCCGAAAGAAAGTCAATTAAGATTTGGATTAATTCAAATGGTGGTTCTCTTAATGCAATAAACGAGCTTATTAATATCTGTAATCTTTCTAAGACACCAGTTTATGCTATTGGAATGGGAAAATGTTACTCCGCAGGAGGGCTTTTGCTTATGGGTATCCCAAGGGGCAACAGATATATCCTGTCGTCTACCGAAGCACTTATTCATGATGGTTCTACAGGTAGTTACGGAGATACTGGCAAGGTACTTGATGATTTAGAGAGAACTAAGAAAATCGAGGAAGACACAAAACAGTTTATTTTAAGTCATACAAAGATTATTGAGAGTGAATATGATAAAAATTATCGTAAAAATTGGTGGCTAGACGCTAACGAGATTATTGAAAAAGGTGTAGCTGACCACATTATTACAGATATTGAGGAATTATTTTAAGGAGGGCGCACTGCTCTCCTATTTTATTGGAGAAAAAGGAGAAAATATGGTAGATAGTAAAATTAAGAAAGCAACTGTTAGTGCGGCTAAAAAGAATATCACAGCAAGTGGAGTAAGAATTGAAAATGGAACCTTCGTTGACGATGAAGGTTCTATTGTAGATCGTATTGCTGAGAAGTTACCAAAAGGTACAACTATCTTTGATATTAAAATCAGTATTGAGATTTCAGATGAAGAGTCTGAGTCTGCTGAATAGAGAGTAGGTGGATGTTATAATCGACTTACATAGATTAGAAAATGAAACAGATTTTGAATGGAAATTAAGATGTTGTCTTGCAAAGAAACGTAAAGAGACAGATATGGATTGGATTGAAATTCGAGATATGCTTGGATTGAACATTACACCAGATCAGCTTAGAAAACAGGCAGTCGGATATGAAGAATATGATAATTATATTCACAACTGCGAGGGTGCATCTGAAAGAATTTTATGTGTGTCAGATGTTCATATTCCGTTTAATTTACCTATTGATATTTTTACAAGCTATAAGGGAATTGTAGATACTTTAATAGTCAATGGTGATTTATTGGATTGTTTTTCATGTTCTGCATTTCCTAAAAAATTCAAAGTAAATCTTGATGAAGAACTTGTTTTAGGAAGACAGTATATTATTGATTTAATCAATCTGACTACACCTAAAAAGGTAATGTTTGTGATGGGAAATCATGAATACCGTATGCAAAGATACTGTTCTGATAGATTATCAAACGAATTACTTGGCATCATCCCAACAGATCCGCTAGGAATGATTGTAGACGATGGATTCAAAGTTAATGATGAAAGAAATAAAACCCAGACACAATACTCTTCTATTCGTGAAGTGTTTGAAGATTCAAATATTGAAATCGTTTATGATAAAGAATGGTGGATAAAAGAAGGTAATGTAATTTTCTGTCACCCATTAAATTATTCATCTGGTATGTTAAAAACAACAGAAAAGGCAGTCAATTATTTCTTGCGTGTAGATCGCACATTTACTGGAATCGTAATGGCTCATACCCATAAAGTAGGAAGTTTTACTCAAGGTGGAATAAAAATGTATGAGCAAGGTTGTGTGTGTGATTTGGATAAGCTGGATTATAACAACGGTAAACTTATAATTCCAAATCAGAACGGGTTTATGTATCTTGCATTGGATTCAAATGGTGACATTATTGATTCCAAGACAAGAATTATTACTAATTTCATGACAAAGTAGACCAAGTACGAGTGACTTGGCTTTTATATTATGCATAAGTAACTATGAAAATTGGGCTAATTTTCTACTTTTAATTAGTCCGATTGTATAGAAATTGTGATGTTACTGTCACAATTGTAAGTTATGAGGGAGTGTACTCAAATGAGACGCTACCCTCTTTTTGTATTAAAAAAATAAATAATTGAGAAAAAAGGAGAAAATTAAAATGACAAAGAACGAGGTATTAAAGGCAGTAGTAAATAAAGTTGAGGGAGCTTCACAGAAGGATATCGCAGTTATTCTTGATGCTTTTGCTGATGTAATCACAGAGACATTAACAGCAAATCACGCAGAATCAGTTGCAGTTGGAAAACTTGGAAAGTTTAAGGTTAAGACAGTTCCAGAGCGTAGAGGAAAAATTATGATTGGCAATCGCAAAGGTGAGGAGTATGTAACTCCACAGCATGATGAGATTTGCTTTAAGATGTCAAAGTCTGCAAAACAGCTCTAATTCTAAGGTGGTGAAAATATATTGAAAACATTTGGTTTTACAGATACAAATGATTTTGCTGAATTTTTAGCAGATACTTTTGACAAGCTGGATGTTTGTACAAGAGATTATGACGATGATTGTTCAGAAATTGTAGTTGTGGCTAAATATGATGTGATGAAAGATGTTCTTAATTCTGTTATTAAGAATACGAATTTTAAACTTGCTTCTTGTAACGATTTGAATGATCCTTATTGTGACGGTTATGATGATGCATTTATTCTTAGTATTGATTCTGAAATGAATGTATGTGTTCGGGCTGCCAAGTATGAGGGAAGTGATACTTATATCAATATGGATGAGACAGACATTGTATTTATTCATGGAGATGTAAGTTCAGCTTTTGTCAAGGACAATAAAGATTCTGGATGCATTATTCATGAATTCAACATTGGTGAGGACGCTGAAGATGTAGACGATGATTGTGATGATAATTGTAAGAATTGCAGTTGCAGTGACGTAAGTGATGATTCTCATAAAAATATTACATTTGATAAAGATGAAAACGGAAATATTCACGGATTTACTTCTGTTAAAAGTGATGTTAATGGATATGAAAAGCGTGAATTTTATTCTAGTAAGCCGATTGATTTAAGTGATTTTGACGAATATAATTCGGTTGGAAGATTATTTGATTTGCTTGATTTTATTTTTTAAATTTTTGGAGTGTGTGGTTTATACTGCACACTCTTTTTGTTATGGGCAGGTCGTATAGCGGCAATTACTCCCGACTGTAAATCGGGTGCTTCGGCTTCGTTGGTTCGAGTCCAACCCTGCCCACTAATTATATTAAATATTTATAATAGCGATTTAGTTAAGTAACTACTATCTCGTTATTTTGTTATGAAAGGAAGTGATTTAGTGGCACATGTAACAAGGGTAAAATATTTTACCAAGGATAAGGAGAAATTCATAAATCATGATAACATGAAGAAATATAAGAAATATCTCCAATCAAATATTATAAAGAATCAGGATGTTAAAGATACTACATATAAAAGATATGAAGGATTGTTTCGTCATTTTCTTATGTGGTTAGGTGAAAACTATGGTGATTTAGATTTATATTCAGACGAGTTTATGGAGAATGCCGTTGATATTATGGAGAACTATATTATGTTCTGTCAAGAAACACTTCTGAATCATAAAAAGATTATCAACATGAAAATCTCTGCTGTTAGTTCATTCTATATTTGGTCTATGAAGCGTGGCTTCGTTAAGTATCATCCTTTTGACGGTAAACTTGATAGAATGAAGAAAGCTAATGAAGAACATATTTTGAACTCTTACTTCCTTACAGAAGAACAAGTTCAGACAATTCGTAGAGAATTATCTGAAAATGATAAGTATTCAATTCAGGATCAAATTTTGTTTGAGGTAAGTTTTGACTCTGCCAATAGAATTGGTGCATTATTAAGGTTGCAACTATCCAAACTTGATTTAGAGAACAACATGTTCGTAGATATAAGGGAGAAGGAAGGATATCGTACACAGGTGGTTTTCGGGGATGTTGCAAAAGAACTTATCCAAGAATGGCTTGAAATGCGAAAGAATGATTATGATCACTTGGAATGTGATTCATTGTTAATTACAAAATACAATGGAGAATATAAACCTATGGGTGACAGTGCAATCAGAGATAGAATGAAGAAATATGGCGAAATTATTGGAATTTCTGACTATAGACCTCATTGCCAGCGTAAGACTAGGCTAAATCTTGTATATGAGGAAACTGGTGATTTAGCATTGGCAGCCGAGCTTGCCAATCATCGTTCGACTGAAACCACTAGGGAGTTCTATTGCAGGAAACAAACTAAAGCAGAGGTTATGAATAAAATCAATGCTCTAAGAAGCAAAAATTCTAATGTTACCAACGAAGAGAATAAATAATCCTTCCGAAACCACTCAGATGTATGTAATCCGTGAAGATACTGAGGATGCCGATGAAGCTTTCATCTAACATCAACAATTTAATTTAAACAAGAAAGCATAGTAACGTGATATTTGAGCCGAGAGGTGACAACAATGTAGAGAATAAATAGATATAACAAGCTACTCACATCCAAAGGAAGTGAGGACGGTCTGTCAGTTCACTGATAGGCTTTTACAAATGAGCTGTCGCTGACCGATATGCGACACAAATATAAAGGTCGGTTTGCAGAAATATTTGACCTTGGAATGGTCTAAAACTTCCCACTGCTTACTGCTCATTGGCGGTGTTATGGAGAGGTCTTGGCTTAGTAGACGATTAACACATCTTGGCATTTGCTATTCATGTAGCATTGTAAGTCCTACTACTATCCTACTTAGTCCCCTGCAGGCTGGCAGTATTCCAGTGGATTATACAAAACTATATGATGCATTCGTGTGTTGTATAAGTTGTATAATTCGAGACGAGTGCGCACGAATAGTAAGGATAGTATATCTTATCCCACCATCACCACGGATAATCGGTTTCTTCCAACCTATAATGGAATGGTGATCGTGCTTCTCTACGATAGTGATAACCTTTAAATATCACAAAGACAGGATAAGTGATATGAAATTACATCCAGATGAGTTGTAAATATGTGATGATAATATATGGCGGTCTGTCGTTCGCTGTATATTTGAGCATTATAAAGGTATGCTTTACCATAGGACAGATAGCGAAATGCGAAAGAAAAGCACCTGTAACATAATGGAGAGAACCGTATTGATTACGGTTGAATAATAGTATGAAAATGCTGTTATTTAATAATATGATTAAAACACAACTTTTATCAGTCGTTTTGTAAGATATGGATTTATCGCTAAATTCGTATCTGAGTTTTTGAGATAGAAATAGCGAATGACTGCTGGGCGGTCTGTCGGATAAGAGACAAAAAATCTTATCGAGAGGTCTTTGCTCCGAAGACTGAAAATATGTGGAGAATAAGTAATTACATATCAGAGAATTTTCAATATTCTCTTTGTCGGTTGACTGGTAATCAATCGGCAGTAGATCTTACCAATCTACATATAATATGGAGAGGTCGCTCCTCTCCTGTTATTATAGCGGAATGACGAGCAATGGAAGCTCACTTGGCTCATAACCAAGAGTATGCAGGTTCGAGTCCTGTTTCCGCAATTCAACGATTAAAAGGAAAATGAAAATAAAAGAAAGGAGAAGATACAATGGCAAGTAGATTGATTATTGAGCAAGAGCCATTAAAAGTTGGACAAGTTCGTAAAGTTACGTCTAACAATGGTGAAAAGATAGATTCTATTACTTTACTCTTGAACAACAATGTGAAAATTTTGTTCGTGCCACGAAATGACGGAACATTAGATTTTTCAGTAAGTGATCCACAGTTTGATACATCAAATTTAGATTGCTCTATTGATAAAGAAGTATTACGTGATTTATTTATGGCTATTAGAGACGGATATAAACAAGTAATTGCAAACGAAAGCGAGGGTACAAATTCATGAAATTAGATCAGAAATTTAATGTAGAAAATGATATTGCAAGTGTAGACATTACGGTTACAAGTCTTGGTACTGCTGATTTGACAAGTGAGCAGGAAAAAGAATTACTTGCAAATTACAATAAGTATATCGAGTATAGTAAAATTCAGTTCAAGGGAAATATCAAGCTTAATAATGGTGTTCCAGAAGTAACAACAGATCCAAAAGATGATTCTACCATTGTTGAATTAGAGATTACGGATGTAACAAATGAGCGAAAACTTATCAATAAAGATTTAGCATTTCATTTTGAAAGAGATGTAACAAAATATCCTGATACAGTATTAAATACTGTTCTTGATAAGAAGGAACTGTATGCACAGGCTCAGTGTGTATTATTTGCTACGAAAGTTAAGGAAGCTGTTACTGAGAAGTTGGCTGAAATTCGTGCATTGAATAATACTTTTGAAGGAACTACAGAATATACTCTGTAAAAAAATAATGGGTGGTACTCTTCCACCCAAAATATGGGGCATTAGTCAAAAGGTAAGACAATGGATTTTCATTCCATGAGTATCAGTTCGAGTCCGTTATGCCCTATTTCGTGTGGTAAACCTGATGTGAAAACCTATCTTTTGGATGCATACGAAACTTAGGTGTGTAAGCTCAACACTTACTACCGCCCTATACAGTTATAATCAGTTTGGCGACCGATTGGTAAATATCAAAACTTTTTAACCGACTTTCTATAGTCGGTTTTGTTATATAGAAAATCGACTAAATAAAAAGAAAGTGAGGAATGAAAAATGATTTTATGTTCAGAATATGGCGGTCAGCCAAATACAATTATCTGTAGTTTCGTGTGTGACTCTGTTGATGAGGTCAAAGATTTACCGACAACTAAAAAGCTAGGAAGCGGTTCGTTTTCAGATTTCAACCATTATGCAAATATTGGTTCGACAGTAACTATTGGCAATAATGGTGTGACAAAGGTAATGATGTTATTTTCAAATGGATGGCAGGAGGTATAGGTATGGGAATTAGTGTTGAAACTCTTGTCGCTGCCAAGAAATTTACATCTGAAACTGTACTTGGTGGTGGTGCAGTCGTTGGTAAAAACGTCACTATTTCTTCTATCACTCCTATTGATGGTGGAAATAGAATTACATTCTCTTATACATTGGATAATGGAACTGCAAAGACTTCCACTCTTGACGTTATGAATGGTGTAAACGGAGCAGATGGGAAAGATGGTAAAACATTTACTTATGATGACTTTACAGAGGAACAACTTGAAGCATTGAAAGTAAAAGGTGACAAAGGTGATGCAGGTAAAGATGCCGTTTCACCAACTATTACAGAAAATGAAAACAACACAGATACGATTTATAAGTTAGATGTGACCACAGTAGATGGTACATTTACAACACCTAACCTTCGTGGTAAAGACGGAAAGAATGGTTCAGGTTCTTCTACAGGCGAGGAAAATGTCATCGAATCTATCAAAGTCAATGGTGTCGCACAGACTGTTGCGGAGGATAAATCGGTTGATATTACTGTACCAACCGTAGATGTTGACAAGAATTATGTTGATACAGAACTTGCTAAGAAAGCAAACACTTCTGATATTCCATCTATTGATGGATATGTGACTGATGAAGAATTAAATGCAAAGGGATATCTGACCACTCATCAGGACATTAGCGGTAAGGTTGACAAAGTAAAAGGTAAATCACTGATTGCTGACACTGAGATTGAAAGATTAAAAAGTGTTAAGAATTATGATGACACAGAGATTAAGACTGAATTGGCAAAGAAAGCTAATTCGACTGATATTCCAACTAAAGTAAGTGGTTTACAGAATGACAGTAACTATCAGACTGATACAGATGTTACTACTACTCTCACACCTTATGCGACAAAAACATATGTTGGAGAACAGATTAGTAATGCCGACCATTTAAAACGTGAAATTGTAACAGAAATTCCAAAACCAGAAACAGCAGCTAAGAATACTATTTATATGTTAAAGATTGAATCTGTTACTGGAAATGATAAGTATAGAGAATATCTTCTTATTGATGGAACTGTACAATGCATTGGTGATACTTCTGTTGATTTGACTGATTATGCAAAGACTACTGATGTTGATAAAAAATTAAATAATAAAGCAGACAAGACAGAAATTCCAACAGTTCCAACAAATGTGTCTGAGTTTACAAATGATGCAGGATATCTTACTGAACATCAAGATATTTCTAATTTTGTTGTAAAGGAAGAAGGCAAAGAATTATCTTCTAATGATTATACAAGTGAAGAAAAGACTAAACTTAGTGGTGTAGGAACTTCACAGGGAAGAAATCTAATTCCGTATCCTTTAACAAATAGAGCTACAAATGGAATAACATATACGGTTCAGTCAGATGGTTCAGTTTTAGCAAATGGAACTGCATCTGCGGAGAATAATGCCTATTATAATTTTGCATATAAGACATTAAAGCTTGGTGATACTTCTTATACTCTTAGTTGTGAAGGACTTCCAAAAAGCGTGTATGTATATGTGTATGACGAAACTATTGGTAAGGCGGTTGCAAATGTATCTGACACGCCAGCGACAAAGACTTTTGTTGGCGATTCAACACATACATATTCTTTATCAATTAATGTTGGTAAAGGTACTTCTGTTTCTGATTTAGCAATAAAGCCAACACTTGAAATGGGAACAATCGCTCATGCCTATGAGCCTATTTCAGAGAGCAATGTGAATCTGAAAGACGCAATTGATAAAGTTTCAACTTCACAAGGTAGAAATCTAATATCCTATCCATATTATAATGGAACAAGTTATGAATCAAATGGAGTTACATATACAGTGAATGAAGTCGATGGTACTATCACTGTTAATGGTACAGCTACAAAAGAATCTGATTTCAGATTGATAAGTCCATATGATACTTCTGATAGGAAAACACTTGAACTTGGACAGACTTATACATTGTCAGATGGCGTGAATCAACCTAATAGCATTGGCTATCAAGCACCTGTTTATTTCCAGTTTGTAAGAATTGATACGACAAAGAACGATTTTAATTATGGTATCAGCACAAATTATGGGAATATGACTTGGACTGCTAGTGATGCTAATTTGTTACAGTATGGTATCCGAATTGTTGTTAGAGATGGTGTTACTGTTGATAATGTAGTAATGAAACCAATGCTTGAAATCGGAAGCATAGCACATATGTATGAGCCGACAACCGAAAGTAATGTAAGTTTAAAGAAATCCATTGAAACAAAAGCTACCATCAATGATACATCTACTACTTCTACTACAGAAACGTGGAGTGCAAAGAAAATCAATGAAAAAACAGCGTATAATTTTGACAATAGAATTATTTTATCCGTATCTAGGAGTTCAGGAACATATACTGATACGGCTAGATTAAACAGTAATACTGGGGCATATCTTTATTGGTCATCCGTTGCAGGACAAGAGAAATATTCTGTTGGTGTGATTTTATATGTTTATAATGATTGGCTTGTCATTCCTATAAAAGAAACTGATGGTGGAACATATATTAATTTTTCTGTCAAAGATAGCGTTTTAACAATGAAAAAAAGTAGCACAACATTCCCTAGTGCTGGTGGAGTTATTGCTTTAGGTACTAGTATTTAAATATTAAGCAGTTGAGTGGTTATTGCTACTCTTCTGCTTGTTTGGAAGAAAGAGTCATTTCCTTTGGAGTGGCTCTTTTATTATATACACCTTTAGCTTAATTGGTAGAGCAACGATCTCCAAAATCGTCAGGTCTATGTTCGAATCGTAGAAGGTGTGCTAAGTGAAGTGAACTAAATTGTCAAAACATTCAAAATATTTGTACAAATGGTTTTATATACAAAAAATAGAGAGTATTGTCAACTCTCCATTTAATTATACTATTACCATAAATCAACGGTATTTTCTTTATTTACTTCTACCAAGTAATCTTCATCTACATTAAATGGTTCGGGTTTCTTATTGCACTCATAGCATAATGGAATTATGTACCATTTATTGCTTTCATGTGTTTTCTTAACGTGTGCTCCCACTTTTGCACGATTATAGCATTCCTCACATTGACAATATGTTGGGAATGGGAGTAAAGATTTATTTTCCCAATATGTTATCCAAGAGGAGCAACCTTTAGGATTTGAATATCTATCTTTTGATGTTCCGTTGATGTTTTTAACTTCAACCATTATATCATCTCCTTTTATAAGTTTGACATATTTTATCGCAATCTGTCGAATTAGTCAAGTGTAAATTGTGTAAAAGAGAATAAATATATAGCCAACTATGAGAGGATTGTTACTGTTTCGGTTGCAGGTAGTTGGATTATGGAGTGAGAAGCCTTTGACTGATCATCTTAGGTATAGTAGATACTCGCACTACTCTCTCACTCTATTTTAATTGGTTTTGCGAGTGGAAAGCGAGAAAAGAATATATGGGTAATTATAAAAGAAATGAAGAAAACAAAAAAGATAGTAATCAATGTGGAATTTATTCTATAACCAATAAATTAAATGGTAAAAGATATATAGGTCAAACCTACAATTTTAAATATAGATGGATGAGACATAGAAGTTATCTAAAGCACAATACTGAACACAATGCACATTTACAAAATGCATGGAATAAATATGGTGCAGAAAACTTTGAATTTGAAATTATTGAAAGATGTAAATTTGAACAGCTAGATGAACGAGAAATTTATTGGATAAACTATTATGATTCCAAAAATGCGGGATATAACTTTGCAGATGGTGGACTCGGATGTAAAGGTTATAAACACACTGATGAAGAAATTGCAAAAATGAGAATGATTCAAAATCCTGAACCAATTGTAATGCTTGATCTAAATGGTGAGTATATAAGAACTTTCGTCAGTGCAGGTGAAGCATGTGATTTTTTAAGCAAAAAGTCAACAAGTGGAATTAAAAGATGTTGTGAAAAAGATAAATATAAAAAGGCTTATGGATATATTTGGATCTATGAAAAAGATTATAAATCAGGAAACATAGATTGGAATTATTATTTATCTAAAAATAAAAATCTTCCTAAGCCAGTATTGCAATACAACTTTAATATGGAACTAATCAAAGAATATGCTTCTGCTTACGATACAAGCAGAAAAGGATTTAATTCTGCAACAGTATCGGCAGCTTGTAATGGTAAGTATGATACATATAAAGGTTATATTTGGATTTGGAAAGATAATCCAGAAATCTATTATAAAAATAAAGCCAAACGAAAAGAAAAGGCTTTAAATAATAAAAAAAGTAGAGAAAGAATTATTTTACAATATTCAAAAGAAATGGAATACTTAAAAGAGTGGACTTATGATGAGATTTTAAACAATAATTTTAATTTAAGAGCAATTCAAAGCAATTGCTCTGGACATACAAAAACATCACAAGGTTATATATGGAGATATAAATCAGAAGAGTCGGTTGCTTAAACTACTCTTCTTTTTTATTGGAATAAAAGGAAGGAAGTGACAGAATGGCTAAATTAATACAGCCTTTATCAGAACAAGAATTAAAGCAGGCTACATTAGTCAGTCTGCGCAAAGATTATGGTAAGCTATCCAATTTCTATCAAAGAATCATAAATGGGGAACTTACACTTTGTCCTAAATGCGGTCAATGGAAATCCACAAAGATAAATTTTTATCAGTCAAATACGAGTCCTGATGGCGTAGAACATTATGGATGTCGTGAATGTATCCTTAATGATTGTACAGATTATGACAAAGCCACAGATACAAGAATTGATAACAGAGAAAAAACGATTGAAACTTTTAAGCGTCTCAATTGGTATTTTGATGAAAATGTATATAATGACCAATTGAAAATATTAGCAGATGGTGTAGGTGAAAAGGTTCGTGGTACTGCCGCACAACAGTGGATTACTATTAGGGCTAGTCTTAATGACTATAAGTTTAAGACTTTTGCTGATTCCGTATTCTCAGATGAAGATGAAGAAACTTTGCAACTTACTTCCAAAAGATCACCTAGAAAAGAAATTATTAAAATATTCGGCTCAGGTTTTACATCGGAGGATTACTTGTATTTGCAAGATCAGTATGATGATTGGCGTAGTCGCACACAAGTTGATAGTAAATCACAGGAAACCTACATCATACAGATATGTTTTAAGCAGTTAGAAATTTGGAAGGCGCAGAAAGTAGGAAAAGATACTGACAAATTAGTAAAATCATTAAATGACCTTATGAATGGTGCAAATTTACAGCCACGTCAGAATGTTGGAAACGCTGCTACTGACAGTCTTACTTTTGGACAGCTCATCGAAAAATGGGAGTTGGAGTCACCTATACCAGAAGCCCAAGGTGAATTTGCTGATCCAGATCATATTGGAAAATTTTTACGAGTATGGTTCAAGGGAAGCTTAATGCGAGCCTTGGGGTTGGATGGTGGTTATTCAAAAGAGTACGATGATTATGTCCAGAAATATACAGTTGAAAAACCTCAAAATATTGATGATGACGATTCTGTTGATGAAACCATGTATGAAAAAGTATTTGGAAAAAACGAGGTCTAAATGCTTATGGGTAAAAAATTAACAGATAAACAGATTAAAGAAGATCGTACTAGTAAGATTATGAATACTGTTGCTCAAAGAGCATCCTATTACCGAGCCAACCCGCATAGATTTTGCAGTGATTATTTGTTCCCAGATACTCCAAATTTTTTAAAGACATTCCAAAAGATTTTAATTTGGGCGATGGTACATTCAGACTCATTTTGTTTTATTGCTTGTAGAGGTATTGGAAAAACTTTCTTAGTTGCCTTGTTTTCGGTAATAAAATGTATTTTATATCCAGGTACAAAGATAGTTGTAAGTTCTGCAACTTTCAAACAAAGTAAAGAATTGGTAGGTAAGATAACTGATGATTTTATGCATAGATCAGCTATGTTAAGGTCTGAAATAGAACGAACTAGTACAGGACAAAACGATTGTGGTGTATGGTTCAAAAATGGCTCATTTCTAGTTTGTAGAGTTGCAAATGAAAATGCCAGAGGCGCAAGGTGTAACGTACTTATAATTGATGAAAGTCGGCTTGTTCCAAAGAATATTATTGATGATATTTTTGTGCCTATGTTAAATGCCCCAAGGTCGCCTGGATATTTAAGTAAACCTGAATATTCTCATCTCGCAGAAGTTGGACAAAAATTGTTTTTAAGTTCGGCTTGGTATAAGCAAAGTGAATTATACTCTATGCTTAAAGGATATACAATAAACATGTTAAAAGATAATTCTAAATTCTTTGCATGTGACCTTCCTTATCAGTTATCTATCGCATCTAACATTATGATGCGTGAAACTATCGAAAATGTTATGGCAGATCCAGATTTTAATGATATTTCATTTATGATGGAATACGAAGGAAAATTTTATGGTTCTGGTGAAGATAGTTTATTTAAGCTTGATGTTCTTGAAAATAGAAGAAATTTGAAAACAAGTTTTAGGAGTTTAGAATATTATCGAAACACGAATACTAAACCACCTATGAAACAGGCAGGTGAAAAAAGGATTTTATCTGTGGATATTGCTTTGTTAGCTTCACGAAAACATAATAACGATGCTTCTTGTTTTATAATTAATCAGCTTCTTCCAAATGGAGAAATGGATTATATAAGTAATATTGTTTATATAGATACTGCTGAAGGTCTTGTTACAGATGAACTTGGAATTATGATTATGAGATATTTTTATCAGTATGATTGTGATTATTTATCTTTAGACGCAAATGGTGTTGGACAGTCGTGTTTGGATTTCTGTTTTGCGGATAGATATGATGCTATATATGGATGTACATACCCCGCTATTCAAACAGTTAATTCAGAAGATTTAAATGAACGATGCAAAATTAAGAATGCACCAAAAGTCATTTATGCTATTAAAGCAAATGCTAAATCAAATAATGATATGGCACTCGCATTAAGAGCAGGATTTCAAAATGGAAACATCAATCTTCTTATTAGTGAAAACAATATTGAAGATGAATTGTCTAATGTTATTAAAGGGTATAATAAATTATCCATTCCGCAACAAGTCAGAGAAAAAATCCCATATTTACAAACAACATTTTTAATAGAGGAACTTATCAATCTTGAACATGATATTGTAAATGGCTTAGTAAAAGTCAAAGAAAAATCAGGTATGAGGAAGGATAGATATAGTTCTCTTGAATATAATTATTTTGTTGCACAGGAATTGGCAAGAAAATTAAAACCTAAAAAGAATAACTTTGACATCACCAAAATGGTAGGTGTCTCAAAACGTCCTAAAAAATGGGGATTCTATAACTAAGGAAAGGAGGAAATCAGAAACATAAATGGCAACACAGAAAACAAATAATTCTGCAAAGAAATCAGTACAGACAGAACCATCGCCAACTCGTAAAAATGAGCTAACTACTTCTACTCAGAAGTATGCACAGATGATTAACTTTCAGGAATTACAACGTATCTTACAGCAGAACATATCAAAAGGTACATCGAAGACATATACTCAATACACAAAAGAGAAACTTAAATCATACATAAAAAGTCCTCTTGCCAATATTGACAATCTTCGTGATATATCTGCTTTCTTATATCGTATCAGTCATAACTATAAAAAGATTATAGAATATTATGCTTACACTCCTATCTTTAGTTATAACGTATCTTACAATACTCCCGATTGGGCAAATCCCCCACAGGATGCATCTGAATATATTAAAGGATATCAAGAACTCTGTACTCGATTAGAAAATATGGATTTGAAAGAAATGGGTTCGCAAATGATTGCCACTTGTCTAAGAGATGGTATTTATTGTGGATTTTGTTATGATGATGGAGATTCGTTCTTTATACATCCACTTGATCCAAAATATTATAAAATAGGTTCTCGTGCTGAAAAGGATACGTGGATTGTAAAATTCGATGCCTCTTATTTTGATTCTGGTAACAATAAGGATTTCTTATATGGTACTGGTAGTGAAACAGATTCAGAGGAAGGTTTATGGGATGATGTTTTTGTAGAAGGTTACGAAACATACAAATCAAAAGGTAATGATTATAAATGGTTTGAATTACCACCAGAGAAAACCATCTGTATTATATGTGGTGATGATCCAGTTGTGCCACTACCATATTTCCTACCAGTTTTTGTTTCTCTCTTAGATTTACTTGACTACGAAGCTCTTATTCGCTCTAAAACAGAACTTGAAAATTATGTTCTTCTTTTATCAAAAATCCCCATGAATGAAAACTCAGGCGAAGTAAATGATTTTGCCGTAGACCTTGAGATTGTACAGGCTACTCAAGCTGCGATTGATGAAGTGTTACCAAGTCTTGTTGGTTCAGCATGGACTCCATGTGAAGTCGAAAAGATTGAGTTTGGTAATAAAAATCAGGTTGATGATACTAATGTATATTCACAGGCAATCAAAAACTTATTTTCTTCTCTTGGTATATCGGAAATGATATTCAATGGTCAAAAATCAGGTTCTGTTGGTCTTAAACATTCTATCACAGTTGATATGACTCTTCCTATGGAGTTATTAAAAAGAATCGAAGCAAACATCCAGAGATATGTCAAATTAAATATCACAGAGGATTTTGAATTTTACTTTCATTATGTATCTGTATTTGACCTTGATGAAAAGATGTCTCAAAGAAAAGATAAAGCTACGTTGGGTATAGATACAATGGATTATGCAACGTTGGATGGTTCTTCACCTTCAAGAGTTGTTAATAATGCTTTTATGATGAGGTCATTAGGATTAATGAATTATTTTACTCCTCTCTCATCTTCATATACGCAAAGTAGTACGAGTGATAATAAAGGTGGCGGTCAAACTAAGAAAGATGACCAAATTGCAGACTCAACAGAGGAAACTCGTGACGCAGAAAAGAATGAAACAACTAAGGCAGAAAAATAAGGAGTAGTTGAATGGAAGGAAAATTTTTAATCACAGCAGATGCTACTACTGCTTCTGCTCTTGTGAAATGTGGTTTTCAGAAAATGAAAACTGGTAATAAAAACGTCTACACATTTCTGAATAATTCTTCAATTAGTTTTTCAGATAGTGTTGATATAAATAAAGTAAAAAGTACAAACATACTTACATTTTAGTCGTCTTCCTAGACGGCTTTTTATTTTGCCGGAAAGGAGGATAAATGGCTAAGAAGAATACAAAACGTCTTTTATTTATGGAAGATTTATATGATTTTTATTCAAATAAATATAAGCGTTCAACACATTTTAGTGCAGAAAAATCAGGACATCAAATTTTCGTACAAGTACCTGCCGAATTTGAAGTAGATAGAAACGCTGATTATAAGGATGAATCACTTCTGTTTTGCAAAGTCAAGTTAATGCATTCTGGCGAGAATAGAAATCATTCTAGCGTAACAGATGAAGCATTAAAGAAAGCTTCAAAAACATTGGCATACAAGCCTGTATTGGCAAATTTTATGGAATATGAAGACGAAGAAACTGGTGAGACATTAAAAGATTTCACTTCGCATGATATGGAATTAAACGATGATGGCTCGGTAAATTACATCGAAAAACAGGTTGGCTGTTTTACATCTGATAAACCATTCTTTGAAGTTGAGGAAGAAACTGGACACAACTTTTTATATGGATATTGTGCTATTCCAGTTGATTATACTGATGCAGCTTCAATTATAGAAAGAAAAAATGGAACAAAGATTAGCGTAGAACTTGCCGTTAATGAGATGGAATACTCTGGGAAAAATAAGATTCTTGAATTAACTGATGTTGTTATTATGGGTGCGACTTTACTTGGCAAAGATCCAGACACCAAAAAAGATATTGGTGAGGGGATGCTAAATGCAAGGTTAGATATTGCTGATTTTAATGCCAAAAATAATAGTCTATTTTCAGACTATGATTCTACTTTAATTGATTTACAAGAACGACTCGAAAAACTTGAGTCTGCTTGTTTCAATAATAAAAATGATATTAGTGGAAAGGAGGAAACAATCGAAGTGGAAAAGGAAAAATTTGAAGAGGAAGTTACTGAAACTGTAGAGGTGACTGAAACAGAAGAAACCACTGAGGAGGAAGTAACTGTAACAGAGAATGAATCTGAGGAAACAGTCGATGAAACCTCCGAAGAAACAACTGAAAATGCCGAAGAAGATTCAGTTGAAAATACACAGGATGAAACTACAGATACAGGTGTAATAGAGAATGAATCTGTAAATCCAGAAAAATATTCTGTAACAATGTCTGATGGTTCTGTAAAAGAGTTTTCTTTATCATTAGATGAGATTACTATGTCTCTTTACAATCTTGTTAATCAGATGTATGGAGAAGCAGATAATGCTTATTATGGCGTAACTGTTTATGAAGATAATACTCTTATTATGTCTGATTATTGGAATGGAAAATATTACAGACAGTCATTCAATAGAGATGGAGACAATTTCTCATTAGTAGGCGATAGAGTTGCTGTTCACTCTGTATGGGTAACTGACGAAGAAGATGCTTCTCTTAATGAGATGCGTTCCAACTACTCTTCTGTTGTAGAAGAATTAAACACATATAAATCTGCTGAAGTATTTGCAGACAAGATGACTGTATTTGATGACGAAGCATATTCAGAATATCTTGATACAGATGAATTCAAAGCACTTATGTCTGAGGATTCTGTAAACAAATATTCTAAGGAAGAGTTATCTGAGAAGGCTGATGCCACTCTTGGAAAACTTGTTAAAAAGAATAAGACGTTCTCTTTTGCAGGTGAAACACCACAGAAGAAACATGTGAGCAGAGTTGCATTTAATGCAGAAAAAGAAACGGAAGATACATATAAACCATATGGCGATCTGTTTGATTAAATCAAAAACTAAATAACTTTATGAATTAGCACTTATGGAAAATCCATAGGTGTTTTTTATTGCACAAAAATTAGAAATTTTAAGGAGGAAATAAAACTATGGCTAGTAATTTCATTTCATATACTAAGCACGGTGTTGCTGAGTCAACTTTACTTAAGGCTACAAAAGTTGGTCATCACTACAACTTAGTAAATGAGTCTAAGGATATTGACAATGGTTCTGTTGCTGTAATTGGTGACAGAAAGAAAGCAGATGTGTTTGAAGCAAAAGTTCCCGCAAAGGGAGACAAAATTGTTCTCATTTTAACTGCTCCAAAGATTTATGAGGAATATACAACAAAGATGCAGGAGGAATCTAACTTCTACAACGGTAAGGGTGAAGTCATGAGAGCTTACGAGATTCAGGACACTGATAGATTCACACTTTCTACAGAAGCTTTCAATTCTGATGCAGAATTAGCTGTTGGAAAATATGTATTCGTAGATGGTACAGACTTCAAGCTTACAACTGGTGAGAAACCAAGTATGACTGAGTATGGTTTTGTAGGACATATCTACGAAGTTGCTGCAAATGGAAATTATCGTATTTGGGTAGATAAGAATGCCCAGGTATATGCGTAATTCGGTAGAAAGGAGGATTAATATACTATGCAGAGATTAAGATTTAATGAAATGAGCGATGTAATCGTTGAAAAGTTTGATGAGACAAAATATAAGAACTTCTCTCGTCTGTGTGTTGACACAGCAAAAGGTACTGTAAAGCAGTATTCTATCGAAGAAGCAAATGATAAGATTCGTAAGACAATTATCGAGATGGCAGGTCTTTCTGAGACTCCGACTCCTAATGAGGTAAGAAAGGCATTTAAGAAACAGTCTGTAAGAGAAGCCGTATTCGAGGTTATCGAGGAGACTGTTGAAGATACTCTTGTATCTGGTTGGACAAGCTCACCTGTATTTCAGAAGTATGTAGAGGTTAAGACTCTTGCTCTTGGACAGACAAATAAGTTCTATACAAAAGATCCTTGCATTATCACTGTTGCTGAGATTGCTGATGGTCATCACAGCATTGAGAGACAGAGACTTGGTGCTGGTAAGGAATTCGGTATAACTGTTAAGTCTTATGGCGCAAAGGTTTACATGGAAATGTCAAGATTCCTTCAGGGCGTTGAGGATTGGAGTGAGTTAATCAATAAGATTGCAGAAGCTTTCACAAGATTAATCAATACTCTTCTTCATGAAGCTGTTATGAGTGCTGGTACTTCTCTTCCTGTTCCTACTAAGTGGAATATCCGTGGTGAGTTAAATGCAGCTAACCATGATAAGTTTGTAAAGCTTATTTCTGATGTTCAGCTTGCTACAGGTGGTGTTGCTACTATCGTTGGTACAAAGGTTGCTCTCGCAGGATTAAAGAATCTTGGAGATATTCAGTGGATTTCTGAAGCTGCAAAGAACGATGTTTATAACACTGGTAGAATTGGTACATTTGAGGGCACTCAGATTATCGAGCTTCCACAGGCATTTAAGGAGAATGACGTAGAGCATTACCTTGAAGACGATACAAAGCTTCTTATTCTCCCATCTAACATCGACAAGTTTGTTAAGATGTACTATGAGGGAATGGATGAGACTAAGGAAGTATCTGAGTCTGGTGATAATGCCGATGATACAAAAGAGTACGAGTTCAAGTCTCGTTTTGGTATCAAGACTATGACTAACACAAGATTTGGTACTTGGACAATCGGTGCGTAATCCATAGAAATATTGGGACTGTATATCTAAATGATATGCAGTCCTTTTTGAATTGAGTGAAAGGAGAAAATATAAATGGCTTATCAGAAGAAAGTTACAACTACTTCTGCCGCAAAAACAAAGGTAGAAGATGCAAAGGTTGAAAAAGATACAGTAAAGGAAACAGTTGCAGAGGTTAAGAAACCTAAGAAGTATGAACCAGATGATTTAATTCCATGTCGTTCTATGTATGCAGGTACTCTTCTATTTACTGGTGATAAGACAAAGATCACATATGAGTTTAGTAACATGGGCGATTTCAGATATATTGAGTATCAGGACTTACTCTCAGCTTTACTTGTTCGTAAGAAGTCTTTATTTGCGCCTTATATCATTATTGAGGACGAAGAATTACTTGAAAATGTACATTGGCAGGAAGTTAAAAAAGTATATGATGGTTTATATGATAGAGAGGATTTAATAAATCTTATCAATCTTCCTACTATGCGTTTTAGTGAAGAGTTTAGAAAACTTCCATCTGGTTTCAAAAATACAATCGCAACAATGGTTTCTGAAATGATTTCAGAAGGAACTTTTGACAGTATGAATAAAATCAAGATTATTGATGAGGAATGTGGTACTGATTTAAAGTTACTTGCTGAGTAATATATTGGAGGTGTTATATGAATATCTCCTACGAAAAAGTATTCGACAGATACTTTGGTTTAATTGATGATGTCAAAGAATTGTCTTTAAAAGAGTCTGATTTGCATGAAATATTAGCAGAACGTTTACATTCTGCTATCTCTAGTCCATTTATTCGTAGATTATTTTCCACATTAAAACTTGATGACGAAATGGAACAGTTTGAATTTGAATTAACAACTTCTGTTGATAAGTATTCTGACGAAGAATTTGTTATTGAACTGTTTAGCAAAGGTATGGCTATCAAATGGCTTGAACCAAAAGTTAAATCATTGGAAAATACTATAAGATTTTTCGGTGGAAAAGAAGAAAAAAAATTGAAGGATGATTTTTCACTGAATAAAGCATTGCTGAAAGAAATGAAGATTGAACAGCAGAAACTTATTCGTGATTATGGTTTTGCTTTTAAACCATATTCGTCAACGGAGTCCTAATATGCAATACATATATGGTGACTTCACAGACAAGCAAATCAATGAAGCAGTTCGTGCAATGCATGGTGATATTCACAAACTACTGCTCTATAAAGACAAGACAATTGAAGAGAAAATATTTGAAGATGATGAAGCATTTCTCGTCTTCTTTGAGAATGTTATGTTTAAATTAGGTGGCACAAAAACCTTATTTAATGATAACGGACTTATGGTAACTCTTATGGCAACCTTACAAGGTGCTATGGATAATTTCAAGAGCGACCATTTTAGTTACAAAAAATTCCGTAGAGCAATCTTGGATTCTCACGGATATATTAAGCAGATGTTTGAGGAGGTGGGTTGCGATGCCGAGTCTACAAACAGCTAGGCGTGTCGCAAACGCCAAGAACAACGGTGCTAAAACGATTGGTCAGATTTATAAGGAAGAATCTGATTGGGCGATGGAACAGACATTTGAAAACGACATCGCTACAAAGACTTGTTACATCTATGACCATTTTCATGATGATTTCTTCACAGATGAACATGGAATTACACGTTCACTTGCTGAAGGTATGACATACGAAAATACCAATAAGACAAAAATAGACGCAAAGTTTATTATTAAATCTTATCAGTCAATGGATAAAGATCAAGTGGAATACTATCTTATGTTTCGTCCATCACAAAAATTATCTTTTGAGGAAAGTGATAAATTATATTACTTTGAAGAAATTCATAAGAGGTACAATAATGATTTTCCTATTGGAATGTGGTGCGATATTCCTGATGATAGAGGTATATATCATAAATGGTTGATTTGTCGTAATGAACCTGCAAATCAGTTTCCAAAGTTTCTCGTTTTACCAGCAAATTATGAATTGATGTGGATTGAAAAATCAGGAACTAATAGAATTAAAAGACGTATGTGGTCTGTGTTAAGAATGCAATCATCGTAAAATGTATGCGCTTCATATTGGAAACAATATGTCGAAAGTTTTCTTACGCTGGAAGTTTACAATGCCAATTACACTACAACATAAGGATGAAACAAGCCTAAGTGTGAATGTGGTCGAAAGACAGAAAAAAGTGATTGGATGGCATATGCTGAAATAAAAGCATTATGTTTTTCATAATGTGCTAAGTGCTATTAACAAGTAATAATCAGCTGCGAAGTCTCGAATAGAGAAACGTCCAACGAGCATGTACCCAAGTGGGTTAATGGAAACCACCTAAGTTCTATTTTAGAATATGGTGTTGATGTGCTCTGACCTTCTGTAGAAATACAGAGAAAATAAAATTATAAATAGAGAATAGTTAATTAGACGGGACAGTGGGTTGCAAACCACTTCTGCTTACTCCTAATAAGTAGATTACCGTCTTTTTATATTGCAATTTTTAGGAGGAATAAGCAATGAAAAATGGAATACCAAATTATAATGAAATTATTTTTACAAAAGAACAAAAAGAAGAAATTGTTAGATTGTATGTTGAAGAAAAATTATCAACTCCAAAAATAGGTAAAATTATGGGATGTAATTATAATAAAATATGCCATATACTTGATGATTTTGGAGTTAACCGAGTAAATAATGGAGTAAGAAAATATCATATCAATGAAAATTATTTTGATTGTATTGATACTCCAAATAAAGCATATGTTGTTGGTCTTATGTGTGCGGATGGATGTAATTTTCCACCAAAAGGAACAGCTTTTATATCATTACAAGAAAGTGATAGAGCATTGCTTGAAAATATTAATAAAGAATTGGAAAATGAAACACCTTTAAGAATTGTAGACCAATCAAATAGACATGATAATAATTACTCTTATAATAATATGTGTACACTTAATATGTATAGTAGGCATATATGTAAATCATTAGAAAATTTAGGCATCGTAAGGAATAAAAGTTTAATACTTGAATTTCCTCACATTGATGAAAAATTATATCCACATCTATTGCGTGGTTATTTTGATGGAGATGGTAGTCTTTATCAATATGTCAAAAATGAAAATAATAAAAGAATTACACTAACATTTACTTCGACTGAACAATTTTGTGAAAAGATAAAAGAAATTGTTGAAAAAGAACTTGGTATTTATTGTGGTATTTATGATGCATCGTGTCATAATGGAATAACAAAAGTTGCTAGTTTATCTGGAACATCTGCCGTTAAACTTTTAGACTGGATGTATACAGATGCAGATTTATATTTACAAAGGAAATATGATAGATATGTCAAATATACCGCAGCATAAATTATAATTTTATCTTTATTGAATTAACGAATCAATAAAGTAACATAATGATACGATTGGTACTTATACTGACCGATACATAACACATGTTGACAATCAAGATAAAATCTGGTTGCCGATGAATTCTATTACAGATAAATTTTGGTATACAAGCGAAGATAGTAAAAATATGCGTCTGCTTGTCAGTACGTTGTCTGACCATCCTTCGGCATGGACGGTGACAAAATGTGAAAACGTTCAGCCGTTTGGAATACAAAAACTTACTATCTATTCCAACTTTTTCAATGAACATACTGATTATGTCAATCTTGAAACTGGTGAGATGTATGCAGACTATTTCGATTCAGAAATCGCCCCAACCGATCCATCCACACCTACTCCTACCCCATCTTCTATTACAGTTAAGATTTCAGCATCCACTTCAACAATAAAGGTTGGTGGTTCATATAAAAATCTCACCGTAAATCTCTACAACGATTCCAACGAAGATATCACCACTAAATATTCAGATGCGACATTTACATGGACTTGTAGTATAGATAATGAAGATTGGACTGAAAAGGTTACATGGCGTGATGGTACAGAATTCAATCAGAAGAAAGTAAAGTTTTTGAACAACACTTCCGTTATCGGCAAAATACTGTCTGTTAAGTGTGAAATTATTAAGGATAACTTGCCGATTGAATCTGAAATTTTGCCGTTGGAATTAACTGAATAGGAGGTGTTTTATGGCAGAAAAATTAGTTACAAAGAATGATTTGTTAAATAAGCTTCGTGCATATAAGACTACTCCTGATGATGATGTAATTCTATACAAGCAAAAAATCAAGAATGCTTTGTTATCAAATCCATGTTTGCTATACGCTCTCAATGATAAAAAGTTAGAATCTGAATTGTTCGACAAAAATGGAAACATCAATTGGGAATGGAATGAAGATACCAAGCAATATGAACCTCTTGGTGAATGGGATAGATATTTTGGAAGTGATTCTCTTATTCGTCCATTTTTATTTATTCCAGATACACAGACAACAGTTAAATGTTATGTGTGTTATCAAGTAGGGTTTAGAGATACGGTTAAATATCAGTCAGGATTAAAAGAAACACAAGTTACTTTTACTATCTTTGCTCATGGAGATGACCGTATGGATAAATTGACTGGAATTCCAAGGCATGACCTTATTGCTTCCATTATAAGAGAACGATTCGCATGGTCTAATATATTTGGTATGCAGACATATCTTACACAGGATTATGAATCTACAGTTGATAACAATTATGTGGCTCGCACTCTTGTATTTGAACTTACTGACTTAAATAGTAAAGTTCGTACACCTTATGGTGGAAAACCATCTGTTGTAAATTACGGTATAAGGAGGTGATTGTTTGGATGTATTAGAAACATTGGATAGTCTTCAATCTGCCGCTGAAGAAGATATAAAAAAGAAACAAGAAAAAAGTCATAATCCAGAATATCATTTCGACAAACTTAAAATGTATTTTGGTGAGGATTATATAATAAATGGTATAACTATTTCAATTCCAACCATAGGAGATATTTTAAATATTGGCGAATCAAAATTCTACCAAGCAATCTCTCCTTTTCTTAGTAATTCTACTTCTATTCGAGTTCTTCTTTATGATGTATTTAAAAAAGATTGGAACAAAACAAAAGATATTGAAGTGTTTTATATCTTATATCAATTGCTCGAAGATAAAGAGCCGTTAAAGCTACTATTCAAAGATTTTAGTTTTGATGGATTTGAACTAATTCAAGCAAGAAAAAATGTTGACGATCCAGAATACAATCATCTTGCGCTTTTAAATCAAGATAAAAATATGATTATTTATGATGATGAATATATGGAAATTGCTGAATTTATTCGAGCGATGATGAATGTTCATCCAAAGGTTGAAAAGGCAAAAGGTAAAACAACAAAACAATGGATTTTACAAGAAGATAGAATGAAAGCAGAACAGGATGATAAAAAGAAAGGCGCATCAACTCTTTTACCACTTGTTTCAAGTTGTATAAATCATCCTGGGTTTAAATATAATTTGGAACAATTAAAACAAGTGAATATATGTCAGTTTATGGATTCTGTAAACAGAATTCAAAAATATGAACAGGGAACGGCTGCTCTACATGGGATCTATGGTGGCATGGTGTCGGCTAAAGATGTTCCTGAAGATTTAATCAATTTTATGGGCGAATTATAATCGCTCATTTTTTATTGCATAAAAATAAAAATTTTAAAGGAGGAAAATAATTATGGCATTTAAATTAGGTGACGTAATCGTAGATAGACTTCAGTTTGGTTACGGTGCAAAGTCTAATGGTACACCTCTGTATGCTTTAACACAGCTTACACAGGCAAATATTGATATTACTGCTGACTCAACAGATATCAATGATAAGGATGGAAACCTTGTATATCGTAAGTATACAGGTAAGAAAGGTGAGGTTACTGCAACTAACGCATTCCTTAACCTTGCTGTTGTAGAGACTATTTCTGCTACTGATGCTGAGATTGCAACCGCAGATAAGGGTATTGTTATGCCGATGATTCAGATCGTAAAAGCTGGCGAGACATTGGATGTTACGGGATTTGTTGAAGGTTCTATTCATGTAAATGCTCTTTCTACAAAAGGTTCTATGGGTAAGGACGAATTTAAGAAAGGATCTGCTGCTTCTGCTACTGAATATGCAATTAAGCATACTGATGAGGTAAAAGATCCAGGAGATCAGCATGTAACAACTCCTGCGAGTGATGTATTAACACCGCCTACAGCAGATGGTGAAACTCAGTATATTGTCAAGTATAAGAAGACAATTAAGAGTGGAGCAAAGATTACTAACTCAGGTAAAAAGTTCCCTAAGTCTCATGAGTTGTTCTTCAAGGCACTTGTAGTAGATAAGTGTGAAACTGATGTATTAAAAGCAGCTATCATTCATATCCCTTCATTTATGCCAAGTCCTGAATTCTCACTTGCATTACAGGGTGGTGATTCTCAGACGATGGATTATAAGGGTTCTATGATGTTAAATGCTTGCTCTACAGATGGAGAACTTTTCTCTATTTATTACATTGATGAGGAAGAGGACGACATCGAATTATAAGGATATGTAGGGCAGTTAAATTACTGCCCTATTCTTACAAGGAGGAATAATGTCAAAGAAAGAATTGAGAACTTGTGTGCTTTGCGGTAAAACTTATTCGTTTTGTCCAGTTTGTAATCCAGAAGACCGTTTGAAGCCAACATGGTATTTTTGTTGGTGTTCAGATAATTGTCATGAAATTGACGAAGTAACTTCTGCTTTTGAAGATGGACGCATGACATATATCGAAGCAAAAGCAAAATTAGAAAAATTAGATTTAAGCAGAAAAGAATACTTTGGCGAAAGTTATAAGAATTCTATTGCCACTATCATGAAGGCAAAAGCACAAGTTATTAAGAAAGAAAATAAAAAGACAGAGGCTAAATCTGTCAAAAAAGATATTGTTACAAAAGTCGAAAAAGAGGCTGAAAGTAATGTTGAATAGTGATTTTAAATAAGGGATTATAACATACCACTATTCAATGTTATAATCCCTATTTTTTACGCTATTCAACTGAGGAATAAAAAGGAATGATAATTGAAAGTAATTTAAAACCAAGAAATTACACCGAAAAAGAAGTTGTCCGTATATATAATAGAGACCAACAAACTTTTTACATCGACTCTAATGTTTATCCAGTGGATGTATATACGAGTTATAGTCCCAAATGTGAAAAGAAAATTATAATAATGACTTTTATTAGAAACGATACAAAAGACGTTTATAAGAAATGGTGTAATCATGAATTAATATAGGAAGGAGTAAACTATTATGGCAGTAACTGAAAAAGATATTGCATTGTGTGGTCATGGATCAGGAACACCTTCTACTAAAAATATGTATACATACCTTGAAAGCAGATACAAAAGCATTGCTTCAAACGGAAAACATAAGGGAGTTATTGCAGTAAGACGATTAAAAAAAATTACTAATTCTGGACGAAAAAAGTTTCATGACACATATAAAACTATTCTAGGTCGGAACTCATATAATCAGTCGTTACGATCATATGCATATACTCCATATAAGGGGAAGTATTATTCAGACTGCTCTTCTAGTGGATGTGCTACGTTTAAGAAAATTGGATATAATGTACCATTATTAAACACGGCAGGAATTTATACAAGTTCATTGTTTGAAACTGTTCCAGTAAAGATTAAAAATGGTCATATTACAAATCCTGAAATTTTAAAGGTCGGAGATGCAATATTGTTTATTGGATCTGATCCGTCTCGTCCAAAACAAATCGGGCATGTTGAGTATATCTATTCTATCAACAAAGAAACAACCACAACAAAACCATCTTCTACTTCTACAAGCAATTCAGCTTATTATCCAAAATGTAATAAATCATATACAACTCTTGCAAAAGCCTTAGAGTCTGTACATATTGATTCTTCTAAAGAAACAAGAACAAAGATTGCAAAGGCAAACGAAATTAAAGATTACAAATTTACGGCAGAACAGAATAATCAGATGTTAATTCTTCTGAAAGCTGGCAAGTTAAAAAAGTTTAAATAAAAGGAGGAAAAATTATGGATGTAACATTTTTAACAAATTTTGCAGTGCCAATTATTGTTGGTATTTGCTTATGTATTGGATATGTATTAAAGAACATTGTAACAACTGACGCTGTAAATAAATATATTCCACTTATTATGGCTGTTTTAGGCGTTATATTAAATTCATGGATTAACATGTCTTTTACACCGGAAATTTTATTAGGCGGTTTGTTTAGTGGTTTGGCTAGTACCGGATTATATGAAGCATTTAAACAGCTTATTAAGAATTAGAAGGGATGATTATATGAATGGAAGCGATAGAAGAATTAAGTAAAATTGATTTTAATTATTTTATCCTAACTTGTTTTATAATTATGTCTGGATCTATTTCTATATTTGCAATTATTGGAAAATTTTCTGAGATGATCGGAAGACCTGTAAAATGGCTTAGGCAAAAAAAAGAAGACCATGATCTTTTAGTTAAAACGGCAGAAAATCTTAGCATATTACAAAGTAAAGAGCTTGAAGATGTAAAACAGTCAATTCGACATGATGAAATGATTAAAAGAGATATTACAAAGTTATCAGAAACGGTCGAAGGAATTGCTGCGACTCTCAATGATATGAAAGAAAAAGATAATATCACCGAAGTTAAAAAATTAAAAGAGAAACTTGTTGGATATTATAATAAGTATAAAAATTCTGATGGATGGACGAAGGTTGAAAAGGATGTCTTTTGGGATTTGTTTGAAGAGTATGAAAATCGCGGAGGTGATGGCTATATTCACTCAATTGTCGAACCAGTTATGAGAGAATTAAAAGAAATTGATTAACCCATATTCCTCTATTATACCAAATATTTCATAAACCATGCTTATATATTTTTCCATTATTATACAGTTATAAAAGAATAACTTATACACATACTTATTGTATGGATAATAAAATCGGAGAATATCGGTATAAAAATGACCTAACCCTCAAAGAACTATCTATACGAAGTGGAATATCTACTACAGCTCTTTCTAATTTAGAAAATGGATTAACAAAGGATATATTACTTAGTCATGCCATTACATTATCAAGAGTATTACATGTAGATTTGTATGAACTATTCTGTATAAGGAGATGAGGAGGCGAGGTTTATGACGTATTTTAATTTAATTTGTGAGGAACATGAAATTACAGGAGGCAAGGTTATTCATATTGATAAAAATGTTGAAAATATGAATGACGTACATAAAATTGTAATCGAAAATGTAGATAAGTATCCCAACGCCAAATGGGAACTTTATCCAATGATTATTAACAACTAACCAAATACATATGACAATTAAATATAAGAATTATGAAAGAGCGGTTTCTTCAGAAGCCGCTCTTTTGCTATGTAAAGGAGTGAAAGGAAATAGCACAGAATCCAGGAAAGATTTTTGAACAGTCGATTAAAGATTCTGTCCCAAATACGTGTTGGATTTATCGTTTCAGGGATAATGCAGCATCGTTTGGGAATGGAAATAATACTAGATTTGCTAGTAGTAATATTTGTGATTATCTTCTATTTGATGATGATTCAAGGACATTGTATTTGCTCGAATTAAAATCAACTCAATCAACAAGTCTGCCATTATCAATGATTAGAGATAATCAAATTAAATCTCTGCAAGAAGCAAGTGAACATAATCTTGTCGCAGGATTTATTTGTAATTTTAGGAATGAAAATAACGACACATTCTTTATAGAAATCTGCGATTTCGTAAAGATGATGGAGAATATAGATAAGAAGTCGTTCAATATTAACGACTTGAAAAATAATAATGCTATTCAAATAAATAGCAGAAAGAAACGAACTAGATATACATATGACATTCAGAAGTTTGTAAACGAGTCACATTTGTAAAGGAGAAAAAGGAATATGAGACTTTTAGAGTTTGTAGAAAAGTATAACAACATGGCAAATAACACATTAAAGGAACAGTTATTAAGTAAAATCAAAATCACCCCATACATTTCAATTATCAAGAAAGATGCTTACGCACAGTTGATTGTAGATAAGACAACATTTGAGCAGGAATCTTATGATGATAACGGAGTAACAAAGTATCGTAAAACAGATAAGATTAGAGTAAATTCTGTTGCTCAGTATGTACAGTTTTGTCGTGCCGTAATTGAATTATATACTGACCTTGAGATTGACGAGGATGATAAAGGTTTTATCAAGGGATATGACGCACTTAAGTCATCTGGTCTACTTGATATTTTAATGGTTGGCTCTGATAAAGCTGATCCACTTATTCCTATAAGCGAATTAAGAGAATTTAAAACCATTTTAACAATGAAGCAATCAGACACTCAGTTTAATGAGACAACTACTCAGGCGTTTATTAGCAAACAGATTGGAAGGATTTCTGATTTGGCAAATGCTACTCTCACACCACTTGTCGAAGTTGTAAGTAAAAAGCTTGATGAGATCCCGAATGAAGATTTAGAAGATAAAATTCTTAAGTTTGCTAAGAAAGGCAATTTCAAAGAGGTCTAAGTAAATTCAAATTTCTTATGAAATAAACAGGCTCTATGCGTGTCACAGCGTATAGAGCTTTTCTTGTGGAGAGTGGTAATACCGCTCTCCTATTTTAGTGAATAAATAGTGAAAATTTTGGAGGTGATGAAATGGCAAAAAATATGTATGCAGATTTTAAAAAGAAGTTAGACAGAATTGAAAATCATATTGCAGAAGAAGTCGCACCACAAGCAAATGAACTTCTAAAAGAATCTGTCAGATATTCATTGATAGATTGGTACAACGACTATACTCCACAGTCTTATGAAAGAACATACAACTTCATGAAAATTCTTGATTCTACAAAAACAAGAGGTAAAGGGAACGTTCTTCGTTTTTCGGTTGATTCAGGCGCAATGGATTCATATGTCGGTTGGTTTGGTCAGAGTTTACAGCCAAATACAGCTTTCGACTATATGTTTATGGACGGAGAACATGGTCATGGAAAATGGATGATGCGTCAATCATTACCTCCATATATGTATGTTGAACGAGATATTGAAAATGGATTTGGTGGTCGCTTAGACAAAATTATAAATAACAGAATAGAACAAATTTTGAGAAAGTGAGGTAGAAAATGCCAGGTACATATCAGTATGATGTAGAAATCAAATCGAATGTAGCAAAACTACTTTCAGATATGAAACAAGTCCAAGACAGATTAGATACTGTTGAAGGCAAAGAATATAAAATCAAATTAAATGTCGATGAAAAGAAATTATCCAGTGTAATTTCTAATCTCGAAAAAATGCTTGACTCTCTTGGTAAAGGAACAGGTGATTTTAAACAGTTTGAGAATTTATCAAAAGAATTGTCAAGTATTGTATCAGAAGTACAAAGTTTAAGTAAAGCTTTTGGTAAAGTAGATGATTCTGGTGCTAAAACACTACTCTCTTCTATCCAGAACATTGATAAGTCACTTTCTGAACTGAGTCAGAATATTCTCAATGTTAATAAAAACATGAATAATATGGGTGGCAATACGAGTGGTGCTGTCAAACAAGTGGAGAATATTAGTAATGCATATCAAGATGCTGCTAAAGAAGCTGAGAAATTGGCTGATGCACAGAGTAAGATTGGACAGAAAACGAATATTTCATCTGCTTCTACAGAATCTGTTACCAATTCCATCAAAGAAGAGAATAATGTATTAGAACAGAACACTCAGAAAGTTAAGGAAAATACACAGGCAAAAGAACAGAATGCAAATGTAAATCTTAATAAGTATGATAAACGGTTAGATTCATATAACGGCAAAATTGACAAATATAAAACAACTATTGACAGATTTAATGATGGTGGTTGGACAAGTAGTACATATTTAGAAAATGTACAGGCTGTCAAGAATGCTGTTAAGGAGTATGAAACTCTGCTTAATGAATTAAAGGGTAAAGATGCTAGTTTGGTGACAAGTGATGATATCAACCGATTAGATAACTATGAAAAGAAAATTAAAGATACTATCGCTACTGTTACCAATATGTCGGCTTCTGAGAAGGGATATAACTTTGTTTCAGGTCAGAAAGAATTAGACAAGATTCATAAGCTTCTCAATGAAAATAGCAAGATGTCTTCTGAGGCAAAAGCTAAGATTAAAGCTTACTATGCGGAAATTGAAAGTGGTAATCCTAGCATGAGTCTTGACAAGATTCATGGTGAAATCTTAAAGATTTATAATGCCGAAGTTGAAGCTGGTCGTGCTGGCAGAACATTGTTTGACACTTTAAAAAATAGTGGATTCCATCAGATTGCTGCACAGATGGCAGGAATGGTTGGTGTTTATGATGTTATTAATCTTGGTAAAGAAGGTTTAAGTGTCGTAAGAGAACTTAATACCGCTCTCACAGAAATGCGAAAAGTATCTGATGAATCTTTGCAAAGTTTAAAAAATTATCAGAATACAACATTTGATACGGCAGATGCGGTTGGTACAACTGCAAAACAGATACAGACAAGCACTGCCGACTATATGCGATTGGGTGAGTCGCTTGATGAAGCTTCCGAAAGTGCGAAAACAGCAAATGTACTCCTGAATGTATCTGAATTTAATAATATTGAAGATGCAACTAAGTCACTTGTTGCTATGGGACAAGCGTATAAAGACTTAGATAAAATGACCATTGTTGATAAGCTTAATGAAGTAGGTAATAATTATGCAATATCAACAGATGAATTAGCCACCGCCCTTCAAAAATCATCAGCTACTCTCTCACTCATGGGAAATACAATTGATGAGGCTGCAAGTTTAGTCACTACAGCAAATGCAACAATTCAGGACGCAGATAGTGTTTCAGCAGGTTTACGCACGATTTCTCTTAGATTGGTTGGTACAGAAGAAGCCGAAGAAGAGCTTTCTGCAATGGATGAGGAAGTAGATGCTTTCGTAAAAGCAACAAATTCAAAAAAACAACAGATAATCAAAGATTATACTGCCGTAGCTTCTAACAATTATCAAGGTTTTGATATTCTTGATAGTAATGGAAATTATAAAAATACATATCAAATCCTCCTCGGTATAGCCAAGGTCTATAAAGAGATTCAGGAACAAGATAAAAAACTGGGAACAAATCATGCCACAGCTTTAATTGAAGAATTAGCTGGCAAAAACCGTTCGAATATTGCTTCAGCGATACTGCAAGATCCGACACAGCTTGAAGCTGTTAAGAAATCTTCAGAAGAAGCATTGGGATCAGCAAAAAACGAATTAAACTCTTATCTTGATAGTATTGATGGTAAAATGGCACAGTTGGAGAATCGTGCGCAGGAGTTCTGGTTTAAGGTGATAGACTCCGAAACTATTAAGAATGGTATTGATTTATTATCCACTCTGATTAAAGGTACTACTGATTTTGTAGATACAGTTGGATTGTTACCAACTATTCTTACAGGAATTGGAGCAGCATTATCTTTTAAAAATGTCGGCATTGATACGTTAGTGGCGTATTAATCAAATCATTGTTATTGTTTTGAACGTACCGACATCATAGGGTTTCTAACGGATACGTTAGTTTGGACTATGATAAGTATGCTATACATACGATAAACGAAGACGCAATATGCGAGGAAGGCTGTAAAACTCATGGTACTACTCTATTATAAGGAAACTAAATAGACATAGTAAAAATTCATGAATTCAGTTGGTTCGCAGGGATAGACCTTTAAAATGGTAAGCCCTCAGAGAGTGACAACCGTTGGTGGTAGTTATATGAAACGATGCTACTATAATATGCATTCCGTACTCATGACACGACATGTTAAATGATGTGAACTTATCTCATATCTCGTGTAAATCAGTTTGACCTCTCAGTTCCTAGAGGTAGATAAGATGGAACGAAACCAAGAAATCTTGATTTCAATCGAGTAAAATAGAGAATAATAAAATAGCACTACAACTGCTGTATTGTAGTGCTAAATTGTCTTTGAGATTACCAAAAATCAAAGACTCCCTATATTGTAACATTGGGGGTAGTACATAAAATTGGTCGGTATGTACAAATTTATTGTATCAAACATCAATGATTATTTCAATAGTAAAAAGAGAATAAATAAAGTAAAATAGAGGACAGTCGTGATGACCTGCCCTCAATTAAGGAATAAAAGGAAATAAATGACAAATACAGAAATAGAATTATTTACGAAAGATTTTTCTAGTCTTGGTGAACATTTGTGATAAAGACTTGGTTTGTGAGTCCGTATAGTCTTTGCACTTATTAACAGTATAACACTTTCCAATTGTATCAACTATGACACAAAGAAAATGACAGCCGTATACTAAAAGTCCACCACTTACAAGTATTTTAAATACTTCCAATTCTACCCTCCCTTCTTTGTAGTATTTCTTAAAGTTGGGAAATGTATTGCTCAGAACGAGCTGAATTTATTTCCGATGTGAATCGTGCCAAACTACAAATATGGCACTTCGTATGGTAAATACCGAGCATTCTGTCGTGCTATTGACCTGAGATACGATAACTCAAATACAGTTTGCTTGGTATTATATTACCATATATTTCCAACCACATAAATCCAGAACGTAAGTTTGTCGAATAATGCAGAAAGAAAAATATTCAAATTTTGAATAATTCTATTTACAAAATTTTACAATTATGCTATTGTGAAAATATAAAATTTTTTGCATTTTTTGAAGGAGGCAAACTGGATGGAAGATATTAAAACAAGTCCGAAAAGTTTAAGATCGTTGGTTGGTGAAATCAATAAGGGAAAATATAATTTTGACTTACCAATTCAACGTAGAGCTGGTATTTGGAAACCAAAAGAGAAGTCATTGTTTATTGATACTTTGTTAAGAAACTACCCTATCTACCCTGCACTTGTGAATAAACACAGTGACACAAAAGAGATTGATGTAGTTGATTTTAAGCAACGTTTTACTACAATCGCAGCCTTTGCTAATGACGAATTTAAATTGTCAAAGAATTTAAAACCATTAACAATTGATGGGACTGAATACGAAATCGCAGGAAAGAAATTTTCTAAGCTTGACGAAGCTGTTCAGTCAAGATTTAATGACAGAGATATTTCTATTATAACAATGACAGATGCAACCGAAGAAGAAATTGTTGATATTTTTGAAAGAATAAATATGGGACACCAACTTTCAAACGGACAGAAAAGAAGCACTATTGAAAGCAATGAAGTCAGAGAAATTATTTACTCTATTGCTGATCATCCATTCTTTGAAAAAGTTTTATCTCCTGCTCAGTTTAAAAAGAACCTTGACAGAGATATTGTTATTCAATGTTTAATGCTTACAGAAAAGACAGATAAAAACAATTTTACTTCATTTAGAGATGTAGATATGAATAAATTTATTATGTATTATAATGATAAGATTGCAGATCCAAATGAAAAACAATTTGCAGAAAAGAAAATTGAAAATCTGCGCAAAGCATTAGATAAGTTGAATGAAGAACTTCCAGAAGATGTAAAAATAAAAGCAAGTACAATTCCAATGTGTATTTATGGAATGTACCGTATGGTTAGAGATTCTAAATCTACTTCTAAATATATGGAATGGTTAAATGAATTCTTAGCATCATATGACACAAATTTGGATTACCTGCAATACTGTTCTAACGGTACATCAAATTCAGATATGGTAAATGGACGATTGCAGTTCTTTAAAGATGCTATAAAGGAAATTGGATAAAAGATAAAGAGTAGTCGATTGGCTACTCTTCTTTTATATTTATAAACATACGTTCTGATAGTATTCTGTCGATTATTGGTATATAATGGTAATTATAATACTTATGATTGGTGGACACTATTATGGATGTTGAAAAAGAACTTGAGTTAATAAATAAAAAGATTTTATCTATTAAGAATTTTGATATTATTAGTTTTGTATACAACTATAAAAGAATGGTTAATTCAATTTATCACTTTAATAACACAATAGGTAAGAATGCTAAAAATAATACTGAATTATCAAAGATAAAATATAATTTAAAGGGAATGGAACGTCCGTCAGAGGGAGATGTCTGTTACTTTTATATAGAAAATTCATACCCAAAAGAAATATACAATAGTCATTGGTGTTTAATATTAAAAGATTTTGGAAACACTATGTTAATAGTTCCGCTTGTATCTATTAAAAAAGAATCTGCTCCTGTTGATAAAACATGTGAAATGATAATAAGAGTTAAGAATTTTGAAGAAGAAGGATGTAGTAAATTAAAGGTGCATCAAATGTTTTGTGCCGATATTATGAGAATAAATCCTAATAAAAAAGTTTATAAAATACAAACACCATATGATTATGTAAAAAACAAAATAAAAGAATTAACAAATTTATCTTGACAACATATAATACATAATATATAATATGAATTGTAAATCAAGTTGCACAGAAATGTGTATACGAACTGCATATAAGTTTTTAGTAACTAATAAGAGACTAGAGCAATCTAGTCTCTTTCGCATTGTAAACATATATCATAAAAGACCTGCCATCTGACAAGTCTTCTACTCTCTTAATTCGAGGTGATAAATACGAATATTGATTTAACAAAACTTATTCCTCAACCTGACCTACGAAACCTATCTGACGTTTCGGAACTTCTGGAGCAGGTTTTTGGACAACCATTAAAAGAAAATTTAACTGTTGTACATGCTGTATCAGTTCCAACGGTTTGCCAGATGTGTCCTCTCCGTGGAAACAAACCAAATTGTAGCCAATGCAACCGATTTCTTTAACAAAAATGGTAATTGACTGATTAAATTGAACAATAGACATTGCTACATCTTCTGTATCAGGAAGTTTGTTTTGATAATCTCTGATTTCTTCATACAGATAATAAGCAACTTGTTCTGCGCTACTATCAAGCTGCATCTTGGAAGCATTTATTTCTATCTGACGATTAGCTTGGTTTTGCTGCATCTGTCTTTTAACTTCTGGTGATATAAAATCCATACGCATCAACCTTCTTTCGTAATATATTTGATAACCAAATTTTACCATTTTAAACAAAGAATTGATAGTCGGAACGTACGTTTACCACGTATATCCACAATTACCACACTTGAAAGTCTTATTAATTTTCTTACTAAAGATACCGAAAGCAGCAATTGATACTCCACGTTCTACTCCACCCATCTTACGGATATTTGTTGAGCCACAGGTCGGACATTTTGGTGCTCTACTCTTCTCTTCTAGTATGGCTTTGCCAACAGCAATACTTGCTTTCATTTCATCATTCTTCCGTTGAATAATTTCATCACGATGTTCAAATAAAGTTTTATCTAAGTTAGGAGATTTCTTTACGATCTCTTCTATGAAAGCTTCTTTGCCATCTCCATCACGCCAACGGAAATTGTCAATATATTCTCTTGGGATTGGTTTTAGTGGTGATTTGCCGCAACAGAAACATCCATCTTCTAATTCATCTTTAAAAGCTTCGCATATATTACCACATTTATCACAATAACATAACATATTATATCACCTCACAGTTTTTCTAAATTATAACACAAAATGATGTTTTCAAACAACATCAAAAGAATAATAATAGTACGATATTCACAACAAAAAACAATGAACTCGCTATATTTGGACAAACATTAGATGATATACGAGAAAAGTTAATTAATTTTAATGATGTAATAATGCATGGTGGGACTTTTGGAAGTTCTAAAATGCAGTTAATTCCAGAAAGTAAGATGTTTAAAGAGTTATCATCAGAAACCGCATCAGAAATAATCGAAACTCTTAATAGTATAAAGAATGGTACAAACTCTGCATACGATTCAATGGATCAATATCTTACTTATTTGTCGAGTAATGGAAAACCCTATATTAAGGATTACGTCAAAGCTAATCAAAACCAAGTCTACATTACAGAAGATGTAATTCAAGCATCAAAAGATGCTCGTGCAGCTCAGATTGCACAAAACGAAGCAGTTAAAGAAGGAACACTTTCTTTCAAAGCAGGTCAAGTAGCTCTCAAAGGTCTTGCTCTTGCAGGAAATATGGTTGTCGGAATTTTAGCAGGATTCGTAATATCTAAAGCTATTGAAGGATTAGATAATCTGGTTCATGCAGCCGACAATGCAAAGGAATCAGCCGAAGGTTTTGCGAGTTCGTTCAGTTCAATGAACGATGAATTCAGTTCTAATGATAGCAAACTATCTGACTTACAAAAACAGTATAACGAATTATCCAAGGGTGTAAATTCATTAGGAGAAAATGTTAGCCTTACAACTGATCAATATGATGAATACAAACAGGTTGTATCTGAAATTTCAGACATGATGCCAAGTCTCCTTGCTCGGTATGATGATGAGGGTAACAAAATCGGTTTTGTTCAAGGTAAACTCAGTAATTTAAACGCTGAATATGATAAATACAAAAAGAACAAAGCAATGGATCTTGTTAATGGTGAAAACGATAATGGTGAAAACGATAATGGTGATTCCATCAAAGATGTATTTGATAATTACCAATATCAGACTGCACATACAGATGCAAATGGCAATGTTGTCGGCAAACGAAAGATGTTTGGTGATAGCAATTATGAAAAGATTTTAGCACTTCAGTCAGAAATTGACAGTGGTTATGATGGAATTTTTGGTCAAAACAAACTTACTAATGAAGATATCGAGAAAAAGACAGCATTAATTCAAAAGTATCAATCAGAAATTGATGCAAGCGTGTCAGCTATTCAAAATGCGTTGTCTGATATTGCTCAGTCTGGTGACGAATATTATAAATTATCTGATCAAGAACAGCAATTCCTTGATACATATATAAATAGTCTGTCACAAGATTTTATAGATGAGAATAATCTCACCAACGAAACAAATGCTAGAACATTCATAAATAATCTTATTAATGATATCGAGTCTGGCAAGCCAGAAATAATGAAAGCTTATAATGATTTGTTCTCATTTAATATTGATGATACAGATCTTAGCCCAGAGGAAGTTCAAAAAAAGGTCAATAAATTAATTCAACAGCTTGCAAAAGCTTTAGGTGAAGATAATTGGCAAGATTTAAAGATAAGATTAGGATTTGAGTTTGTAGATGATAATGTAAAAGATTATGAAGATACAATTAATCGTTTTAATGATCCTGATAAAATCAAAGCTTTTTTCAACGAAGAAGGTATTAATACAGCATCAGAAGTAAAGGAATTTTACGATGTATATTCCGCAACAGACAAAGCTAAACAAGGGATTTATGACGCTGATGTTGCTATGCAAGAATGGAAAAACCACATAACAGAAAATACAGCATCAGCTACAGCCTCTCTCACTTCTTTCGAAGAAGCATGGATGAACCTGAAAGGTGCAGATGATTCAGACCTCAAAGGTGCAACCGATGACCTTCTCGATTTAGCGAATGCAGGACAACTAACCGAAAATTCTATCGAAGAACTTGCTGGTGGTCAGAAACTTATGTCTGACACAGGTTTATCAGCAGAGGCACTTGCACAAAAAATTAACGGTCTTGTAAACGCTTCTACGCAACTTTCTTCTATGTCTGCACAGATTTCTAAGATGTCTGATATGCTTGCTGACAAGAAGAATGGTACAGTTACATCCGCTTCTGATTTAGCAGGATTTGATGTTTCAGTCCGTGGTCTTGAATCTTGGGATAAGTTTGAAGAGGTAATGGGTAGTTCTGAATCTAGCATGGATCAGTGCCAGAAAGCTGCCAATGCTCTTGCTACTGAATGGGTAAACGATGGCAATTTCCTCGCTAATCTTACTGATGAAAACAAACAGTATTATATCACTCAGCTTGAAGATATGGGCGTTAAAAATGCCGAGCAAATTGTAACAGAGGCTTTGACAAAAAAGGAAGAAGAACTTAGATTTGAAAAACTTCTTTCTGCCGATGCATCCACAGATTTGCAAAATGCCACAGTTGCTGATATTCTTAAACTTCAAAATCTTGGTGATATTACAGAACAGGAAAAGGCAAAACTTGCAGCTTTTACGTTAGAAAAACAGTATTGTAACAAAAACACTATTGTAACTGATGCGGATTGTCAAAATATTTATACTCTTGCTAAAATGGCTGGTGCAGGTACAGAGGCTTTAAATAAACTTGCAACATTAAAACAAAGATTATCAGACAATCCAATTATGTCTAATGAAATGCGCAACAATATTAACAGTGCAATTCAAGACATTGTAAATGGTGTAACAACTTCTGCTGGTGCAAAGTTAGATATACCACAAGTGAAAGTAAATTCTTCTGGTTCATCAAGTTATAAATCTCCGTCATCAAAAAAATCAAAATCCAAATCCAAAACAAAATCCGATGCAGCCGAAGTATTTGACTTTATTGAGATCAAACTCAATAATCTCACGGACAGGGCATCTAAGGCTAAAGACAAGATTGACGATCTTCTTACATTCGGTCAGAAGAAAAATCAAACAAAAAAAGCAATCGAAGCTACAACTAAAGCTATTACTGCACAGGAAAAGGCATACAAGAAATATATGGCATATGCCAATAAAGCTGCAAAAACACAGAATAGCAAAAAGACATCTTCATCTTCTTCCACTTCTACAGGTGGAAATGCTGTATATGATACTGCTACAGATTATCTTGGACTGAAATATGTTTGGGGTGGAGCAAGTCTTACGAAAGGTGCTGACTGTTCTGGTTTCACTCAGCAGATTTACAAAAAGTTTGGTGTAAGTTTACCACACAAAGCATCATATCAAGCTAAGATGGGAACAAAGATTACTTCCAAGAGTAATTTACAAGCAGGTGATTTAGTATTCTTTGGAAGCAAAAATAACATTACTCATGTTGGTATTTATGGTGGAGATGGCAAGTTTATTGAATCTCCTCATACTGGTGCGTCTGTAAGGGTTTCTAAGCTTTCATCTCGTAAGGACTTTGTATCTGGTTCACATTTTAGCAAAATCAACAATGCAACATCTACATCTTCTAGTAGCGGAAAGAATGTAAAAAAGGTCAAAGGTGTATCATCCAAGACACTTGAACATTACAAAAAACTGATTCGTGAAGGAACGCTTGATTCTGATGGTATCGTTTCTATTAAGAATGAAAACCTGAAAAACGCATTAAAAGATTATCAGACTTATTATGAGAAAGCAAAAGCTTGCAAGGAACAAGTTGCCAGTCTTACAGATCAGTTAAAGGATTTATATGAGACTTTAGCAAATAACCCAATTGACAATGCTTCTGATAAGATTGAAAAACTTGGAACTAAGATGGATATTCTGAATGCCAAGGTTAGTAATCTTACATTCGATCCAACAAAGAAAATCGGTACGTCTGATATTGATGGTCTGTATAAACAGATTATTAAAAACTATGATAGCCAGTTATCAGCTTCAAAAACTGCTTATACTGATGCAACAAAGAGTTATAACTCTAACAAGAGTTCTCTCACAAAATCACTTAATAAAACTAAGGCTAAAAACATTGGACTTACTCAAAAGGAATTCAATTCCATCAAGAGTAATTTAAAATCCAATAAGTCAATTTCGTATAATCTTATTAACAAGATTGAAAATGACGGTCTTAGGAAAAAGTGCATAGCACATAATGAATACCTTCTTGCAAAAAATACCGCAACTGATAATTATAATCAAGCCAAAGAAGATCATACCTCTAATGTGCGTCAGGCTAGAAAAGATCGCTTTGATAAGGTACAGGAACGGTACGACAATAAAGCCGGGCTGATTGAGCAGAGAAAGAACGCTGTCTCCAACTCTCTTAATATAGCTGAAGCAAAAGGTCAGTTGATTGGTGAAGCTTATTATACACGTCAGGCAGATGCTGTTAAGTCTGATATGCAGCTCAAACAGGAAGAAGCTGAAAAACTTGCAAAGAAATTATCTACGATTAAGTTTGGTAGCGATGAATGGTATGAAGCACAAGAAGCTTTAAATGGTGTCTATGAATCTATTCAACAGGATGAGCAGGAACTTGCAGAATTCCAGGAATCTATTAATGAGTTGAAGTTTGACCGTTTTGACGAGTTACTTAATAAGCTTGGAGACATCACAGACGAGACAGATTTCTTAATTGACATGCTTGATTCTGACAATCTGTTTGACAGTGATACAGGAATGATTACGCAAGATGGTATTACTGCTATAGGGTTGACTGCACAGAATTATGACGTATACTTAGCAGAAGCTGAAGAATACAAGCAGATGTTGTCCGATGTTAAGGATATGTACGATGCTGGTACAATCAGTCTTGGTGAGTATGAGGAATATCAGAGAAAATATTCTCAGTCACAAAGAGACGCAATTAAGAATGCCAATGAAGCAAAGAAGGCTGTAATAAGTTATGTTAAGGATGGACTCGATGCGCAGAACAAAGCATTAGAAGAAGCCGTCAATAAGCAAAAGGAACTTTTACAGCAAGAAAAAGATTAAGATATAAAATTTTTAGTCCGTTGTAATACGAAAGTTTTACAATGTATCGCTTTGAACTGCTGGAAAACCCTAAAGATATTTAAACTACAACATAGGAATGAAATAAATCCAAGTGTGAATGTTTGAAAATTAAATATATAGAAGATGCAAACATCTAGTTTTACTAGGTGTTTTTATTTTGTCTAAAAATGGGTAATCAGCAACCAAGTCCCTAATAGGGAAAGGCTCAACGACCATCGGTTGAAATACCGTTAGGCACAAGTGTGCCGAAGTGGAGCGCACCTAAACCAATTGTATTGGCATGGTGAATGATATGGTCTGCACTTTAGTGAAAGCTAAAGAAAATTTACTTCAAAAGTAAAATCTATAGGGCTTAACGAGCCTTTATAAATAAAAAATTGTTTAAGAAAAGTTTTTTAGAAAATTTGATTGATAAAAAAGAGAAGTATAGATTGGAGGTGAAAAATGAGTAAAAAGAAAACACATGCAGAATACGTTGCCGAGTTAGCAAAGGTTAATCCAGATATTGAGGTTATTGGAATATATTGTGGAGCTAGTATAAAAATTCCACATAGATGTAAGAAAGATGGATATGTTTGGGACGCTACTCCAAATAATATTTTAAGAGGTAGAGGATGTCCTAATTGCGAAACAGGGAAAAGAGCAATTAGAAGAAGAAAAACACATGCAGAATATGTTAAAGAAGTAGAATTGAAAAATCCAAATGTTGAAGTTATCGGAATTTATCGTGGTAATAAAATAAAAATACCCCATAAATGTAGAATTGACGGTTACGTCTGGGATGTTGCTCCAAATAATATTTTACAAGGCAATGGATGTCCGGCTTGTTATGGTAATAAAAAAAATACACATGAAGAGTATGTTGCTAAACTTGCAAAAATAAATCCTGATATTGAAGTAATTGGTACCTATTGCAATAACAGTACGAAAATACCACATAGATGTAAAATTGATGGGAACATTTGGAGTTTATCTCCTAACAATGCTTTACAGGGAAAAGGTTGTCCTGTCTGTAAGGGTACAAAAACTTCAGAGAGACAAATGGATTCACGTGAAGACTATATATCAAAATTAGCAATAAAAAACCCAAATATTGAGTTGACAGGAGCATATAATGGTTCAAAAAATAAAACAATGCATCATTGTTTGATTCACGATATTTATTGGGAAATAGCACCTATGAATGCCATGAGTGGACATGGTTGTGAAGAGTGTAGATTAGAAAAGATATATAACGCTTGTGTAAAAACACACGAACAATATGTTGAAGAGGTTAAAAATATAAATCCAAATGTCAAAGTTATTGGTACCTACACTAATGCCAGAAACTCAATCAAACATTATTGTTTGTTGCATAATATTTATTGGGATGCGCGCCCATATAGAATATTAGAGGGTTGTGGATGTAACGTATGTAAAATGGAAAAAATTAAAGATGCAATTACAAAAACGCATGAACAATATTTAGAAGAATTGCATAATACAAATCCCGATATTATTGTAATAGGAACATATGTAAATGCAAATACTCCAATATTGCATCATTGTTTAATAGATGGCAACGAATGGTTTGCAAGACCAGCAACTATGTTGCAAGGTGGAGGATGTCCTGTTTGTTCTGAAAGTAAAGGCGAAAGAAAAGTTCGTTTATGGCTTGAAAAGAACAATATTAAATATATCTATCAATATAAATATGAAGACTGTAAAGATATAAATATACTCCCATTTGACTTTTATCTTCCGACATATAATATTCTAATTGAGTACGATGGCGAACAGCATTTTAGACCGATTGAATATTTTGGAGGGCAAGAAAAATTTGAACTTCAACAAAAACATGATACAATAAAAAATGAATATTGTAAAAACAATGGTATACCGCTTCTTCGTATACCTTATTTTAAATATGACAATATAGAAGAAGAACTAAACAATTTTTTATTTATTTAATATAGTAACATAATGGTTAAAGGAATGGCAGGATAAGATTGCTGATTCTAATAAAAATATTGCAAAATTAGAAAAGCAATTGGCTGCCCTAGAAGGGGATACTTCAGAATCTGGACGTAAAAAGATACAACAGCTCAAATCCGACCTTCAGGATGCTCGTAAAGACCAATCTGATATGTTGTACGATCATTCTGTTTCCGATCAGGAGGATGCTCTTGATAAAATGCTTGAAAATAGCAAAAAGCAAGCTGAAGACTACCTGAAGGATACAGATAAAGTCTTCTCTGATGCTCTCACATATGTAAATGCCAACTCTTCACAAGTTGCATCAAATATCGAGAAAATCTCTAAGGATTTGGGCATTTCAATCTCAACTTATATTACTAATGTTTGGAAAGACGGTGGATCTGCTGTTGGTGATTATGCAAGTACATTATCATCTAACGTACCAAATATTACTGCACAGCTTAGTTTGATTGCATCTTCATGGCAATCTATTTGTAAAGCTGCGGATGAAGCTGCTGAAGCAAGTGCCAAGTATGCAGATACAAAAGTTACAGACACACAAGGTATTGGATCATCAAATGATTCTGGAACTAGCGGAAACGGTTCTGGTTCTTCCGGAAGTAATGATGCTGACAAGCAACAGAAATTGTATGAACTCAGAAAGAAAGCAAGTGATATTACAGAATGGATATCTAAGCATTCAGTATCGGCAACACACAAGAAATCGTATTATGGTGCTCTTAATCAGTATCTTTATGATAAACAGCATGGACAAGTTCTGAGTAAGGATAATGAAGTTGCCCTTGCGAAGAAACTTGGCGTATCAGTAAAAAGCGATTTGTCTGGCAAGAATGACAGAGAGAAAATTACTTCAGCTCTCAAGAAACTTATAAAAGACGCTTCATTCTCAACTGGCGGTGTGATTAAGGATCTTGTTAAACTTTCTGGTGAAGATGGTATTAGTTTCTTACAACGTGGCGAAGCTGTACTTTCCAAGGAACAGACGCAAGCATTGTTGAATTTTAAGCCTGTTATTCCACAGATTGACTCTATTATTGGCAATCTGAAGAATATTCCTATTGAGAAAGTTTCATCACAATCTCCTACTTATCAAATCGACAACAGAACGATTGTTGAAGGTGTCGCTACAGACCAGATTGTTAAGCAGATGGAAGGTGTCGCTCAAAAACAGGCTGAAAATGTAGTAAGAAAGATTAACCAAGCTACCTATACTAAAGGTGTAAGAAGATAGTTTATGGAGAGGATGTAATAGTCCTCTCCTATTTTAATGGAGGAAAACGTATGTCAGAAATGACTAATGAAAGAAAAGTAAGTATTCTCGAAAAACTGCTTCTTGAACGTGATGAACAGATTCGGAAGTTACAGGAAGAGAACACTGAATTAGAGAAAGAAATTGAAAGCTTTGGAAGTGATATTCAAGAATTACAAGATATTATTTCTGATACACAAAAGTTAAATAGAGAGTTTTCTGGTACAAACAGAGAAATGAAAAAACTCAAAAAGAAATATGAAAAAGAAATGAAGAAAAGGATGTAAAAAAGAAAGGAGGTTGCCATGACAATTCAAACTCGTGGTTTTACTTTTGATAATAAGACATCCGATGAGTATGGACTGATGGTATGTGAGTTTGACGGAAATACACCTTCTGATACGACAGGTGGTAATATTGAATTTACACTAACCTCCTCTCCTATTCAAAATAGATGGTATAAAAGTGGAAATGCAAATTATTCTGAAGCAATCAAGTTTGAGTTCCAAGTTATGAAACAGAATTTTGAACCAATTGATTCATATGAGTATTCTGCAATTACCAGATGGCTACAGAGAAAAGATGATTATAAGGAATTCACAGTTACACGGTTAGATTATGATACAGTTCATTTTAACGCACAATTAAATGCATCTCCTATTTCTGTTGCAGGTGATATTATGGGAATTGCAATCACAGGAATAACTGATGCTCCATTTGGATTTGGACAGTTAATAACATTAAAAGCAACAACAGAAAATGGTGTTGGTATGTTAAAATTTGCCGATATGAGTGACGAAATTGGCTATATTTATCCAGATATTGAAATCGACATTTCTACAGCTTGCAATCTCAAAATTACAAATGAAACATCGAGTGAATTCTTTAAATTGGATAATTGTGTAGACAATGAAGTAATCAAAATTGATGGAACAATCCTAGAAATCACTTCTACTGCTATATCCCATAAAATCTATAATGATACCAATTACAAATTGCCACGTATTGTAAACGACTTAAATAAAAGAACAAATGTATTCAAAATTGAAGGTAATTGCACTCTCACGATGAAATATAGACCTATACGAAAGGTGGTGATCTGATGGCAGTTCAATCATTTAATTTATCAGTTGATTTTTTAAACAATCTTGAAAAACCAATTATTTACATTGCTAAAAAGGATAAGACTTTCCTTGGCGCAGTAAGTATCTACGATGATTTATCTCTTACTTTTAATCTAAATGCTTATCAGACTGCTTCTTTTAAAATCTATAGAGACATCAATGGCAAGAAATATGAACATTATGACGATTTTCAAGAAGACCGTTTAATTATGATTCAAGGTATTAGTTGGTATAAAATTCATGTGGAGACTAATATTGAGAATACAGGGATCTCAAAAAGTATTACAGCAAATTCATTAGAGTGTACATTGTGTAACAAGCGACTCATTGATTTTGAATGTAATACGGGCGAGATTTTGTATGACGATTATGTAAAGACCATCTTCTACGATCCTACAAACCCTAAAGGAAGTTTATTGCATCGTGTATTGAATGTTGCTCCAAGTTGGTCGGTTGGTCATGTAGATGCTACTCTTGCTAACAAACAGAGAAGTTTTGACGAGGACGATGTAGATGTATATTCATTCTTGACTGGTGATGTATCGGAAGCATTTAATTGCTTGTTTATTTTTGATACATTCAATATGACCGTAAGTGCATATGACTTAGACAATTATGGTGATGATACTAATATATACGTTTCTATGGATAATCTTGCACAGTCTATGACAGAAACCATTGATGAAAATAGCATTATTACATGCTATCGTGTCAATGGTGGTGACGGAATTTATATCAACGAAGTCAATCCAAACAGCACAAATAAGATTTACAATTTTGAATATTATCTGCCAGAAATGGAAGAATCTATCCAGAATAAAGTAAAATCATACAACGAAAAATATCAGTCTTTAAAACCACGGTACGAAGAAATTATGAAACGTCTTGGTGATCAGATTGGTGTTATCCAGGAACTTGAAACTAGATTACCTGATGATTTAAACTCTAAGGATTGGACGAAATATGGTTTAGATTTTCTGGATTCTAAGGTTAAATCATTCAAGAATATAGATGAAGTTTATTGTGCACAAGGCATGAACAAACCAGACTCTTTTAACTATAATCTGTATCAGCAAAATCTTGAGGATTTGAACAATGTTACTGCCGAATACAATAAAAGAAAGTCTGAGGTTGATTCTGCTACAGATGTATATAATTCTATTATCGCAGAAAGAAATGCTGTTCAATCTCAGTTGGATATGGATAAATGGTTTACTAAAGATGAATGGAAAACTCTTGACTCTTATGTTGTAGAGGAAACATACAGTAATGACAATTATATTACTACAGATAATACAACAGACACAGAAAGATTTGATATTGAGCGACAGTTATTTGATGTTGCATGGAAAGATTTATCTAAGAAATGTAGACCACAATATCAATACTCTTCTACTCTATCCAATGTTCTCACAATTCCTCAATTCAAGGATTTCCTTCAATATTTCCAACTTGGTAATTTTATAAGAATGTCAACTGATTATGATACAGTTATTAAATTGCGAATGATTAGTTTTACGGTTGATTACAATGACACAAGTAAAATTGATGTTACATTTTCTGATGCTATTCGAGTTCATGATATTTATGAAGACTCATCTAGTATTCAAGCACAAGCTAATTCCGCAGCTATGAGTTTTCAGTTTAATAAGGATCAATATGATAAATCATCTAAGCAGTCTGATTGGGTTGCTGAGATGCGGAAATATGGATTGGATGTTGCTGCCGTTCAGATTCATAATGCAAAGAATCAGAGTCAAACTTGGGACAAAACTGGCATGACATTTAGGATGTGGAATAATGAGCGCAATGACTTCGATCCTGAACAGATTAAGATTATCAATAATATGATGGTATTTTCTGATGATGGTTTTCAGACAAGCAAAATGGCTATCGGTAAGATTCCAATTGACAAAAATGGAAATTATGCATATGGAATTTGTACAGAAAAACTTTTTGTTAAAAATTTTGAGGAGGTGAATTTATGTTAGTTCCAAATCAAATTATCGAGGTTACTTTATCAAATAGTAATATTAAGCATTTTAGAAGTCTAGGATATATTGAGCCAGTAAGAGATAAAATAATGGTTCATCCAGAAGAACTTCCACCAGGATCACACACAAAAATAAAAATAATATGCGATTGCTGTGGTAATAAATTTGAAAGAGAAAATCGTGAATATCGTAAAAGGCACAATGAAGGCAAAGATTATTGTATTCATTGTGCCTTTTCTAATAAAACAAAATTCACTAATATAAAAAAATATGGACATGAATCTGCGGTTCAAAACGAACATATTCAAGAGAAAATAAAGACAACTAATTTGAAAAAATATAGTTGTGAAAATCCATTTTCTAATGACGAAATAAAAGAGAAAATTAAAGCAACAAATTTAGAAAAATATGGAGATTCAATTGCTTCGCGTACAATAAAAGTAAAAGATAAAATCAAGGAAACTGTACGTAAAAAATATGGTTGTGATAGTGTCTTACAAAGTAATGAAATAAAAGAAAAAATTTGCAAGACAAATCTTGAACGCTATGGATCAGAAAATGTTTTTGCTAGTAAAGAAATTCAAGAAAAAATAAAAACAACTAATTTAGAGAGATATGGAGTGCCAATCTCATCTCAATCAGAAAAAGTAAAAGAAAAAATGAAAGAAACAATGATCAGCAGATATGGGGTTGAATATGCAATGCAGTCAGAAGAAATTATGGCAAAAGCAAAAGAGACATTTTATAAAAACAATTCTATTCCAACTTCAATCCAACAAAAACAAGTATATGACATATTGACAAACCTTTATCCAAATAATGACATACATCTTAATTATCCATACGGAAGATGTTCTTTAGATATTGCATTATTTATTAATAATAAAAAAATAGATATAGAATACGATGGATGGTATTGGCATCAGAATCTACAACATGATAGAAAACGTGATGAATTTTTAAAATCAAATGGATGGAATATATTAAGAATTAAAGGAAGTCATAAAATACCAACAGAAGTACAATTAAATGAGGCGTTGAATAGATTAATATATGAAAATTATCATTATACAGAAATTATATTAAGCGATTGGGAAAAATTAAATCTTGATAAGAAAGAAGGTGTGGCTTCATGAGCAGTTGTTTGATTTTACAAGGAGATAATAAATTGTATATAGGAGCGGATACTTCTTCTTCTACATTTGCAAATGGTAAACTTTATCGTTTAGATAATAAAACAAAAAAAATTTTTAAACTTAATGATAATTCTATTTTATATTGTGCAGGCAATAATTATATTTCAAATATTGTTAAGAATTATATTATTTCTGTTTATAATACTAAGAATTTCTCGTTTATCAGTTTACAAAAGTGGCTTTCTGATAATTTTCCTTTGCGAAAAAATGATGAGTATACGGTTTACGACGTAGAAATTTTAATTGCTACAATCAAATTAGATAAAACAATTATTTATCAAATGTCGCAATACAATAATTTTGTTTTAGCGATTCACGAAGCCCCGAAACGAGGAATCAAAATATTAAGTGCGGGAATAAAAAATCAGGATTGTGTGTCTTTTGCCGAAAGCGAAATGCTTCAAAAAAAAGATGTGAAATCAATTTATTATAATACCTTTAGTAACTTGTCTTGCAATTATATTGGTGGAAATTTGGATTTATATGCACTTTCCAAAGATGGAGTTGATACCATTTTTAATAATCAAAGAATTAATGAATTTGGAATACAATATATTTATAATTCTATTAAAAACAAATCAGTATCTATTAACGCAGAAGTATTGATATCAAAGTTAGTTATGTCGGAAAATTTATGGATTGAAAATGATTCAGGTACTTATAAATTCAATGATTCTGGGTTTATTGCTTCAAGTGGGAAAAATTCTGTGAAGATTCAACCGAATAATGCCTCTGAGCTTTTTTCTATCTATAAAGACAATCAAAAACAAGTATATATAAACTCTGATGGAGATGTTGAATTCGCTGGGATTTTAAAATCTTCAAGTGGTGTATTTGGTGGTCTTATTAGTGGTGGTTCTATCAATCTTGGTAACGGAACATTTACGGTTGATTCAAATGGTAATATGTATGCGTCTAACGCAAGAATAAGCGGAGAAGTAAATGCGTCTTCCGGCACAATTGGCGGTTGGAGTATTGGAACAAATTCATTGTATAGCAACTATGTAAGTACGACAATTGGATATATAAATACAACTCTATCACCTGCTGGACTTACTTTTGATATATTAAATCAAAGCGATACAAATCAAAGCGATACAATGATTATAAATCCATTAAACATCGGATGGGACACTGGTGGTGGAGAAATACGATCTTTAATGAGCCGTACATCAATTACAACACCAGAATTATCTACAAATGAATTAAAGTTTGTCAGAACGAGCAATCCAAAGATAATTTGCCAGTCAGGGACATTGACCTTTGATACGACAAATAATGTGCATTTTTATAATACACCTTATATAGACGTTTATCAAAGTTATCTAGCAAGAGAAGAATGGTGCAACAAAAATTTTGCATCAATATCTTCTTTATCAAGTTATTTAACAAAATCAGATGCGAAGTCAAGTTATTTAACGAAATCAACTGCTAGTACAACATATGCACCAATAATTCATTCACATTCTAAATATACAACTGACTCAGAAGTTAGATCAATTGTAAGGTCAATGGTTAAATCTAAATATTTGAGTTGATAGAAAGGAATTAAAATGGAAAAACAAAATAACGCAAACACGGAAGAAGTTGTTTCTTATCCAAAAGATAAGATTCAGCTTCTTTTTAATATACTGAATTCCATGAATTTTACAGGGATTCAGCAAGCACAAGGAATCGCACAGATTAGTGTAATTCTTAATAATCCTATTTTAAAAGATGATAAAACAAAAAATGTAACAAAGGAGTCACAAGAATAATGAGGTAATGAAATGTCATGCGAAGAAGTATTTAATAATTCAGACTTTGGTATGATTGAAGGATCACAACAGACAATTACACTAGATTTATATACAATTCTTGGAGAAGAATTTAAAAATGTAGCAATAGAATCTGTTGAATGGCGAATGAGCCGCTACGGAGAAACCGAATGTTTAGCTTCAAAAACTTCAACAGATAGTCCAGATGAAGTCAAATATGAAGAAAATGTAATTACTATTACTCTTCTACCATCAGACACTATGAACTTATTCGGAAAGTTTACACATCAAATTATAATTCGAGATATTCACAGTTTTATCTTTGTTGCTGATCTCGGCAAAATTTCAATCAAACCTTTAATTAAATAATTAAAAATAAGGAGGAAAGCTATTATGGCAATGACTACATACTTAAAAAATAAAACACTTGATAATCAGTTCAGAGGAGAAAGTTATACTCCACCAAGCATTATTTACGTTGCGTTGAGTAAATCAGCTCCTGCAAGTAATGGATCAAATTGTACTGAACCAGACGCAGCAAGTTATAAACGATTAGCCATTTCTTCTAATTCCGTAAATTGGAACGCAGCTAATGGTGGAAGTATTTCAAATTCTAGTACACTTCGTTTTGCTGAGGCAGAAGAATCATGGACAACACAAGCTGCACCAATTACTCATTGGGCTATGTTCGACCAAGAAACTGGTGGCAATATGCTTTTTTATGGACAGCTTACTAAAACACAGGAAGTTCCAAGAGGTGCGATTTTAGAGTTTCCTGAGAATGGATTGACCACCACTATTCTTGATAATTAAAAAAGATGTGAGGTAATAATATGAGAAGTAATTACCATAGCATCAAGGCTATTATAAATAATTCACATGGTTATTCTGAGATGATACATGGAATTACTGCTTATACTCAAGGATTATTTAGGGCGAATGTTATTAAAATCAAAAATACAGTTGTAACAAAGCTAAGACTTGGATTAAAAACAAAGCCCAATGTTATAAAAATCTCAACAAAAACTGTTGATACATCTCTTAAAATTTATCCTAAGATAACAGAAAACAATATCATTGTAAAGAATAACTTCTTAAACAAACTGATGGTAAAATTACATCCATCAGAATCAAATCTAAAAATCGTAAACACTTTCTGGATCTATATTGCCAAAATTTCCGAGATAATTAACGAAGTAAAAATTAAAAACGATGTAAAACATAATGTTGCTATTCCTGAGAAAGTGAAAGATAATTCTATCATTTTCGATGGAGTGGCTAACACTTCTGTTAGCAGTGTACTTCGTATCGCAAATAATGATATTTCAATTGAGAATCCACCTGTAAATTCAGCAGCTTGGTATTTTTTAAAGTTAGGAAATTTATCTGGTACTTTAGGCGAAATCCCAAATGAATCAATAGAAACTTTGGGAAGAAAGAAAGCAATTTAATGAAAGGAGAATTAAATGTCTGAAATATTACAGAATACTGGTGTAACATTGTGGTCTATTAGAGATGACTATGATGAGTTACAGACAAGCGTGTTTGAAGCCTTAACTGGTACTGGTGGCAAAAGTAACATTCGGCTGATTGACGAAGCTATTGGAAATATTAATAGCAAGCTAAATGGATATTACTTTGAATACTCAGATGATAGATTGTATATTTGTAAGAAAAGCGAAAATGAGAATATAAAAAGATATCCTGTTGCTCTTGATGATAATAATGGACATATTGCATCCAAAGTAGATGGAAGCACAATTACTATTGATGAGAATGGTATTGTCAGAGGATTGCCTGTTGATGATGCTCTCTCTTCTATCTCAATAAATCCAATTCAGAATAAAGTCGTAAAGGCAAAAGTTGATGAAATTGAGAAAAATGTGTCAAAGAATACAGAAGATATTTCAAAAAATGGCACAAATATCTCAAACAATACACAAAAAATCACTTCACTTGAAACAGCGGTTTCTTCGGAAAAAACACGAGCAGAAAGTGTGGAAAATCAACTAAAAACAGACCTTGAAAATGGAAAAAAGGTTTGGGATGACAAATATACCAAATCTGAGGTAGATAACAAGCTTTCTACTCTCGAAACCAATATCGACTGGAAAGAGGCTGTTAGCACTTTTGATGACATTGCAACTACATATCCTACTCCAAATGACGGATGGACGGTTAATGTAAAAGATACTGATTATACATATCGTTATAATGGTACTAAATGGGTTGCAATTTCTGCTAACGCCATTCCAAAGGCTACAAATGAAGTCGATGGACTTATGACAAAGGAATACGCAAAGAAGTTAGATGGACTGACAAAATATACCCCAGATGGTACTACAATTACTGCTGACGAAGACGGAACTCTTCATGGTGCAGACACAATTCAAGTTGATGGGATCACAATCACAAGAGACGATGCTACAAAAGTAATTGCTCTCGCTAAAACATTACAAGATAAAATAGCCTTGGTTGATAATAAGATTGATAAAGCTAATGTCGCAAATAATCTCACTACAACTGAGGCTGATTTTGTATTAGACGCAAGACAGGGTAAGGCTTTACAGGATCAATTAACTACTTTAAACGGCAGTCTAAATAGTAAGAAAGTACCGACAATCGGCATCGAAAACATATTTACTGGAAATCCGTTTGCTGTCATAGCCGATAGTAGTGTTTTGGCAACTGTTGGCGGTACAAAATGGGAACAAGATAATGGTGGGTATCACGTTGAAGATATAAAATATCCTGCCGGCGGATCAGTATCTCTAACTGTTAGTATGACATTGCCGGCTAATAGCATTGTGTTAATCGATGTAAATACGTTAAATTATGAAAATATTAAACTACAGGATACGTGTATAAAATACAATTTAACAAGCAGCCCGTCCAATACTAGTTTGTCGATATTTTTTAGCGGAAGAAATGCAAATGTAACAGTATCAACAATTAGATATATGCCGTTAGTTATTCATTTAGGTTAAAGAAAGGAAGGTAATAAAAATGGACAAAATTATCCTGAAAAACAAAACAGAGTTCGAGGTTGCTGAAGGAGCGAGTCTCGGCAATATTCAGATTCAGTCGAAAGACTTTGATGGAATTAAAGCAATCACGGATGCTTTTACTGCAGACAACCTTGCGGAAGTCGCATTTACACACAATGATGAGGTATCTGGAAAGTATACCGATCTGAAGTGTGATGGGTTTACATACGCACCGAATACGGACGAGGCCGGCAAGGAAGATGGAACTTACACGGTTACTATCAGGCTGCGAACCAAAAATGAAATCGAAAAACGTCTGGATTCATTGGAAAAAGGTCACATTGCAAACGCTACTGCTATTGATTCAATCATCACAGATATTATTCCAGGTATGGAAGATACTGAAGGTGCTGAATAAATATATTTCAAAGGAGGATTTTAATATGGAAACATTTATGGCAACAAGAATTGAAGAAGCAAGAGGAACTAGTCTTGAAAAGGGACAGGCAAAGTACAGAGCATATTTCGTAAGAAAGAGTGCCGCAAAACTGTATGGACGTTATCAGGATACTGTAAATAGTATCTTGGAACTTGATGGATTCTCAGATTGTATTGTATCTGAATAATCTTATCTACAACTGAATATTGAATAACCGAACCTCCGTTCTAAAATCAATTCCATTTATTTCCAAATGGAGAATATATATGTAGAACATATAAATTTTGATTTAGGATGGAGGTATTTTTTTACGTTATGGAAGAGAAATTTAGATTAGAATTATTATCAATGATTGACAGATTTGCAGATGATAATACTGTAATGATGATAGATGGATGTGTTTGTAGATTATTAAGAAAATATGATATAAATGAGAAACATACAGAATTGTGTGTACTTGAAAATGAGAATGAGAAAATTCTTAATACATATAGAGCTTCTTTGCGTCTTGAAGGTCGTTCACCCAGTACAATTTATCAGTATATGGATTCGATTAAGCACACGTTAGATGATCTTGGAAACAAAAATATAAAGGATATTACTACAAACGACATTAGATGGGCACTCTCATTGTATCAGCAAAGAGTTTCAAATACTACTGCTAATAATAGGAGAAAAAACCTTTCTGCGTTCTTTAGATGGTTGACTCTTGAAGAAATTATTCCAAAGAATCCTATGTTGAAAATCCATGAGATTAAGTCTCGATATGTCACAAAGAAACCATTCTCTGATGAAGATGTAGAAAAGCTTTTAGATAACTGCGATACAATTAAAAATCGTGCGTTATTAGAATTTATGTTTTCTACTGGATGTCGAGTTTCTGAAGTACAGAATGTTAACCGTGAGGACATTGATTTTAAATCGGGCGAATGTACTGTCGTTGGAAAAGGCAACAAAGAAAGGACGGTTTATATATCTGAACGCTCTATGTATTATATCAAAGAATATATTATGACTAGAAAAGACAATCTTGAACCATTATTTTTAAATGATCATGGGACACGATTATCCAAGGAAAGCATTAGACAAAGATTACATAAAATTGGAGATGTGGCAAACGTGACAAATGTTCATCCGCACAGATGCAGACGTACAATGGCAACAGAATTAGCTCGTAAAGGTATGCCAATTCAGTATGTTCAACAAATTCTTGGTCATGCTAAGTTGGATACTACAATGATTTATTGTATTTGTGATAAGAAAAATGTTAGAAATGAATTTAATAAGGTTATGTAAGTGGCGTATATGAATGTGCAAATACACGCCAAACAAGAAAGGAATACGCACAAAATTAAACAATTTTTGCGCATTGATAGTATGTATTGACTTGAATTGTATTATACAAAGAACTTTTGTTCGACAATGTTGTTTTAAACGGCAGTTTAAATAGTAAATTTCAAATCATTAATCCGGATGGCATTACTAAAAATTTCTACTATGAAAAAAGTATTGGTGAGGTAGGTGGATGGTTTAGATTTTTTAAAATTACTTATTTTTCGGAAACAGGGGCACAAGGAGCAGCTTATAACCATTTTAATGTCACAATTAGTCAAGTTTTTAATAATGGATTAGGCGGCAATTGCAACTTTGATATTATTGAAGAATATGCAGACAATCCCTATATAATTCAAAGGTACAATACTCTTAAACAAATTAAAAAGTTTAGAATAGTACGCAGCGGAAATATTATTTACTTCGATTTTTATGCTAATAGCATTAATAATACTACAATAGTGCTTATAAATATTCCATTCTACAAAAATACATCAAATATATCTGAGGCATCTATTGTAAAATATCTTATTGTTCCAGACGTTTCTGACGGAGAAAAAATAATTAAAAATACTAATCTAACAACAAATAATTAACTTTACACTTTGCTGTAATTTTTAATACCTATGACAATAACATCCATCGAATTTCTCGTATTACTGATAGTAAACTTCCCGGAATAGGCCTCCAGTGTATCTTCTTTCGAATAAGCAATAGTCACTCCTATTTGCTCGTTTCCATTAACGAACGAGACTCTGCTTCTAATACTGTCTGACTGATAGCCAACGGTTGTCGCTATTAAAAAATGGCTTGCTAAATGCCCAACGAAAAAAATAATGCAATTCAAGCATGGAATAGTAATGCTTCCGTTTTTTGCAAGATTGTATTTTTTTGAAACCATTGGAGAGTTCTCAAAAGTTAAACTGCCGTTTAACAAAAATTATCGAATATATGTTCGTATACTTACAATAATTCTGTAGACATACGAATATATATTCTGTTATAATGTCATAATATGGCAGAGGTGATAATATGAAACAAGGTGATACTGCATGGATTATAGAAAACAACAGAACTGTTCGGGAATGTAAAATAGTTCGTATCAATGGAAACTTGGTGATTATACGTTTCACTGATGGGTGTGGTACTCAGCTACCTTTAAAACGCTTGTATGAGACTCAGAAAGATGCCTATGAAGAATTAAGCCACAATGATACGCTCTCACGGATTCAAGTTGAATATGACACAGAGAATAGACGAAAATGGAACGGACAAATGTTGTAATATGATGATGTAATAATAATTTAGGGACAAGTAGATGAATTTCTACCTGTCCCTATTTTTTACGATTTTGCAAAAGTTCTTTGCGGCAAAACTGTTATATTATTTTGTCTCCATTTGATTCTTAGTAATCTCCATTTTGTCTCCATTGATATATAAAACTATATCAATTTATACGAAAATATATCAACTTATCTTGGTTTTCATGATTTTTAAAATTATTGTCAAGCCCTTTAAATACCCCTATTTCCCAATGATTTCATCGGTATTGATAAACTCATACGGTGTCTGCTGGTAAACGTAATAATTCAGCCAGTTTGCATAAAGGATAT